TTAGACTTGGTTAACATACGTGTTGTAGGATTGCCTTCTACTAATTTGATGAAATCCTGATAATACATAACTTTTAATTGTTCTTTTTGTGCTAACTTGTTAGCGGTAGCATACATTACTTCTTTATCACGTTTCCCATATAATTTTTTAAAACGACTTGCACTCTTCGCTTTCATACCACGAACAATACGTTCCGCTTCTTGATTGATAGGTCCTCGTTGGTCAGTTCCAAACCCTTTAGGTTTAGTGTTCTTACCACCGTAGTACTTCTTTGCCTCTTTCACTAGAAACCCATCTTCACGAACTTTATGTCCGTCAGGAATAGGTTTACACTTTTTATCAGTGTTACAATAATAATGACCCTGTTTACAGGTTTCCATTACCCACCAACTACTTGCACTTCTTCTACGATAACCGCACTGGTAGCAGCAGCGATTTTTACGCAGCGTTGAACTAGTGCTTTATTGCCTGATGAATATGTATAATCAGCAGACGCACTTGATGAATCAATATCTGTGCTTAACATATTAACATTATTTGCAGCAGTTATTTTTTTACCTGCCGTTCCTGCTGATAAGAAGTTACTGTCTATGGAAGGACTAGTACCGTTATCTACAACAGCGATAAAATCTCCTACAGAGAATGGATGGTTGGCAGAACTATCTTGTAGATGTTGTCCAACAAAGTAATCTCCAGTAGAATCTGAGACTGCCTTTATAATTTGTGCTTGACCTGGCTTACCACCTTTTACAAGAATGAACTCATTCTGCACAAGTGTGATTGCAGGACCACTACCAAAGGTTACAGTTGCTGCACCTGCAGTGGAACCAACTCTATAGAATCCAGTCTGGATCACCTGATATTCAGTTGCTCCTGCTGCTATAGTGTTAGTGCTTAATACATTAAGTACTGTCATTGTCGTGTCTATGTTGTTTCAGTATCTTTATTTATGTTCTTTTGTGCCTTTAACATTTTTTGAAGATCCGATGTGCTACCTACAAACATGGCATTAGTAACATTCGTAGGTCCTTTCTTCTCCTCTTTATCTAATTCTTTTATTTTTAATTGAAGATCAATTAACTTATCAGCAACATCACCTACATTTTTAATAAGTTGACCTGCCACTTCATAAGCTCTAGGATGATCTGACGCTCTTGCCACGTCAAGTATTCCATCGACTGCCTCCTGTCCTTTCATCACTAAATTATGTAGTTGAGCACGAGATGCTTCATAGTCTTTTACTATGTCCTCTTGCTCACTTTTCTTTAGTGATGGTTTTACCTTTTCTACATGTTTTTTAAGTTCGGAAGGTTCAGTTCCGAAAGTCTTATCTAGTCCTTCAAATGGATTCATCTTGACCACTCACAGGGTTGTATTTCTTCATATCTTGGAAGAATGCTGTAGTTTCATTGAAACCAAAATCATCCTCAGCAGTGACTAATGCGTCATCAGCTGCATCAAGTTTAAATACGTTTGCTCCTCCAACTGCTGTAGCAGCAGTAGTTCCATTTCGACCTCTTTGTACATGAACAGTATTACCTGTTATACCAGTAACTTTCATCTGCTCACTACCAATATAAAGATCATCCCACTTAGCAATACCTGTTGCACTTGCAACTGGAATGTTAGTAGTTGAAGCAGTAATATTGGCAGACAAGGTAGTTACTACAGTTCCATCCTTATCAGTCCATGCTTCTGGTGTAGTAGTATAACGAACCTGTCTTGGTGCTGTAGTTGTATTTGTAGATGAATAGTAATCGACCTTTGCCTTTCTGACGATCTTGTGTTCTGTAACAGGACCGTATAGATATGTTTTTGCAGTAAACCTTAGTGTATAGATGATTGCTCTACGAGAAGTAAAGTCTGACTCATAATCATCTTCATAGTCTATAGATTGTAGAACTACAGGAACATCCTTTATCTCTTTCATTGCAGACAATAACTTGACTGGTAGATTATAATGAGGTTGAAATATAGGTAATATCTGTTCTAAAATTTGTAGACCATCATCTTGGTTCTTAGAAATAATTGCTAGTTCAAAATCTAAATTATATGGAACTGGCATGTAAGTATTATAATTTTCATCTACGTCTTTTGATATCTTTATCTTTTGAGTAGGAGATACTTTTCTTGTAGGATCATAATTCATACCTGCAATTTCAAAAGAAATTCTAGGTAATGTTATTTGTACTCTTTTATTTGTAGGATCAGGGTTTTGATCTAAACGTGCTAAAAATTTTTGTTTAGGACCATATGCAAGAGGAACTTTCATAACCTCATTCTGTCTTCTCAATTCAATATTATTGAAGAGAGTTCCAAAACCAACAATGGTCTTTCTGAATATTTCGTGGTAAGCGTATGTTCCTAGCATTAGATTGTCAAGTCAGTAGTGTTTCCAACAGTTCCAAATGGATTAGATTCGGTAAAGTCAATAATATCATCATCAGCAGTCTCAAACTCCATGTTTTGATCGTACTCGATGTTCTTATTATCTATAGTATTATAAGATGCGGTTGTCCAAGACGCACTAGATGTTCCACCAGTAATGGTTTCGGGAACAGTAAATGTTCCAGAACGATTTATAACAATAAGAGTTCTAGTAGCAGAATCCCAAGACTTAACTTCAGCAGTTACATTAGATGAACCACCTGTAACAGTCTCACCTGCTGTAAAGTCACCGTTACCACCAGTAGCAAGACCTACTGTAATAGCATTTGCAAATGCAGTTTCGATAGCATCTAGTTCTGCAATGCCTGTATCAATCGCTTCGTCACTGTACTCGAAGAGTTCACACTGACATTCCCATACAAAGTTTCTACCTAACTGATAGAATGGTCTTTCTACTTCTACAAATTGTATTTCAAATAAATGTTTAGTTATAGGAAACCATATTAGATCCCCTTCGTTTGGTCGTCCTTCGACATTAAGTGTTGTAGAGTCGTCCACTTTTTCTTTAAACTTTTCGCGGGAGAATATAAACGTCGTTTTATCTTCGATACGTATTCCAAATTTTGTAAGTAACTCACCTTGTCCTTCCCATCCTTCGACATTATTGACGTAGGCTCTGATTGGTTTAGCTGATTCAAACTTTCCGTCAGAATCTTCTCCGAAAACTGTGTCGCGGTTGACAATAGTTCTCGGAACATAATATATGTCTTGACCATAGATTTCAATGCTTTCTACTACTAGGTTTTCAATGAACTTTTGCTCTTGTGCAGAACCGTTTGCTTTAAAACGTGCACTATGAGAATAGTCAGACTGTACGTAATCTTGTGCAGGTGTGTTTGAGATAGCCATTTAATTACCCCACTATATCCATAGGTGGAATTTCGTAACGATCACGAAGTTCTTCCTCAAGATCTTTTTTAAAGGTTGATCCATCTTCTAGGATCTGTCTACCATTTAAGGTAACACCACCTAGCATTTGAATCCCATCATACTTACTTAAGTTCCTACCCCACTGTTGTTGGAATAGTGCTTCAACGTAATCCTTTAACCAGTTATCATTATACATTCCTGTATATGTTTCTGGATCTTGCCTCATTGTGCAGTCTACTAGTATGTAGTCACCAACTTCAAACTCATTCCAATCCATATCAAGATATAATCTACCTTGATGTTCGTTCCATTTTACTCTACGATTTGCCTGTGAGTTAGTAATCCAATCAAGAGTTTCAAGATATTGTGAGGTTAAGAAGTAGTGTAAAATATGTCCATGCGTCATAGCATAGATGTCATTCAAAAATATCTGATATTTAATATTAAAAATATTTCCTGGTACTATACTAGATGCACCAATACTTGTATATACATGATTGATACCTAATGTGCCAGGTGCAGTATCAACATAATTATTAATTCCATACCATGCACTAGAACCTTCTTGAGAGTATGCTTGTGCATTATTTTTTATTGCTTCGGTTACTTCTATTCTAAGAAATGCTTTATAACTTCCGTTATAATGATATTCTTGGTAGTAATCAATAGCTTCTTCTACTAAGTCATCTAACTGCTCAGTAGCGACGTTTATGTCAATCGTAGGATAACCTAATCTACGAAGGGCATAGTTTTTTAATTCAGTTTTACTTGCGGGTCTAGTAGCAGACATTTTTTATTATCCGAATGAATTAATAGTCAAGTTAGTAACATCATTAGCACCAACGGTTTCTCCAACTTTGAAGAATCCATCTACATTATCAACAGTAACAGAACTGCTATCCATAGCAGTAATAGTTCCAACAGTTCCACTAGTTGCTCCTGTTAGAGTTGCACCGACTTCCATCGCTGTGATGTCAGCGAGTGAGAATGTTGCATCTGTGAATACAGTAGCAATGTCGATAGAACCATCAACAAATACACTTGCAACATCAAAGGTTGCATCATTACCAAATACAGCAGATATAGGAATTGTACAACCATTACCATGTATTTCTGACACAGTAAATTGAGCAGTTCCACTACCCCCTGCAATAGTTATAACTTCAGATGCTGCATAACCAGATCCATCATCATTGATTGTAACAGCAGTTATTGCTCCATTTTCATCAACTGTAGTATCAACTGTTAGACCAGTTCCTGATCCAGCTGAAGTTGTTGCAACTCCAGTTCCTGCTGAGTATCCAGTTCCTGCTGTTGTAATAGAACCAAGAGTCTTAGCACCTGATCCATTAGCATTTACAATAGTAACAACGTCAGATGCTGCATAACCAGATCCATCTGCATTGATTGCAACACCAGTAACTACTCCTGCTGATGTAGTGAGATCAACTGTTAATCCAGTTCCACCTCCTCCAACAACTGCGATACCAGTTCCATCAGCATATCCTGTTCCTGCAGTAGCAATAGATCCTAGTGTTTGTACTCCACCACCATTAGGGTTGGTTATGGTAATAGTGTCATCAACAGCATATCCTGTTCCTGCAGCGTTCACTGTAACTCCAGTTACTTGACCACCTGATGTAGTAACATCAACTGTCAAACCGCTTCCCCCACCACCAGTCGTTGCAAGTCCAGTTCCGTCAATATAACCAGTTCCAACGACAAGAGTATCTGTTGTAGCTACTCCACCTGCATTAGGATTTGTAAGTGTAATTGTTTCACCATTTGCATAACCAGTTCCTGCAGCGTTCACTGTAAGGTTTGTGAGTGCTCCAGATGCATCTACTGTAGTATCAAGAGTTAATCCTGTTCCTGATCCACCAGTTGTTGCAACAGCAGTTGCATTACTGAATCCACCAGTTCCAGTTACCAATGATCCAAGGTTCAATGTAGCAACACCACCTGCATTAGCATTTGTGATTGTTAAAGTATCTCCAATTAAGTAATCTGTTCCACCTTGGTTTAAGGCAACAGCAGTAATTGCACCATCAACTACAGTTGTATCAACTGTTAATCCAGTTCCAGTTGCTGATCCAGAAGTTGCAACGTCAGTTCCTGCAGTAAATCCTCCAAGACCACTTGCTGTAATAGATCCAAGAGATACAACAGCACCAGGTGTTGGATCTCCTGATAGATTAAGTTTCAATGTAGTTGTAGTAGCAAGATTATTCAACATTGCTTGTAACTGTGCAAACGCATTATCAAGTTTGTTTTGTACTCTTGTTTCTGTGTAGTATAGATTTGAAGCACCTTCTGATAAACTATCAGTATCATGGTTGTTAAGGTTTGTTGCCTGTGTTGCAGTAGCAGGAGTAATATCAGCAGTTCCGTCAAAGGTTGTGCCACCAATAGTTCTTGCAGTCTGTAAGGCAGTTGCAGTATCAGCATTACCTGTTAGGTCACCAGTTACGTTAGCACTAATAGCATTTGTAACATTGATAGTATCAACATATAGATATGCCCATCTATTTGTGCCAGATCCTAGATTCCAAGTAGAACCTGTGACAGGAATGAATGTTTTTGCAGTAGATGAATTATTAGTTAAGTTACCACCTAGATCACCAGACAATGTAGTGAATGTTCCTGTAACTCCATTTACTGTATTGATATATCCATATGCCCATTTATTTGTGGTAGATCCTAGATTCCAAGTGTTGTCTTGAACAGGAATAAATGTCTTGGCAGTAGATGAGTTATTAGTTAAGTTACCACCTAGATCACCATTAATACTATCAATAGTTGCAGACGTACCAACAAAACTATTCGAGTAAGTATATGCCCATCTGTTTGCAGTTGATCCTAGATTCCAAGTAGAATTAGCAGCAGGAACTATAGTTTTTGCACTAGATGAGGTATTAGTTAAGTTACCACCAAGGTCACCATTTACTTGACCAATATTTGCAGTATCACCAACAAAGGTATCTGCATAAGCATATGCGTATCTACTTGCAGTTGATCCTAAATTCCAATTACTATCTTGATCAGGAATTACAGTTTTAGTTGAGGTAGAATTAGCAACTAAGTTACCACTTAGATCACCATTTACTTGATCAATAGTTGCAGAAGTAGCAACAATGCTATCTCCATAAATGTATGCATATCTGTTTGTGGAAGATCCTATATTCCAAGTGCTATCAGCAGCAGGAATTATATTTTTAGTTGAGGAATTTGATGCAACTAAGTTACCACTTAGATTACCATTTACTTGATCAATATTTCCAGTAGTTCCTGTGAAAGTATCTGCATACACATATGCCCATCTGTTTGCAGTTGATCCTAGATTCCAAGTAGAATTAGCAGCAGGAACTACTGTTTTTGCAGTACTAGAAGATGCAACTAAATTACCAGTTAGATCACCATTTACATCTACTTGTGCTGTAGTTCCAATAAAGTTATCTGCATAAACATATGAGTATCTGTTAGTAGTATGTCCTATAGACCATTGAGAAGCCTGTGAAGGAACTATAGTTTTAGTTGTGGAAGATGATGCAACTAAGTTACCAGTTAAATCACCACTAATATTAGTAATAGTTGCATCAGTTGCAGTAATACTATCACCATAAATGTGTAACCATCTAGCAGAGTTAGATCCTAGATTCCAAGCAGAATCAGTAACAGGAATTATTGTTTTTGCTGTACTGGAATTAGCAATTAAGTTACCACTTAGATCTGCAGTTATTTCTCCTGCAGAGAAGTTACCAGATCCATCACGTAAGACTAAGTTATCAGATGCATTGTTAGGTGTAGAAGCAACGTTAATAGTTGTGTCTCCTTGAACACCATCAGCATTGGTAAGTGTTATACCTGAGTTTCCTGTAACTTGTAAAGTTCTTTGTGCAAAAGTATTAGCAGCAGTTCTTACAACATAACCAGTACCAGTCATTCCAGATAATCCAGTTATATCAGGATCATCAAATGTTGTTGTAAGTGTAATATCTGAACCACCATTAATGCTTATACTTCCGTTTACGACACCATTAACTGTTAATGTTCTAGCAGTCTTCCATTCGTCAGCAGTAATTGCGTTACCTTGAATACCTGCACCTGATCCAGTTCCAGATGCAACAGTGATAATATTAGCAGCAAAGTCACCAGATGAGTCACGATTAACAACTGTAGATCCAGTGTTTGCACTCGCAGTTGTCATGCTATCTAACAAGTCTGCGTTTAGATTATTAATCTTATCAGTTGTTGGAATAACAAGAGCAGGTCCTGATGATACCTGAGATGTAATTTGACCATCTACAGTTAGAGTTCCATCTATGTTTGCATTTGAATCAATGTCAACAGATTGTCCTGCACCTGTAACATGAATAGAACCAACTCTTAATGCACCGTCAGTTCCTGTAAATATCTCTGAATTATTAGTAGCGTCTGTTAAGAATGCAAATTCTAAGGATGATCTATCTAATCCGAAGTACCCAACTTTAGCAGAGCCGTCGTAGTAACGGAACTCAACACCACGATCCTTAGCATCGTTAGAGACTGGTGCTGTGTCACCACCCAAAGTAATAACAGGGTCATCGAGAGTTGTGACCGTGCTGTTGACAGTAGTTGTTGCTCCATTGACTATTAAGTTACCTCCAACTGTAAGATCATTATGGAACTCGCCATCTCCTGTTAAATTAGTAACAGTAAATGCAGCTCTTGTGTTAGTGTTGTCATAAACAACAAGATCACCACCAATGTAAGTGTTCTTAGTAATTCTTGCACCACCATCATTAGTAAATGCTACAGAATTATCTGCAAAACTTGTGGCATCCTGAGTATTACTAATATTAAACTTACCAGATACATCAGTATTGTTATCAATATCTACAGTTCCAGATAATGTGGTATTGCCATATACTCTTGCATCAGATCCTACAGCAAGTCTCTTAGTAATTCCAACACCACCGCTAATTCTTACACCACCATCTGCACCATATGTTCCTGTAAGTGTTTGGTCTGCAGCATTTGTTAGACTTGTAACTCCAGTAACACCAAGAGTAGAATTAATTTGTGATGCACTTCCAACAGTTATTGTTCCAACAATGTTAGTATTACCATTGTCTGTATCAACTGTAAACTTATTAACACCAGAACCATTCTGAATTAAGAAGTTTTCATTAGAAGCATTGATTACAAGTGAATCAATAATACTAGTTTGACCTTGTACTGTTAATGTTCCTTGTATATCTGTATTACCATTATCAGAATCAACTGTAAATTTATCTACAGAACTATTAGTCTGTATCTTGAACATTTTATTATTAGCGTTCAAGATAATATTGTCTTGGAAAGTTGCTTGACCATCAACATTTAGAGTTGAATCAAAGTCAACGGTTGCATTTACTGTGAGATCATCTGTAAATGTTGCGTCTGCATTAACAGTTAGAACATCGCTACTAGCATTACCAATAGTTGTTTGAGAACCATTAACTGTAAAGTTATTTGTGAGAGTTGTGTTACCAACAATATCGACGGTTCCTTGTATAGTTGTATTTCCGTTGTCAGTATCTACTGTAAACTTATCGCTGTTTGAGTTGTTCTGTATCTTGAACATCTTATTGTCAGCATTGATAGTTACATTGTGTTGGAATGTAGAAGCATTATCAACATTTAAAGTGCTATCTAAATCAACAGCTGAGTTTACATTTAACTGACCTGCAATAACTGTATTACCATTATCACTATCTACTGTAAACTTATCAACAGATCCATTTGTCTGGATCTTAAACATCTTGTTATCAGCGTTGATAGTTACATTGTCTTGGAATGTAGCACCACCATCTACGTTTAATGTTGTATCAAGATCAACAGCTGAGTTAACATTCAACTCACCAGATATAACTGTATTACCATTGTCTGTATCAACTGTAAATTTATCTGCAGCTGCAGCAGTTTGAATCTTGAAGAACTTATTGTCTGCCTTTATAGTAGTTGCATCACTTACTACTAGAGTACCTGCAATAGCAGTATTACCAGAGGATGCTGTTATATTAAACTTGTCAGTGTTTACATCTACGTTGCCTGTAACAGCAAGGATGCCTTCCATAGTAATATTACCAGTTGTAGATCCTGCAGTAATTTTTGCAGTTCCACTTCCGTTCTTCATAATGAAGTTCTTAGAAGCACCTTGAATAACTACTTCATCATCGAACCTAGATGTACCATGAGTTCTGAAGTTAGTATCAATATCTACTGAACCACCAATATTAACATCATCACCTATACCTACACCACCTGCTACTACCAAATCTCCTGTAGTATTAGATGTTGAATTAGTATTAGTTGTAAGTTTTAGATTTCCTGCAATGACCCCTGCATCTGTTCCTCCAAATACCTCTCCAGTATTTGTGGCATCATATAGAAAACGGAATCCCCCTGAGTGTCCTCCGAGATCTGCATACGAATCGTCGTAACCGAAGAATCCAAGTCTTGCTTGAGTATCATAATATCTGAACTCAACTCCCCTATCCTTACCATCATCACTAGCAGGAGCAGTGTCACCGCCAAGAGTAATGATTGGATCATCCAACGTTGTGACTGTTGAATTAACTGTTGTAGTCGTTCCATCTACCTGTAAGTTTCCTCTAATTGTTACTAGACCACTAACATCTCTGTCGTCATTAGGGTCAATTAAAATGTCTCCAACAGCACCAATATGGTCTGCTTGGAATCTCATTGTTTCTATATGTACCTTTCCAGTTGCAGCAGTGGCATCAATATCTACTACATCTTCTGCAGATAATGTTAATGTGCTAGTTCCAGAACCTGCGTTAGTAGAAGATACAGTTAGGTTTCTATCTACTGCAGTGTTTTGTGTGAGTTCTATGTTGAAATCACCATCACCAGTTTTATCAATCTGTTGTGTACCTGCACCATCGAACATGAAATCAGGATCACTGAATACAGTTCTTACATTAATATCAACTTCTCCGTTTCCACTATCTCCTGTATTGTTTGCACCAAATAATAGACTACCAGAAGTATTGTTTACCTTAACATAATTAAGATAGTTAAATCCTCTATAACCAGTTGTTGCAGTTAATTCTTGATCTAGTTCAAAATTCTCTACTGTATTACCATCTGCAAAACCTATTCTATTATTTTGCATCTGTGTATTATCTACACCTGCAGGAGCAATAGTAACATGACCATTTGAATCTACATCAAAATCTTCTTGAGCAAATGATGCTAATCCTTTTTGTTCTACTGCAGCAGCAGCGAGGTATCTCCAACCATTAGCATCAGAACTATCTACATGAGTTGGTGCAACTCCTCCAGAACTAATATCTTGAATTGCTTGATATACCTTACCTCCTGTTTCAATTATATTATATCTTACATAATTGGTAGCACCATTAAATGCACCATACTTACTACCTTCTGTAGCAGTTGCAATAGGAACGTTTGTAGATGACTGTAATCTACCATCTTCGTCAACAGTAAACTTAACTGCGTTTACAGTCTCAGTTCCAAATGGTTCGTTATTACTTCCTACAGCACTTACAGATGTCAAAGACTCTGTATTATAATCGCCAGGTACTACAGTTGTAGTAATTAAATTAATTGTTGGGTTACCGTTTACACCTGCACCATTTTGTATTTGTATCTTTCCTGCAGTTCCAGTAACGGTTCTGGTTGACATAGCACCACCACTAGTTCTAGCGATAATACCAGTCGTTGTAAGACCTGCAACAGCAACTAGGTCTAAATCATAAGGTTGAGCAGAAGCACCCTCTACAGTCCCATCTAGACCGTAATCAGCAAGGGTTCCATTGTTACTTGTAGTAAAGTCTTGTGCAGCAGTAATTCTACCTTTTGCGTCAACAGTTACTTTGTTATAAGTTCCAGATGAAGAAGATGTTCCATCATAATGAGGGAGTGTTGAAACTAAAGAAAGTTCTGCAGCAAGGTTTAAGTTTTGTGATCCGTCAAATGTTCCTGTAGCACTTAGGTCGTCAGATAAAGTTATCTGTCTAGTTGATGAAAGTCTTGCAGCAGTAGAAGAGTTACCAATCAATGTTGCAGTTATAACACCTGCAGCAAAATTACCATCAGCATCCCTTTGTACAAGAGTGTTTGCAGTGTTAGATATAGATTCAACAGGTCTTTCATATCGCAAGGTATTCCATGCTGATACACCATCACCTATCTTAAATCGACCAGTATCTAACTCAATACCCAATTCACCTTGAGCAAGAGTAGGGTTTGCGTTTGCCCATTCCTGAGCACCACCCCTTCTTAATTGTATTCTATTTGCCATTTTATTTTAGGACAACCTTATGAGAACATGCTTCCAAGTTATTTATGTCACTAAAAAAGGGGAACTTGTGTCCCCCTTAAAAAATCATTAATCAGTTAAACCAGGAGACTCATCAGTTACATCATCCGCAGGTATTTCTGGGGGTGATTCTGGAGTCTCTTCGGGAGGATTGTAGTACTCCAATGCTTCGATAGCACCTTGAAGCTTCAGTGCTTGCACTTCATTTTGTTTGATTTTTTCAGCGAGTTGCTGATTTTCATTTATCAGACCTGTATATCTCTCTTTAAATTGAGACAACATTTGGTCTTGACCTATTTTTTCCATAATCAGGATTGTTTTGTTAACGTTAACAGAAGAGATTTAATCTCATCTAACTCTGATTTTAGACCAGAAACATCATTTTGTAAAGTGGCTAAATCAAGTTCTTTCTTTTGTTCTGCTCTATATTGCTTCATGTATTGTTCATACTTCGCTTTGTCAGAACACTGGATTGCTCCAGTTCTATCATCCTTGTACCATCCTTCTAGTCTTTTCTCTCCGTCTTTAATCGGGATTTTCATTATACAGCAAGGGCGATTGCTCTTAGATCTCTAATGACTGGTGAGTATGCTTGGTTTGGAGATACAAACACTATCTTAATTTGATATTGTGAGAAGTCTAAACCAGTGACTTCATACTCATAATCGAAAAATTCTACTTCCTCAGTAGTATCTGGAATCTTAGCATCTTGAGTATCAAAATACTGCCATCCTAAACTTTCGATTGGATCAGTAGATCCAGAGGGTAATACTCTATATAGAGGTTTAATGTGAGTGTTAGATGGACGATAACCCGCAAACATTAATTTAATAGAGGATGATGGATTAGTTAGATCAGCAACCTTAGTAATATAAACACCGTTATGTTCATCACCAACTGGTAATGTAGCGGTGGTAGTATCACTAGGAGCATTGATTCTATTACTGATTGTAGTGATAGACATTCTGTCAGTATCAACAACAGGAGTTACGTTATCCATTTCACTGAACATTGTTAAGTCAAGTCTAAATGACTTGGCACCACTTAATTCAGCAGACTCATTGATAGCAGAACATATCAACTGTGGAGCAACAAAGTAGTTGTCCTCACCTAGGTTTACATCATAGAACTCACCAGTATTACTGAATGAATTTTGTGATAATGATTGTCCATCATTGATTGATGTACCTGTAATAGTGTTAACTCTTGCAGTAATCTGTGTCTTAGGTAGAGTCATTCTCTGAATCTGAGGAGAAATGATCTCATACTGAATATTTTGTGATGCAATAACATGGTTATCACCTGACCTAATACCCAACCTAGCAATAGATGAAGTTGCAAGATCGTAACTATCTAAGGTAGGATTCATAATATTATTATGAGTCTTATTAATTTCAATTAGAGGAATACCATCTAAGTTATAGCATTCTACATCTGTTTCATCAGCGTGACTTACAGCAGTAGTTCCTGCTAATCCTCTTTCATTAATAGTAATAGTTTTACCAGTTCCACTAATTCCTGTGTAAGACATAATCTCATCTTCAATCTTAATATAACCTAAGTTTAGAGAACCTACGTTTGCACCATTAATAACAGTGTGGAACGCAGTAGCATCATTAACTTGTATAGTTGTATCTGAATCAGATATAGATGATGTCAAGTATGTTGGTGATACTTCAGATTTAACACCCTCAATAACAACATTGTTATCAGTATCATGCATACCATGATGTGAATGTTGTACTGTTACTCTTCTTTGTGATGTTGTGTATGTTGGTGTGCTACTTGGGAAAGCATCTTGAACAGTTGCAGAAGATACGTTATCACCTGCATAACTGATACTTGCAACAGTAGCAGTTTTACCAGATGTTCCACCACTAATTTGTTCTGTAGATGCAGTAAAGGTTGTTGACACATACTTAAGTGTTAACGATCCATTTCCTCCACCATTATCTGTCCAACTAACAACCTCTGCAGTCGGAGCAGAAGCACTGTTACCTGTAATAGTTTCTCCAACTGTAAAGTCACCAGATGCACTACTTACTGTCATAGTAGCAGTAGTCTTGGAAGATACTAATCTATTAATAATTGTTCCACCAGTTGATGAACCTGCTTGCCATGTTCCTGATATGTCATTGATTGTTAGAAGAACACCTGCATTACTATCTGTAACTTCCTTAATTGTTCCTTGTGCAAGAGTTGTTTTCTGATACACACGAGCACCAACTGTATAAGGTAGAACACTGTTTACAGCATTCATTACTAGTTGTAACTCTGGTTGGTATGTTTGAATTGGATCAGTTCTTAGTACAATCTTACCACCATTACCTAAGTCTAGAGGAGCATTGTTCAACGTTAATTGACTTACAACACTAGTATCGAATACCGCTTTGTAAATAACAAATTTAAGATCTTCATACTGGTCAGCAGTCCAAGTAGATGCGTTTTGTGATTTGAATAACACACCTGCATATGGTTGCTCAGATATAGTTCTGTCTCCAGTAATATCCAATTCACCCATTCTAGAAATCCAAACCTGATATTCATTAGAGTCTGAGAATAGAACAAAGCAATGCTCAATAGACTGTGGAATATAAACAGGTGCTTGGAACGTAAACTTAGTTGCTATAGCACCAGTTTCAGATGTCTGAATAGTATCAGGAGTTACTGTAACATCAGAGAAAGGAAGAATAGATGTTGTTGGATAACCATTTGACATTGTTCTAATCTGCATTGAGATAGGAATGTTGCCATCTTTAGAGTTAAAGTAAACATCAACAGAAGTTAAGAATACACCACCTTCTTCATCAACCAAGAATGATTGAGCAAGTGGATCCCACCAACCAACCTGACGTGTCTCAGTTCTAGTTGTTTGTACTGTTCTATCTTGTGTTACTGTATCTTGAACAATGTCTGCGTTTCTAATAGCAAGAACGTTTTCTTGTAATGTATTTAAAGTTCCTTTTGCAGCGTATTCTGTTTGTGCAGCAGAAGCAACTGCTCCACCAGTTCTAGCATCTTCTGGATGTGTTGTTAACCTTAATAATCTACTACCAGTTTGCCAACGTGGATTTGTACTAATTTGAGGAGGAGGAATGAATAGTGAACCTTTCCATTGTCCTAATCTATCAGTCATTAATCTACGATCACGCACAACTGCTCGTGCACCTGATGTTCCAACTAGTACTTCACCTACTTGAATATTACCGTAATATTGTCCAACTGCCTGTGCAGCAAGAGAGTCTGTATCAACATTAATAAAGTTTGTAGTTGAAGAATATGATGAAGGCATATCAGTATCATCATATGGATTCCATGTAAAGAAGTCGTTAGGTGCAGAAACTCTAAATCTAGCACCACTTGTTAGACCTCTAACTGTTTCACCAATCACAAATGGTGTTGAGTTTGTTCTACTATCTGTAGAAGGATCTTTAATAACTTCAAGAACTTTTGGCATCATATAATCACCAATCTTAGTTCCATCAAAGAATGAATAGAATGTAGTTCTTGGTTTCATTCTAGCAACAGTTACATCAATATTTCTAGAACGTATCCAAGGAATAGAAGTTGAAGATACAGTTCTATCACCCATAGATTGACGATCAATTCTGGGAACTACTCTACTTCTAATACCTCTTCTAGTCTGGTTAGTTGTAGTCGTAATGGTTCTTGATCCCATAACACGACGACCTCTACCACGAACAAAGTTAGCAAATGTATGTTCTCTCCATCTACTCCATGCACCTGCAGATTCTCCACTCCAGTTAGTATTCCATGAACCCCATTGAATAGGAGCAAAACCAGATTGATCTACATTCATCGCTCTGCTAGTTGCTTCAAAATCACCTTCAACGTCAATGACATTGACAGGAAGACGATTTGTATCTACCCAGTCATCACTAGCAGGTGTTAGGTCAATACGTCCAATGTATGTAAATACGTTGAATGGGTTAACGTTCTCAACACGAGATGCATATGATTGTGTAATTAATGGTATTTCTTCATATGGTAATGTAATCAGAGGTCCTGTTTTTCTATAACCTTGAGATAAAGACTCATTTATTAATAAAGCTGTATTTGTAGTATAGTGTGAAGGTTGTGCTGTTCCATCAGAGTAACTTAATGCAGCAGCAAAATCTGGGTTAGTTGTACTTGACTTAGAATGATCTGTAAAATCATCTACAATAAATCCATTCTTTAAACGATTCTTACCAGATGCATCAGTAATTTCAACGTTGAATGTATCACTCTCTAACATATTAAGAGATGTATAGTATTCAACTTGATCAAGACGTTTTTCTATCTTACCAATGTCACGCATTGTGTAACGTCTATTATCAGATTTCTGTATAACAACATCAGATGCAGGATCAAAACCATATGGTGCGTGTAGCAATGTTGCTAGTAACATACCATCTTGTAGATCGTCTGGAGGAGAAGGTCTTTGTTCTGACTTACCTTTAACAACTTGGAACTCTCCAGTAGGTAGTAAGTATAACTTATCAACTCTAGGAAGATACCAATCAAAGTCACATCTGAAATCACTATTGACTTTAGGTACGTCAAACAATGTAGCAGCAGGACTACCTGCAGTTGGGAATGTTCTATGCTTGAAGTCTAGTGTAGCAGCATTAACATATGCAGGAGATGAAACTGTTCCAGTTCCTGTAAATAAGTTTTTAACGCCTGGTCTAAAGTCTAAGAAATCAGGTAGGAATTTTTCTTGATAATAAGGAACTTCTGCATATGGAGTATCCAAATATGATTGACCTGCAAAGTAATCTCCAGTTGCAGCGTGAGAATAGTAATCTAAAACAATTTTTAGTTTTCTAATTGGTTTTGCAACACCTTTCTTTCTTACAAGTTTAGATATACCATAGATAAATCCTGTTTGACCAGTTTCTAATTCATAACGATCTGTAATAACTTTAGATCCTGCAACAATAGATCCTACAGAGTCATTAATAATACCTTGAATAGCAATATTACTACTATTAAATCCATCAACTGTTTCACCAGATATGAATTGTCCACTCAAATAAACTATGGATAGTTTTAAAGTACTTGAGTTAAAGTCAACAACTCTTGCTCTCGCACCAGATGTTTTACCTGTAACAATACTCTTAGTTTCAAAGAATGTTGGTTCAACTAAAGTAATAGATGGAAGAATAGGATCAGCGTCATCTAGTGACTCATATACAGCATGTATATTAAATACGTCTGTTATACCTAATGATAGATCTACATCTTCAATTCTAGTTCCGTATACTCCAGAATATGTAAGACCATAATTTTGCTTATCTAAATTAGAAACAGTTTGATTCACCTTCAATACAAACATGTTATAAGGTGATTTTGTTTTCTTAGCAGTAACGTTCTTAGAAACAGATGCTGTAACTTTAACAGATGTAATTGCACCTGCATCACCTGTTACATCTAAGTTTGTTATCTGAATTGTAGTTCTATCAGCAGATGTAAATGTTGTATAACCAATAGCACCAGTATTTACAGTATCAATAGGAATTTGTGCACCTACAGGATATGCAGATGATGTACTACCCATAACTGTGAATGAATATGCAGAGTTTGTAATTGCTTGGAACTGTTCATTCTCAGGTAGAGTAATTGATATAGCGTTTGCAGCAACAGTTTGGTTATCAAAAGTTCTTCTAACAACCATAGATTCATCAGAGATGCTCTTAACATATGGTTTAGGCATTTGCTTAAGAAGTGTTGCCTTCTCTGTTTCCCAAAGTTTTGCTCTGTAACGTAGGATTGTATTATAAGTTCCTCCAGTAGGACCTGCAGCACCTGCACCAGGTGTAACGTTTACTACTTGAGTAGAGTAATTAAAGATTGTTGAATTATTAGATGATGATAAGTTTGTAGGATCAACAAAATCTACATCAACATATTTTGTTTCAGAGAAATATAATCTATCGCCAGGTCTTAAATCAGCAGCAAAGTTTGAATTTAAACCAGTAATTTTTTCATTACTACTTGTAGCATCATAAGTGAATGTAGCACCTTGAACAAACTTAAGATCTTCTAGTATAATATCTGCAGTAAATTCAACAGCATTTGTATTTTCATCTCTAGCAAGAACCTGTCTAGTATCTGAATACACATATTGGTGCATGTTAGTGATAGTATCTAAGTTCAAACCATCTACAGTTACCATCTCACCTTTCTGGAAGTTTCCTTCAACTTGATAAAGATTTAAGTGAGTAGCAGAAGCAACGTTATCAATTAGATATCCTCTTGCACCTGATGATTTACCAACAACTAAAGTTCCTCTTTGATCAGCAGCACCAGTACTAATTGTTTGTGCACTTGCCAAATGTAATACAGTAAACATTTGAACATCAAACAAATGCATATTATATGTGTCATTAGCATCACCAAAATTACTATCAGGATCTTGTAAAAATTCTAGAGATGCTACACGTGCATATCCAATTAAATTACCAACAGCATCACCTGGTGTTGCTGTAAATCTATCATGTAATTCTACTGTCTGATATGCATTACCAATAGTAGAACCTGCTGTATTAACAAATCCATATAGATTTTGAATCTTAGAGTAGTTACCTAATGTAAATGGTATAATTGTGTTCTGAGCAGCTTCTGTATCTCTTGGTTTATCTAAGTCAACATATGTTGGAGATAAAGTTTTAAGTCTATATCCTCTAACATATGCAGTACCAGGACCAAACTCAATAGCATACATGCTTTCTGCAGCACTATTACCTTGAGCAGTTGTATCACCTGATTCATAAACACCATTATTGAACCCATCATTTAGGTTCTCTCTCATATTAATTTGGAAATCACTAACAACATAGTCACCAGATTCTTCGTAAGTTCTAGTTGCAAGAGATTTTTCTAGTTCATCATATGCACTACGATCAACTAATTTCTCAATTTTATTACCATTGATACGTAGTAATTCAATAAAGTCTTTATCTGCCTCGTCTGTAAGTAATTTCTTGACAAGGTTAGTTGTTATTCTGAACCTGTGAGAACCAGGAGCAGCATAATTAGATGTTCCTGCAGCGTTATCATTGAGTGATAAGTCATCTTCTGGGGTGATGATTGATTCAAGGATCTCAAGTCCGATTCTGTATTTGGGGTTACTTCCATATTGATCAAGGAGAATGTACTGATAAGGAACGTCTACAAAGAAACCTCTAATAAAGTAAACACCTTCCTGCACATATGCTACAGATCCAACTTGTGTTGCTGCTGTAGGTAGTAATTGTGCAAATGGTGATCCTACTTCAATAAGAGTGGTTCCAAAAGTTATTTCTGTATCTGTAATTAACTGTTCATTATTAGTAAATGTAGTTTGATTATTATCTTCTCCACCTGATTCAATGTACTTAATATACAGTGTAATATATCCTTTGTCTGACTGAGCAGATGAAATACTATAAAGCACTTTTGCTTTAACACCTGATGTCAAACCTGTAATAATTTTTCCTGTAATCTGATTTCTATAACTCTCTACGTCTGCACCTAAGAAAGACTCTTGAACCATTATGGCATCTACATTCAAGTCATAACCAACTTGACCAGGTATAACCATAGAACCATCTTTAAATAGATGGGTTCCCATATTCTCAATCTGATTTTGTAGAATTGATTGAGACTGTGTTAGTTCTCTTGCCTGTATTGGAAAACCAGGACGAAACAATACTCGATAAAAATTCTTTGCTTTATCAAAGTCGTCGTAATACGGTGTTACGTTTAGATTAGTATTTTGTGCCATTAGAACTCGATTACGATTTTAATATCTTCTACTTGGTCGTTTGCACGACTGATGGATCTCCTATTATCTATGTAAACAACGTCACCGCTACTTGAGGAAACTTCGGGTTTAGCATAACCATTGTTAAACTTCATACCTAAGTCATACTCAGTATTGTTAATTGTTCTAGAAGAAGAGTTTGGGATGGCGGGGAAGTTAACATCGGGTTGCCCTGCAGCACCAGATGTAGCACCATTAATCACGTTTGAACCATCAAATTCATTCTGTGTTCCTGTAACTTCTGGGAAGATACCATCTACAGCGTTCTGATAGTACTTTAATAGTTTTGTAGTTGCATTCCATGAAATAACACGAGCACGAGCAGTAACGTTAGATCCTCCAACAACTCTTGTTTGTGTAATAATTTCATCAGGAACGTAGTTACCTTGGAATGTAGGTGAGAATATAACTGCCTTAGTAGCAGATACAGTCAAGTCTGAAATTAATTCCTCGGTTCCAAATTTTAAAGGGTTTGTTATTAAACCAATACGACGATAGTCGTTGTCAACTGGGAAGTCACCTGCACCTTCATCATATGAAAGTTTAGCGTTAATCATAACTCGGAACGCACCAAGTTCTACAACAGAATCAGCACCGTGACCGCCTGGTGGTGGAATTATGACATCCACTTGAGCACCAGTTCCTGTTCCAATACCAGTAACGTTATCAACAGAGATTTTACCAAAGGTATATCCTGTTCCTCCAGATGTAACAGTAGCAGAAATAATTTTACCACCATCTACAACTAGTGAAACACGACCACCAGTTCCATCACCATTAATAGCAACGTTATCATAAGTTCCATTGTTATAACCAGAACCTGCAGCATTGATAACAACAGTATCAATTTCACCTGCAACTGCGTTTGTTTTTACAGCAGCATTTGTGAATACAGGCATATAATCGTTCGAGAAGAACTTAAGAACCGATGCTACTGGGATGGTATACATGTATTTCCAACGATAAGAATCACCAGTAGTGATAATTGAAGTAGAAGTACCTGTAGGTTCCACTGTAGAAGGTTTTCCATTTGGATCTGAGGGTGAAGTTCCATTATAGATGCACTTATATACTTGATACTGAGAGTTTACAACGTAAAAATCAGAATCATATAATTTAGTAGCACCAGAGGCAGCAGTTTTACTTGGAGAATAGTCGTGACGATACATGTCATAGGTAAAACCTAATCCACCAGTAGTTTGTTCTGGGGAAACCCAGTCAATTCTACGAACAACCTGCACAGTATCGGAAGCCAGCACACGCTTCATTGAAACCATATCATCATATGCACCAGAAAATTCGGCAAATGAATCCACTGCCTGTGGTGGTGAGTTTTCATTATCCCAACTTTGTGGTCTACCTATGAAAAGATATAACCTGTCCCTCGTAGCCCCTGCATCATCATCACTTTGAGTTGCAACGGGACCTTCAAGAGCCTTAATAAATTTTTGTGCTGAAAAAATTCTAAATTGATCAGTTAATAGAGCTGCCATTTTCTAAGACTATTGTCCTCCTGTTTATTTATGCGGATTCCGACTACTCCTTAGACTGGAGTTGTGCTTGATATTCAATTCTCTTGATCCTATAACTCGCACCAGTATTACCTGCAATGCGTTCTCCACCAAGAACTGCTTGAGCAACAGCACCAGATCCTGTGCTATCACTAGCATTATTAGTAAATGTAACTGTCGGATGTGTTACAAAACTTTCATCAATATTTTGTGCAATACCATAACCACCATTTGTGATTGTTAGTGAAGCAACTTGGTCACCTGCAGCAGTCATGTTAACAGTTGCTGTTGCTTGTATATCACCAATGTTCTCTACTGTTACCGAAGGAGGTGCAGTATAGTTAGTACCTGGATTTTGAACAATGAAATCAATCACTGTTTCTCTAGCAGAGAACTCATAGAAGTAACCTGCAATACCTATATTGATATTACCAGTATTGAATGGAGTTACATTACCAACTTCTAGTAATCCAGTAGTAGGATCCCATCCAAGAACAGTTCCTCTTACACCAGATATATCACCTGTCACTAGATCATTGACAACATAATTTTGTCCATTACCTTGATTTAGATCTACATATACATTTAATCTTGCAGAATGATCTACACCATCAGTTAGTGTTCCTGCAGTTTCTACAGTTGCATACTTAAATGGTATAGAACCATCTTTGACCTGATCAGCAACCGCAAATAGAGTAGTATTAGTTCCACCTTGAGTTTCTTCAATACCATATAATGAATTGTAAATACCACCATCTAGTGATATCTGGTTTTCATAATCAGTACCTGTATTAAATAAATCTGGAATACCGTCACCAGCTCCTGCATTTTCTGCAACATCAACAAATTTAGTATCTAAAATTCTACCTATAGGATCAGTCAAAGTTATAATATCTTCATTTGCAGCAAAAGTAATTTGATGAGGATCAAAAGCATTACTTGCACTAGCAGCAACACCTGCATCAAACTGTACAATAGCATCTAAAGTTGATGGGATACCACCATCAATAAATGCCAATTCATCAACTTCAAATGTTACTAATAGTTCTCTAGTTTGAGGATTCCAGTCATATACCTTTGCAACTTTATTATTTGCATTATCAATTCTACGAATAACTCTATCACCAACATTAAACTTGTATGTTGATATATCCTGTTGGTTGTTCTGAGTTGCATCTAATATAATTCTCTGGTCATAGTTAAAGTTTACACCTCTTGTCAAACCAAAGAACTTACCAGTTGATTTACCAGTATAAGTAATCGTTTCAGTGTTTACAATCAGTTCTCCAGAACCAGGAAAACCTGTAGTAGTATCAACAAATATTTCTGTATCTGATGCAGCTAAATCTTTTACGAGACCAGTTAAGTAAATTGCTTGAGAGTTATAAGACTGTCTTGCTCTTGTCTTACGTTTTAAATTAACAAGTTTAGTAAATACAATATTTGGTGGATTGATATATCCAGAACCAGAATCTGTAACATCAATTCCTACAATTACACCCTGATCAATTCTAGCAACCGCTTTAGCACCAATACCTCCACCACCTGTAATTAACACATAAGGAGGTTCCTGATAGAACTCACCTTCATCAACAATATTAATAGAAGTAACTTTACCGAAGGTATCAATTTCAGCAGCACCTTCAGCACCAACACCACCTCCACCTCCTTCAAATATAAGTGTTGGAGGTGTAGCATACTCTCTACCAGAATTTAATAATGATAAACCAGTAACTGTTTGTACAATAGGACTTGCCAATGCACCAGTTCCTTCTCCACCTAATATTTTTGCTTGTGCAGGACCGAAATAATTATCACCAAACTTTGTCATTCTAATGTATGCTATTTGTCCACTAGCGTTTAGAACAACATCACCTGCAGCACCTGCAGGGAATGTATCTACTTGTGCAGGAACATCATCACCTTCAAATAATGGAGTTCCATAAAATCTATTACCTATAGCGTAAGGATACGTAGGAACAGAAGAACTATCTTCTGTCATATAATATGCATAGGTTCCGTTAGGATATTCTGGAGTAGGACCGAACTTACCATTATAAGCATCAAGAGTTCCAACACTTGAATCATGTATATAATCTTCAGTTAAATCACCAAGTACATAACCCTCAATAACACATCTTATTCCTGTATCTGCTACAGAGTATCCAAACAAATATAATGCTATAGGTGCATCAACAGGAACATGGAATCTAGTTTCTCTTGTTGTTGCAGTATTAAAAGCAGAGATGTAAGTATTGTAAGTAGTTTGAGCACCATCAATCCAGTAAGTTACATGAGTGCCTGGTAAAAGATATGATGTATCTCCAATAATAGGAGGTGAACCTACATGCCATCCATCATCGGATGTACCGACAAATATATGATTACTATCGTTTGATGCATCATTTTGATTAAAGATATATGTCTTACCTCTTTCTAATGTTAAAAATGAAGGTCTACTTCCATCAAATTGAAATTTTCCGTTTGATACAGTTACAGCATATGTTACAGTAGAAACTGTATTAACATCAGGACGATTACCTGGTAACTCAGCAGTTGTTTTTAATCTATATCCTGAGACTTCTCTAGCAGTAGCTCCAGTTGAATTATAACCCCAAGGACCATAGATGGGATATCCATCAAAAGACATACCCAATATTTTAGAGTGTCCATCAGGATGTCTACTATAATCAATGGTATTAGGATCATTTGCATTACTTTGATAATACTCTTTAAAATAATAAGTATTAACCATTGGGTCAGGATCTACATCTGATGCAAGTTCCATGTAACCTTCATCACCAAGATATCCAGACATATAACGATGAAATGCACAATGATAATAAATTTTATTATTCTCATCAGCATTCATTAAGAATAATGCTTTATATTCATCCTCGTAATCAGCAGCAGGTGCTTGTGTAACACCAGTGCTGTTGTAATATAAAGTTCCACCATTAAGAGTTCCATCAGCAGTTGTACTGAATCTCATTGGGTGTGGCATTCCACCTTGTCCACCGTTAGATGGATGACTTTGATCCCAAATAATTAAATAATTTCTTTGAACTTTGATTCCTTCTGGAGCAAAATAAAATGTGCCAGGTGAGAAAGGACCAAATTCATGTGCTTCTTCTCCAAACTCAATATAGAATATACCAGTCTCAAATGTTCTAGGAATACCTGATACTCTAAACTGAAATCCATTAGCACCTAAACATACATCATTTTCTTGGAAAGGAACACCAGTAAGATTTCTTAAATATATTTTTGTAGGATTACCTAAATTATCTTTAACAATTTTTGCTACTTCACCTTTTGCAGTAGAAGTAATACAATCAACAACTCTACCTACTTCAACTGAACCTATAGTCTGATCTAAACTCGCTAAGTCTATTAAAACATTATCATGTTCTGTTTTAACTTGCCAAACAAACTGTCTTATTCTACCCCAATCAAATACACCATTATCTAAATTCCATTCGTTTATAAGTCTATTTGTTTTATAGTAATAAACTTGATTATCTAGTACAGCATCATAAGCGTTATTATTTTTTATGTAAGGATATTTTACAGCATCAATAGTAAATCCTGGTGGTGGATTTCCATCTTGTCCCCACTCAGGTGTATGAAGTAAAACACCATTTGCCATGATACCCATGGCTTTATCACCTTGATATTGTCTATTAGCAGCGTCTGGATGAGGAACATCTTTACCACCTCTATAGATAAAAGTCTGATCAAAAGATCTATCAACTATTGTATCAGAACCACCTGGTTCTCTTTCAGTCAAGAAATGTTGAGATGGTTTAGGATGATTATCAGATACTATTCTGAGTCTATCATCTGTAAATGCTGCTGTAGTAGGACTATTAGGATGTGATTGAAATATTCTTTTTATATCAAATGACGTTACAACATTAGGAGTTTCTTGTTCTGGAATGATCTGTAATCTTAATGGATCATATCCTCTACCTCTACTAAGAACTCTAACGTGTATAATTCTTCCTGACTCATCATCAATAATTGGATACAACAATGCTTCTACATCTGGAGTTCCACAACCAGTTATAGTAAGACGAGGGGGATCGGATGTTGTGTATCCACTACCACCATCTAAAACTTCTACCGCACGAACTCCAAAAATCTCATCAAATATTGGTTCAATGACGGCACCAGAACCAGGAACTGTTCTTGTCATTTACTATACCGCTACGTTAATTGTGCCTTGCATGGCAGAATGAAGTGTACACTGATAATATAAAACCGCAGGAGCATCCAACGGAACTGTCCAATATAAAATATTAGATCCACTACCTGACTGACCTGCAGTATATGGAGTTCCAGTTAAACCCTGTGTGCTTTGAATCCTAAATGGATGAGCACCACCTTGAACTGAGTTATCAAAGATATATGTAAACCCTCTATAAACATAAAGAGTTGGGTCATTTACAGCACCAGTAAAACCAGGACCAGAGAAAGTATAATCAGATCCACCAACAGAGTTTAAGTTCCACCAAATAACAGGACTTCTAGCTACAACCCAATCAGTATTATTCCAATAAACTGAGTCACCCTTTACTATTCCAGAAAGGTCTGTATCAGTCAATGCAGCAAATGAAGTTACAGGAGTTCCAGTATAATTGATAGTTACTGTATCACCAGTTATGCTAGTTCCTATATCAGTTCCACCTGCTATTGTTAATGAATCAGTTGCAGAATCAGCAGTTGCTGTTCCTGTATCGGCAACAATAGATTCCCATAAATTCTGAGATCCTGCACCAGCTAGATCATCAGCAGGTGCCCATTTACCATCTGATGTATTCCACTTTAATAATTGTCCATTAGTAGGAGCATTTGTTGTTGTATCTACATCTCCAACTTGTCCAAGACTAGAGTATTCTGTTAAAATTTTTGCTCTTGTATCTCCAACACCACCTGCAGTAATATTGATATTTACATATGGATTATCATCACCATCAACTGTAAAGAAATAACCTGTATATGATGAGGCAGAAGGTGCTGATCCTATTGCTGTATACTCATTCTTATATGCAATAGAAGTTGGGAAATCAACATTACCAGTAGTTCCGTTAAAAGTATTAGTTACACCACCTGCAGCAATGGTAACATTACCAGTTCCATTTGGAGCAATAGGGATATTACCGTTTGATGTAGAAATTATTGTATTACCATTTACATCTAATGAAGAAGTCAGAGTACTATAATCTGAAGGAGTGAAAGTAGATCCATTATAACGTAACACCTGATTAACGCCAGGATTGGCAAGAGTTATCGTTAGGTCTGTTCCATTACCTAAAGCAGTATAAACTTCACTGAAATTGTCGTTAACCTTATCACCACCTGCACGAAGAGTATCACCTGTGTTATCATTAGCAGCAGATCCAAGACCGATTACTTGTTTAGCCATTGTTCGCTATTTTTTTAGTTATTTATGGGGTTTCGGGGTCAACTGGTTCTTCTCCGTATAGACTTAAGTCAGGAGCAGTCCAGTCATCGGGGACTACAGTTTCAACAGAAACTACAGGGTTTTGATATCCAGAACCAACGTTACTGACTTCAACACCTGCAACCCCGACGAGTGCACGAATGCTTCCATCAAATCCAGATATAGAGTCAACCCTTACATTTGGTCTAGTTGTGTAACCAGATCCACCTGCTGTAACTTGAACCCTATCAATAGTTCCAGATGTTAGTGTGGCAGATGCTTTTGCATTCTGTCCAAATACAGATCCAAGATAGTCGAATGTAATCAAGGAGTTAGAAGATTCAATAACAGCAACCTGTCTATCTTCAGTCTCACCTTGTATATCAATAAAGTCACCAACTTCGATTGGAGGTACAACCTCAGCAGCGTCTACGTCCGCTTCAGAACCAACGTAGGAGAAGGCAACGAAGGTTGATCCAACACGAGGAATTTCAGAGAATATAATTCTAGAACCAACCAATTCAAAACCAACGCCTGGTTCCTGTATAACACCATTGAGTGAAACAATGATATTATTTTCTGGTAAGATTGTAGAAGATTGAACACCATCAGTCAGTGTCAATGAGTAGAACACATCGTCACGTTTCAAGTTGAATGACTGACGTAATGAATCAAACTCAAATGATATATCATCTAATTGTCTTAGTTTACCAACATAGAATCCTGTAAATGATGCTCCAAGATCAGGTGCTTCAGTAAACTGGATGTTATCTGAGAATGCTGTATAAGCATTTGCTGAACCTGGTGGTTGTAGAACACCATTGATAAAGATCAACATATGTCCTGCAGGATCAGGGAAGTACTTAGTTCCATTCTCAATAGTTAACTTAAAGTTAGTTTGAACTCCATCGAATCCTCTAAATGCACGTTCTACACGTCCCTTAAGATCAGTCTTAGTTATGATCGCTGCCTTGTAACCATCTTTACTGAAGATTCCATCTCTACCACTAAATGTTCCACGAACATCTGTTAGATAGAATCTCTTATTAACACCAACATCTTTAATGTCTTGAATCAATGCAGTAGCAGCACCTGCAACATCTAACTTAGTATTAATTACTGCGTGTCCTAATGGATTGAGTGGATCTGGTGCAGGTCCAAAGTCACCAACTTGATCACCATTAGTAATATTACCTGCTGCAAGAATGTAGTATATGACGTTATTGTCAAGATCAAGTTCTGTAATAATACCATAGTTATTAGGATCAATAACACCATTAGTAATCTTATTAAGTCTATTACCAACTGTAAATACGTTCTTGTTATTTTGAATTGAAATACCAATTCTTGTATGTCCTGCAGATGATATTCTGTAACCTATTAAGGTATCTAATCCATCATATCTGGCAACATCAAGGAATAATTTAGATTGTTCTGGGAATATTGTAGCAGTGGTTTCAAATGTACCTATGAGTGTTTCAGTGTCAACAGTTAATTTACCACCACTATTATCTGTAACAGCAGCTTGTGCTTTTAAGAATCCAGTTGGGATTGCAGTTTCACCTGTGTCATATCCTTTGAATGGAATATTATCTGTAAATTCTCCTAGAAGATCAGTAATCTGTATTCTATCTTCAATAGCATTGATCTGAGCAGTTGTTGCGTTAGTTGCACCAACAACATAATCTAATACTGAGAATGTTCCACCAGTTACAGCAACATCAAGATACTTAAAGTTATCATCTTCAAAGAATCCATATACAACACCAGTAACTGTGTTATCACCTTGTTTCTCAACTACTTCATTCATGAAGAAAGGACCATCAACAATATTACCATCAATACGGAATCTCTGATAAATCTGAACAATTTCACCTTCATTCATGGTTACTTTCTCTAGTTCAGCGTATGAACCAGATGCTAGACCATATAAGTAATCAGCGTTGTTTAGACCACCTGCTAATCCAACAGGAATATCAAATGTTCCATAATCTTTAGTTGGACTTACTATACCATTTTGAACAATAATATCAGTGTAGTAAGTGCTATTCAATAATTGATTACGGATAATATCTAAACTATATCTTACTAATCTATGAACTGAATCTGGATGATAATTTGCTGCATCAGCATCACTAAAGTAAGGTACGAATCCTGACTCAGGAGAAGGATTAATTAACTGATCCTTCAATGCATCATATATCCATCCTTCTAATTTATTGATAGTATATGTCTTAATGTTGTATTCTGTATCAGCATAGAATACTTCACCAGATGTAGCAGCATAAGGATCAATTAATCCCTTAGTTAATTTCTGTCCCCATGCAAATAAACCATCAGTTCCATTACCACCAAAACTAGTTTGACCAGTAGCATTTTTAATTTGAACCATTTGACGGAGTTGTTGGAAACCGAATGAACATGTAACTGTAATAAATGCTCTATACCATCCTCCACCATAAGGTATAACACCAGATGCATCTATCTGTAAACCACCTTGAGGTTGGAATATACTACCTGTAGTTCCATTTGTTAAATCAATATCATAGAATGCTTGCTGTCTCTGAGGAGTATCTTCATCTAGAGATACTTGGAAACGTGCCTTAGTATATTCACCTTGCTTCAAGAATATGGAGTATGTAAACTGCTGACTTTCTGCTGTACCTACTTGTCCAGTATCAAATGTTTCTCCAGTAGTATCAAAGGTGACGTTACCAGAGTCAAATGTTTCAAACGCATTCAAACTGTAATTGTTATGTAATGTATGAGTACCTACAGTTGATGTTGCTACAATCTTATCAGCAGTAACTGCATTATCAGGAGCAGCAGTTACGTCTGTTGATATTGTTACATTAGTAAGAACATTACCGCCTCCAGTCAAATCTTCTGGGAAATTATATCCAACGTTTTGACCTATTAATTGATCTTGAACACTAGAACTAATTAACCTTGCATTTCTAAGAATCTCAACGTTTGCAGGATGTGTATACCAATCAAATTTCTTGCTAACACCACCAGTAATAATGGTTGCTGCACCTGCTGTTTGACCTGTAATTGTTTCACCACCAGAGATTGTACCTTCTAAGAATGATCCAATATAAAGATGTCTATCTTTACTATCCCATTCAAGAATCTTAGCATATCCACCACCTGATGCTGTAACAACCTCATCAACCTTAAACTCACCACTCACATTGTCAACAGTAAGTCTGTAAGCATCTATAACATGATCTACGTCAGTTGTAATAGAGTCTTGGATCATATTTCCAAGTAACTGATCAACAAAATCATTGTATACCCATGATCCAGTTCCAAACTGAGTATTAACAAGATTGTTTAATTCATTCTTATAGTAGTTTGCATTATAAAGAATTTGCTTCATACCACTTCTAGCAATCTTCTTGCCAGGTGAGAAGAACTCAATTACATGATCAAGAAGATTATTCCAGTCTCCAATAACTTGATCAATATCAACTGTTTCTTCACCATCTCTATAAGCAGCTTTACCTGATGGTGTTGAATATGCACCAAATGGTTGACTCTCAAATGAGTTATATACATTATTTCTAATTACTTCACGACCAACTTCCTTAAGTACTTCCATACCATAGACAGTTGCCATAACCATATCTTCAATTCTATGAAGTGTTCCATCTGCGTTGAGATATGTTTCTTCAAGTGCTCTGATAGAACTACTATTACCACCAGTCTGTAAATCGGATATTAATGACTTAACAAGGAACTCTACATCAGCTTGGAACTCGGTTGCTTCTAAATTAGATCCTCCGAATTGGAATGCAAAGTATGTTGTAGGACCTGCTTGATATGTAAATCCAGTTAACATATTAGATGTTACATCTTCTGCAATAAGTTCTCTGTTAAAGTAAAGTCTATTACCTGCAACATCATAATCCTTTCCAGTAGGTGCAATAATATCATTAACAGTTTCTATTAATGATTCAATGTTAGTCTTAACATCTGCACAATCACCAACAGTAAAGACTGCATCTGTAGCAGTACCACCTGCCCATACATGAGTATAATCTCCACCTGCTATTACAGATTCAGTATCTGCTGAATGGAATGTATGAACATAATCTCCACCAGATCTTACAGCACCAGAATTAGCAGAAACAAATGTATGTGCTGATGTATCAGAAATAGCACCTTGTCCACCATTTACATTGATAGTAATAGTTCCTGCATTTTGATCTACAGAATCAATATTGATTGCAGTATCATATGCATAGTCAGCACCTGTTCCTGTGTTAGCAGTTGTAGCACGAGGATAAGATTTCTGAACTGTATTACCATCTAATGTGCAAGTAAAGACTAATGATTCAGTAGCAAGTTTAATGCTAGTATTAGCAGTTAATCCGTGGTTTATACCGATTGTTAATACCATTACACCTGTATTAGGATCGTAAGTAGCATTAGAAACATTGTGCATTACAAGAGGACTTTGACCAACGTTTAACTGAATAGTATCTGCTGTAGTTGCAGTAATTTCAATAGGTTTGTCATAGAATGGATCTGTAGTTCTTGGATATGATTTAATAGATTCATTTTGATCCATTGAGCATGTAAACTTCAATGCACCTCCACTAATCTTAATTGGTTGACCAACTTGTAAGTTATGGTTACCAATAGTAAGAACCATTACACCAGTTGAGGCAGTGTATGTTGCCATTGTTGGTGTGTACCTAACTAACGGACTAGGTCCTACATTTACAGTTACAGTTGTTGCAGTTCTAGAATTAATTGTAAGTGCCTTACCATATGCAGGATCAGTTGCACGAGGATATGTTTTATTAGAAACATTTCCATCCATTGAACATGTAAATGTTAATGCTTCGTTATTGATCTGTAAACTATCACCTACACCAAATCCATGACCAACAGTAACTGCATTTGTAGCAGATGGAGTAACAACAAAGTTATGAGTTGTTGTATCTGTAATTGCACCTTGACCACCATTGACGTTAACAGTGATTGTTCCACCAGATTGATTTACTGCTGTGATATCAAGGAACTGATTATATGCATAGTCAGCACCATTTGTAGTGTTAGCACCAAATGATCTAGGATATCTCTTTTGAGTTTGATTACCATTTCCATTGTAATCACAAGTAAAGACTAATGACTCCTCAGCAATTCCAACTTTATCATTAGTTGTTAATGTATGAGTTCCGATTGTAAGTGTTAAATCACCTGATGTTGGATTATAAACAGCACCACTAACACTATAAGATCCAGTATTTGAAGCAAGAGTTAATGTTAGATCACCAGTTGAAGGAGTATATGCAGCATCATATACATCGTACGATGTTGTATAGTCATTATTTGTAATACCCCAGTCTCCAACAATGAGATTTTCTGTATTATCAGTTGTTAGAGTTCCATCTATTGCTTGCTTTAAGTAGTATATTAAACGTTCGTGAACGTAGATAGATTGTGGTAATTGTAATCTAATATGTTGTATTTCATTATTAGCACCGATATAGAATCCTGCAGCAGTAACAACGTTTTTATTACCACCATTTTCTACATCATTAGCAAGACCATCAACAACTAATCCTAAGTCAGTCTTACAACGTTCAGTTCCATCTGTGGATGCACCATTCTGGTTTCTAGGCATATCCTGATTAAGATCTGGATAACGCTGCAACATATCAAATGATGCTTTATCTACAATAGCACCACGATTCTGACGAATTAATTCAGCAGCATCACGGAATCTGTAACGACTGAATACATCAATTCTATCTGTGTATATTAATTCACTAGCATCATCTTCATAAGTGATCTTAAATGGAACTTCAAGATATGAATGAACTCTACCACCAATAAATTCTTGTACTGGATTTAGATCAGTAACAGTTGCAAGATGATCTACAGGAGATGCTAAAGCAGCCTGTTCTATTGTATCTGTTAGTATAGAAATTAAGTTGTTTGTAGTTGTATAAACATCAGAACAATTTGTAACGAGGTACTTAGACTTAGTAATAGAATTAGCATCTCCACTAACAAATAAGTGATCATAACGTTTGTCTTGTGGTGACTTACCAACGTTAATAACAAATCTATCATTATCTACAGTCTTAACTTCCATCACCTGATGACTTGCAGGATCAGTTGATCTTGGATAATCATGTTGTGTTAGATGATTATCTTGAGAACAAGTAAATCTTAGTGAGTTATCATCAATGTATACACAGTCACCTGCAACATGAATACCGTTTGTAGTTGCAGAAACAAATGTATGAGTGTAATCTCCACCTGTTCTAACACCATTTGTAAGACCAGATACAAACTTATGTTTGTAATTACCACCAGTTGAAACTATTGCTCTTGTAATTGCATTATTTGTAGCAGAAACAAATGTATGTGTTGTAGTATTTGTTGAAGGAACTTCGTCAAGTACTTGAACATCAAATGTTGTGTTAGTGACGTTCATAACGTCTAACCATCTACCACTAGCAGGGTCAGTTGCACGAGGATAAGGATGATTTGTAGCATTGCTATCATGAGTGCAAGTGAATGTTATTCCACCATCAGCAATCTTAATTTTTTCACCATTTTGTATACCATGACCTACACTAATCGCACCTGCTGTAGCAGAAACAAACTGATGACTTGTTGTATCAGTAATTGATCCTCCACCACCATTTACGTTAACAGTGATCGAAGTTGCTGTTGTATCGGTAATTTGTAAATGATTGTTGTATGCAAAGTCAGCACCGCTAGGAGTTGCAGCACCTGATGCTCTAGGATAAGTTTTGTTTGTAGTGTTTCCATCTCCATTGTAATCACAAGTAAATGTTAGTGAATTAGGTGCAATTAATATCTCTTGTCCTATTGATAGACTATGAGAACCTATAGTCATTTGCATCTCACCAGTAATTGCATTATAAGCAATCATTGATGGTTGGAATAGAGTAGTTGCTACTGTAATTGTCATTACACCAGTTTCACCGTTGTATACAGCATTAGTTGGTGTAAATTGATTTGTAGATATACTGTCTAATGTATGGTTTGGTGTAAATGAAGGTGTATATCCATCTAAAGCATTGATAGTAATAGTATTACTTGTAACTGAATCAATAGGAATTGCTTGGGCAACAAGTGGATCTCCTTGAATAATACCTAAATCATCAGAACCTGCATAGGTATGAGTTGTAGTATTTGTAGGAGTTGTTCCTTGTAGAACGTTAACTTCAAAACTACTATCATCTACATTACTGATAAACAACCACTTATCACTTGCAGGATCACTAGGTCTTGGATATGGATGTAGAGTTTCATAATTATCAAATCCACATCTAAACTTAATTGAATTATCTTTAATCTTGATTGGTGTACCTGCAACCATACCATGTCCAAGAGTAATACCATCTGTAGTTGCAGAAACGAATGTATGTGCTGATGTATCTGAGATAGCACCTTGACCACCATTCAAGTTAATAGTAATTGTATTTTCACCAACTGCCATAACTCTGAGCCACTTATCGTAAGCATAGTCAGCACCACTAGAAGTATTAGCACCTGATGCTCTAGGATAAGATTTCTGTGCAGTGTTACCATCTAATGTGCAAGTAAATGTTAGTGAGTTAGGAGCAAGTTTAACTTTGTTGCCAGGTACGATACCGTGACCAACTTGAACTGCACCATCAAGTGCACCAACAAATGTATGGTTACTAATATCAGTAATAGCACCCTGTCCACCGTTAACATTAACAGTGATAGTGTTAGGACTTACAGCAGTAATATCTAACCATGTATCATATGCATAGTCTGCTTTTGAATTTGTTGAATTATAAGCACCTGATGCTCTAGGATAAGCATGAATTGTTTCATTATTATCGTTGTTGTAATCACAAGTAAACTTAAGTGATTCTGGAGTAATCTTAATTCTATCGCTAGTTGTTAAACTATGAGTTCCGATTGTAAGAACTAGAACACCAGTTGTAGGTGCATAAGTTGCACCAGTAACATTATAAGATCCTGCATTCTGAGATATTGTTAATACACAATCACCTGTTGTTACATTATAGTTTGCAGCACTTGCAGTAAATGATTCAGTTGGAATAGAAACTTTAAGTACACCTGATACTGGATTGTAAGTAGTTCCTGTGCTTGCAGTATGTTGAGCAACATTAGATCTAGGATATAGATGCTTAGTAGCATTACTATCCATATCACAAGTCATTACTAATGAATCAGGAGCAAGTTTAACAGTGTAATTTGCTTTCTTAACACAGTTATTAACTGCACTTACAAAGGTATGTGTATCAACGTTAGTTGATGGAACCTTATCTAATACTTGAACATCAAAAGTATCTGTAGTTACGTTGAATATTGGAATCCATTTGTTGCTAACTGGATCAGTTGGACGTGGATAAGTTTTCTGTGCAGCAGATCCAGTCGCACCACCATAAGGACAACTTAATGTAATACCATTATCATCAATCTTAATTTTCTCACCATTAGAGAAGTTATGACCTGCAATAGTCAAAGTCATTACACCACTAACAGGATTATATGCTACATCTGTTGGTGTATGTTGTGTTGGAGCAGGATAACTATGATTTCCAATATTTAATTCTAAAGCACCAGTACCAGCATTATAAGTTGCAGCTGATGGAGTATACGCCTTAGTTGGAGTTGCACCAACGTTTATGGTAACAGTGTTATCACGTTTTACAATACCATCCTTGATAGCTCGTACAAATGTATGAGCATATTGACCTGTAGGACTTGCAGCACCAACAAATAATGTAAATGTATGATCTGTAACTGCCTTAATTCTTAACCATCTAGCAGCAAATGGATCTTTAGGTCTAGGATAAGAATGCTCAGTCTTATTACCATCCTTAGAACATGTAAAGACTAATGAGTTATTCTCTAATCTTAGTTCAGTTCCAACTGTTAAACCATGATTTAATATAGTAATAATTAATAATCCTTCTGCAGTGTTATAAGTTGCACTTTGAGCAGTCATTCTAGTGCTACCATTACTCCAAATTGGAATAGCAGTATTATAAACACTATCATCAACTCTAGGATAAGAATGAATAGTAGCATCATTATCTTGTGAGCATGTAAATGATAATGCATCTTTAGCAAGTTTTAGTGTCTCACCAGATCTTGTTAAACCATTAACTTTAGAACGAACAAATGTATGAGCAGTTTGGTTAGTAGAAGGTGTAGAACTTAGTACTTGAACATCAAATGATGTATGAGTTACATTAGAAATAGGTAACCACTTATTATAGTAAGGATCTGTAATTCTTGGATATGTGTGCTCAGTAGCATTATTATCTTCGAGACATGTAAATGTTAGTGAGTCTCTATCAAACATGACTCTATCACCAACATATAATCCATGCTCAACTGTAATAGCATTGTCAAGTGCAGATCTGAACTTATGCTTATAATTACCACCAGTAATTACAGCACCTGCTTTAGAAGTTGAATATGTATGAGTTGTTGTATTACTTGAAATACCAACATTAATAGTAATAGTTGTTGGAGTTGTTCCAGTTATTTCAATAGACTGTTCAAATGACTTATCACGTTTCTGTTGAATTACACCTGCAAAACTTACAAAAGTATGAGTAGATGTATTTGTAGATGGAGCAGTATCTAATACTTGAACATCAAATGATGTTGTTTGAACATTACTTATTTCAATCCATCTATCACTAACAGGATCATAAGGTCTAGGATATCTGTGAGTAGTTACATTATTATCTTTATCACATGTAAATGAAAGTGCATAATCAGGGATTTTAACCTTATCACCATTCTTCATTCCATGTCCTTGAGCAACAGTAAATGTTACTACACCTGTTGTTGGATTATATGCTGCATCGCTAGGAACATGCTCATCAATTAGAGGTCTTGGATAGTAATGAACACCTGCACCATATGTGCATGTAAATCCAATACTTTGAGTTGCTATTCTAATAGAAGTACCTTGTGCCAAAGTATGACTTCCAATAGTCAACTCCATATCACCATTGTTGGGATTGAATGTTGCATTAGAAACATCGTAAGTAACGATAGGAGACTTACCAACGTTTACAGTAAATGATGTATCAGTTACATGAGTAACTTCTAATGCTGTATCACGTGCAGGATCGGTTGCTCTTGGATATGCATGATCTGTTGCATAGTCATCTTGAGAACATCTAAATGTAATACCATCATTAGCAATCTTAACTCTTTGTCCAGTCTTTAAGTTATGTGTTCCAGTATAGATTTCTAAATCACCACTTGTAGGACTATAATCAGCATCATGAACATCATATTGATCATTACCAACACTGACTGTCATTACACCAGTAGTAGGATTATATGCAGCGTTAGAAACAGTATACTTACTACCTGGTCTTAGATCATTGTCACCAATGTCCATAGTTAAGAAACCAGTATTAGAATCATAATCTGCAGATGTTGCAGTATAATTTACTGTAGGAGATGTTCCAACATTTACACTGAAGTTATCATTATCAATCTTCGCTACTTCTAACCAGCCTTGGTTTGCTGGATCGTCTGTTCGAGGATAACTCTGTGATACTGTATTACCATCACAAGTACAAGTCATGGTAATAGAATTAGGCTCAAACTTAATTCTGTCTCCAGTTTCTAAGTTGTGCCCAACAGATTCAATCGTCAAAACACCAGTGGTAGCAGTGTATCCTGAGTCTGTTGCTGTAATAGTTCTAGGGGCCGCGAGTCCATGACTTGCAGCTGTTATCTCCATGTCACCCATTGATGGATGATAGTCGATTGCAGTTGGAGTAAACTTAGTTAATGTCTGAGATGTATAACCATCAAATGTAATAGAAGTATCATATTTCTGAATTAAACCATGATCACCTTGAGTACTCCAAGGAACATTATTAACAATATACTTAGCAAGTTTATCTAAAATCTTATAAACAAAGACTGTCATAGAGACATCATCTTCTACGTTTACAATTTGAATTGGATTTACTTCTCTATTGACATAGTATGAAGATGCTTTCCACATATGATGGTTACTACCATTACGTAAGTCATCTACAAGAGAATCAATAACATCTCTTACATCATCTTCACAGTCAACTTCGCTTCCCTTAACGCTATGAGCAGGGAATACTTCTTTCATAATATAAACTGTTTCTTGAGCAAGGTATTCCTTGTTCATTAACATTAAATCTGCAGCGTTAAGATATCTGTGACTCTTAGTAGTAAATCCTGCAGGTGCAGCGTTAGATGATTGATGTGTCTTTAAGATAGCATCATTATTAATGTATTCAGTCTTAGTAAATGATTCACCACCAGACCAATCTTCAGTAGAAGTTTGACCATCAGCACCATCAAAGTGACATAGTACCTTTGTATCAGCATCACCTTGGAATATTCCACTAGGAGCATTGAATGGTGCTGTAGCATAACGTGAAACAACAGAATATCTAAACTCGTCAATATGACCAGTCATACTGTTAAGACCAGACAAATCAGATCCAATTCTTATAGGTCTGTCTAGTGTATAGTTACTACTATCAGTTCCAGTTCCTATCTCAACTCCATTAGAGTAAATCTTAAGAGAAGTTCCAGTTCTCTGAATTACAAGATGATACCAAACATCATTGTTTAAAGCATTTCCACCAGATGTTGCTATATCTGATCCATTAACATTAACTCTAACTTGTGCTGCCTGTAAGTAAATTCTAAGTGCAACTTCAGTAGCACTTGTTCTCATATCAAGTAGAGTTTTAGTATCTACTAATGATGTTGCATCTAAACGAACTTGGAACTCAATAGTATAATCACCTGTACCACGAGTAAATTCAGATGATGCAGGAATTTGAATATAGTCATTTGTTGCAGCATCAAGTAGTAATGATGAAGTTCCAAATTTCTTCTGTGCAGTATCTAATTGAGCACTATTAGAGAAGTTAAACTGATGATAATCAGCACCACCTCTTAGTGATCTACCAATTTTACCAAGATATATTGTATTACCTGCAAAGTCAAATCCAATAACTTCTGCCTTAGTATCTCTAGTTCTAACTGTTTGACCTACAGAGAATAAACCAGTTCCTTGCTTCTCTTTAAATGTTAGTTTTCTAGACTTACCATCCTCACCTGCAGTAAATGTACCTACATTATTACCATAATCTAGTTTGTAGTTTCTAATCATCTCACCTACAGATAATGCACCTGATGCGTTATCATAAGGAATTACAATTTGACTAATAAATTCGTTAGCAGGGAATTGAGAGTCAATATCAGTAGTAAATGTTTCAAAATCAACGACACTAATTGTTGATATTGAAATGTCATCTAAAACAATATTTGGATATGTGATAGATGTAACTCTGTTGAATAATAGACCAAAGAATGAAGATCCCTCTGAAATATTAACCTGTCCAATAAACTCTTGAGTAGCAGGATCTTGATATGTAGATGTAGCAGTCAATCTTGCAACTACATTAGACTGAGCACCAATAATAACATCATTAAGTTCAAGGTCAAATAAACCAGGTGTAGACTGGTAAGTTCCAGTAGTCTTACTTAAAGTTAATTTGTCATTAACATTAACTACAGTTGAATATACAGGACCATCTTCTGCCTGTGTTGCTGCAGTAGTACCTAATTGTCCTCTAGTTACCTCTAATATAGTAGAATCATTATTCTCAGTAATTTGAGTGACATTTACAATTTCAGAACCAACTTGATAATTACCACCAACAACAAATGTTCCACTAGGAGGTGGAGTATCAGGATCAGTAGATAGTGCTTTATCTGCAACTACTTCAATAGCAGCAGTTGAAGGTCCTACACCATAACGAAGTTGACCAAGTGGATCTTCTGCACCACCTGCCAAGTTGATTGCTTCAACTTTAGCAGTTTGTCCAGTAAGGTTAGTTACTTGCTCACCAAATACAAATAATCCAAGATTAGAAATAGATGATACAGCATCATAATTAGCAATAAATCCAGTAGCAGAGTTACTTACCAATTCACCTGCAATAAATGCTGTTCCTTCTGTAAAGAATCCTCTAATAGCATTACCAACAACACTTGTGACAGTAAATCTAGTTCCAGATGTCTGTCCACCCATTGAGTTACCTATAAGTGGGAAGATACCACTAATATTAGTAAATGTTAGTTCAAATATATCAATCTCATCAATAGTAACGTTTACATACTTAACACTAGCAGGTGGTTGTGGTGGTTGACTGAATACAATAGAATCACCTAGAATTGAGAATGATGTCTCAGGAGTTTGAGCAACACCATTTAAGATGATCATTAACTGATTAGCATTAGCAACTACGTTTTCACCATTAACTGATAATGGGAACTGAGTCTTAACACCATCAAATAAATTGGATATATCATCAAGTCTTTGTACAACAGATGTTAAAATGTTTTCTGAAGATGTTAATCTTTTCTGTCTGAATAATACTTCTGAATTATTGAACTGTGAGTATACTGGTTCAACTAGAGAGAAACTTTGAATATTAGGTACAATCGCTTCTCTTGCTAATTCAACAGACTTAGTAATCTGGAAATCAGTTTCCTTGTTAGGAATTTGACCATAATCAGATAGATTTAACTCACCAAATACTTTAAATGATGCAGGGTGAACGTTCTTAAGTAATATCTCTTTCCACTCTCCGATAGAAACAGCAGACTTAACAGCATATGAGAAGTCTTGATAATAGTAACTATCTTGAATCTTCTGAATAATTTCAGATGGTTTACCAATATCATCAATAAATTGACCTGTTGTTTTAGTGATAGAACCAATTTCAAGAACACCACGAGCAATCTTAAGATCACTAATGATACCAGATGATTTAGAAATAACACCTGTTATTCTTTCGTTAGCATTAAATTCACCAGTATAATCAACAATCTTAATAACTCTAGGTCCTACCTGCCAACCTTGGTTAGTAGAAACATAACCTTGTGCAGTTGCAGTTTCTAATGTATCACCTTGATATACAAGTTCACCTTCTAAGAATGTAGAAGTAATAACGTTTGCTTCAGCAGCACCACCAAATGATTCAGTTAATATTGTTTGACGACCAGTTCCTGCGTTAACAAACTGAATAGAGTCACCTAATGCAGCGTTAGCAGCAGTAATAGCAATCTTTAACTGGTTTTCTTCTAGAGAATTAGCAGTACCTGCAATAGCATAATATGTGTTAGTAGAGTTCAAACGACCAATAGCACCTGCTGCTAATGGGAAGTCAGCACCATCTCCAGTATCAGTAACAGTTAGAGAAACTTCAGCACCATTTTGAATACCATGTGGGAAAGCAAACTGTAGTAATCCTAAGTCAAGGTTAACAACATAGTTAAAGGATGATCTTAAAGATACAGTAGGAGCAGATGAATAACCTGAGCCAGGATCTTTAACAATAACATCATCTAAACGACCATTTTTAATAGATGCTTCAGCAGTCGCATTTGCTCCACCACCACCTGTAATAACAACAGCAGGTGCTTGTGAATATCCAGAACCTGGATCTGTAACTGTAATACTATCAAGTATACTTGTGGATGTTAACTGTGCGTTAATTGGGAATGAAATCTCAGGACGTAAAGTATAGTCATGAGGATAATCATATCCAAAGTTATTGTTCTGTAATTTCTTAATCTTACCAACTTTAGTTCCTTTAGTAAAGATAGAAGCACCAGTTCCTGCAGGAGGTATGACAACATTCAGATCAACACCAGAACCTGTTAAACCTGGTCCAAGAATACCTGATATAGATTCAACATCAATACTTGCGGTAGTATATCCTTTACCTGGTGATGTAACTACAACTTCTTGTATTTGACCAGGAATTGTTACACCCTCATCATCAGTTCCATCAGCAACAGTAATAGAAACAAATCCACCTTCTCCATCACCTGCAATAGGAACACTATTATAAACACCTACAGCATATTCAGTACCTGGTGCATCAATTTGAACTCTCTCAATCTGTCTAGATGATTGAATTGTTGTGACAACAGGTAATCTAGTATAGAAACCACCAGGATTAACAATACGTATATCACTGATAGAACCAACTGCCTTTAATGAACTTGTGCTATAAGATGTATTGATAACGTCAGCATTTCCTTCTGGTTCATTAGCAAGTGGGAATTTGAATGTATCAGCACCACGAGTAATAGTTGCACCAGATATAGAACTAATAGTAAAGTTTCCTACGTAAGGAGAATTGACAACATCTAAGTAACTAGATTTGATAACAGGAGAATCATCACCTGTTCTAGATGGGTCAAAGTAGTAAGAAATGTTAGTAACAATATCAGTATCAACTTTTAACTTAACAGTAGGATTAGGAACACCTTGACCAGTAATACCAGGTGTACCTACTCTTTCAATAGAGTTGAATGAGTATTCTAGTTTGTAGAGATTATCTTTAGAGAATGATAAGTTACCACCTGCCATTGAAGAATGACTGACATCAAACAGATATTGATGTCCATAATACATCTTAAGAACAGGAGATTTAACGTAAATATTAACTTGACCTGAGTTTGTAGCTGGTGATGTTAGAGCAGCATTAGGTAATTTGTAAGTAAATTCAACAGGACTTACAACAGTATGAACTGGGAAAGCACCATCATATTCATCATATACAAGACTATTGTAAGTTTGTGATGGGTTACCATCAATATTAACCATCTCACCCTCAGTGAGGTAGTGACTGCTTCCAGTAACAATATAAACTTCATCACTATTAGCAACTGCAGTTGCTTGTATAATTCTTCTAAGAGTTGCTATTAGAGTAATCTTAAGAACACCAGTTAGATTTTGAATTTGTGCAGTTGTATATTCAGCATTGTAACTAATATCACCAGAGTCAATATTAATAACAGATCCGACAATATAAGGTGAACCACCAGAAACTTCATCAATTCTAATAGAGTAATCATCATCAGTATATGGTTTGAATCTAGTCAATTCATCCATATTGTTTGTACCGCCCTCTGGATGATTGAAATTGTTAAGATCAATATCAAATACACCTGGTGTAGTATTGTTTAATTGTGCAAATGTAAATGTAAGTTCATTAATATCATTAGGTATAGGTCCTACAATTCCATAAGTGCTTTGCTCATTAAACTGTTCTGTAACAATATAACCTGCATTGAGATTATCAGACCAAGCATTATTATTAACTGCAAGATATATCTTTCTATTAGTAACATCTTGTCTAATAATATATCCACTATTTTGGAATACTCCTGCATCATTGTTAAGTCTTAATTTTGTTCCTGTGGTAAATCTAAACTCTTGGTTAAGAGTAAGTTCTTGAATATTATCAATCTTGACTGTAGGTGTAACCTTAAAGTAGTATCTGTCCTTAACATTAGCAGTAACTCTTAATTTCTGAGAACCTGGTGAAGGAACAGTAGCAGTTCTAGAACTCCAAACATCTTGAAGATATGTCAATGTGCTAGAATCCTGAGACATTGATGTATCAGCATCATCAAAGTCTAAGTTCTGGAATCCTGCCTCTGCTAAAGCAAATCCTGTATTATTAACAGTTAGTTCTCCTCCCTCCACAACTGCTATGGCAGTTCTAGTGAATCCAATCTGTGTATTAGTTTGTGCTGTTTGTGTACCTAATCTTGCTGCATCAGCATTTTTATCAATCTTAAGACCCCAACCGACATAATCAATGTAATCATACTTGTTTGTGTAAGTAGAGAACCATGATGTATCTTGCCAGTTAAATCCTTCGTTAAATTCACCTGCAATAGGATAGTTAGTTACATCATTAGGAACTGTAGGAGTAACTGCTCTGTTTCTAATACGAAGATTATCTACATGATATTGACCTTGCTCATTAGAACGGAATTGACCTGTTGTTCCACTTCTACCAGGAATATTACCAATGTATAGGTTTTGATTCTGGAATGCAGTATTATCAATAGTTCCTTGAAGAACTTGTATACCATTGACGTATGCAGTGTATTGACCTGCAGATTTAGTCAGTGAAATGAATTGCCAAGTATTATCGGCAAACATTGTAGTAACTGCAGATTGAAGAGCACCAGATGCAGAGTTAAGTGCTGTTCCATTTGCAGTAACAACTAATTGTAATTCTCCACTAGAAATATCATAATACAACCATAGACCACCTGTACTCAAGGTAGCATCACCGATTGCTATTAATGTTTGTTGTGTTTGACTATGTGTATTGTTATTACCAACAGCATCTTTATACAACATGAACTCAATAGTCCAGTTGTTAGTCAGTTTAGTTCCTAAATCAGAACCATTAACTTGTATTGCTGAATTTACCCATGTAGTAGGAGTAACAGTATCTTTTCCTAGTATCTGTGCATATCCATTAGTACTATCAAATTTTAATGAATTACCCTCACCTATGAATGTTGGAGTGTAATGACCTGTAGTATCTGTAGTTTCACCACTTGTAAATGGTAGTAATAACTCATTTCTATTCCAAGAAGTTTGACCATATACATGAACATCACCAGAACTGTCAGGGAATAATGTATGTGCAGTCAATCCTTCAATATTATTAACATCAAACTTATTATTAGTATGACTCTTAATAATACCATTGTATCCAAGTTTAACTACGTCAACAGTTAATTCACCGTCTGTATTCTGATACTTGTTAATTGCAATGTTAAGATCACCAAATATATCAATATGACTTCTCTTAGCAACATTAATACTGTATCCACCAAGAACTCCATAACGATAATTCCAAAGAGTATCACCATTAACATTGAATTTACCAACCCAGAATCCATCTTTAGTTGTATTATCTGCCTTAAGTCTAGTTGTAGCAGTAATATAAAGTTCACTAAACTCATCTATTGTAAGACTTGTATCCATAAAGGAATACAAGGTATTAGTTAATTGCTTATTCCATAGAAGACTAATTGCACTAGTACCTACATTTGCTTTACCAATACCTGTATCAACTGATGATGCATTAGGACTTGTAGCAATTTCAAATGTATAGTATATGTCAGTTCCATTTACAAGTAAATCTGTAATTTTTTCAGAAACATTTACAGAAGTAATCTTTCTCTTAACAGCAAAGTTACCAAGTGTATCTACAACAGCAATATAAGCATCAAATGGATTACCAGAGTTTGTATTAGTATGTCCACCAATAACAAATCTAGTATCTGAATATTTTGCAATAGCACTAACATTATCAGAACGAGTAGAACCAGATATACCTGCATATGCTTTCTGATACTGTAAACTAGCACTTAATCCGTTATCTGCCTGTGTATACTTGCAAAGAACAACATCAGGGTTATATGCTTCTAGAATGTTTGAGTTAGGTCTATTATGACCAACACAATAAACATCCATACCGTCTACTAATATTCTCTCAAATTCTACTTCTTGTTGACCATCAGTACTCTTGATTGTCTTTTCCCAGTCTTTAACACCAGTAGCAGATAGTTTTGATACAAATGCTATAGTATATCCAAAAGAATCTTTTGTTTTACCACAAATGAATATTTCCTTAGCATCATTTACAAATACATCATTAACCTTAACATAATCATTACTTTCAATCTTAGAAATATAATAATCTGCTTTTTTGTATATTTGTGGGTGTGATAGTATAACTCTTGGGTTTGTAGTATAATTTTCACCAGAATTAGTGATATTAACTGAAGAAATAGATCCTACAGAAGATACAACCGCTTCTAATGCAGCACCAGTTCCATCTCCATCAAGAATTATTGTAGGAGGTAATTCGCTATTATATCCAGAACCTTGCTGATCAATAACAATCTCTTCAACACCTTTAATCTGTTTAACAACAAAAGTTTTGTTAGTGTTGTTCATTATAGGTGTGTAGTCAACTACAACATTATCTCCTACTGTCAAATTGTGTGGATTTTGAGTTTTTAAAACACCATAGTTGAGACCACCAATACTCTCAAAACCATATGTAGATACTGGTTCACCTTGAATATGTGAAACACGTGCAGAAACACCTGTACCATCAGTATCTGTGTTATCAAATACTAAACGGTCATTAACCTGATAAGATGCACCAGGATTCTCTACTGTAAATCCAGTTACAGAAGCATCCTCAAACTTAGTAATTGTCTCAACTTCAATATCAACCTTAGAGTCAAACTTAACTTTAGGGAAGTAATCAAATAACTGTAGAGGAGATTCTTCAAAAATTTGATCTGGATCATCTAATTCATCCTGAGAGATCACAGCGTCCCTATTCTCGTCTTCTACCTCAAATAGGAGTAATTCACCGTCTTCAGTAGTTAGAGCGTTTGTAGAGGCATTTGGTGCCCTCTCAACGTCAATATCAACGTTCTCATATGGATCACGATATCTAACAACACCTGTAGGAATATTCTGTTGTGTTGCACCATCACTTAAGTTCCAAGTATCAACAACTGAGTTGAAACTAGGACCTAAAACATAAGGGAATACTGGATTACCTTGTTCAGTAGTGTCAATAGTAACGAAGTAACAATATCTACCACCAGGAAACTCAGGTGTCTTACAGAAACGACCATTGTACTGATCAAGATCACCTAAACCAAACACATACTCATAATCTTCTACAAAGTTACCTGCTGCCTCATCATTAAGTAGAGGACCTGCAATTCTAGCAGGATAAGGATTAGTAACTGGATCATATACGAGTTCTGTTTTAAGACGATATGAAGTGTTTAATCTATTGATAGCAGATGCCTGATCTGTAGGATCAGCATAACCGTAAGGACCGTATATTGGGTTACCATCAAATGCCCATCCAACAATAGGAGAGTGATTTAACTGTTCTGCCTGTTCAACTACGTTTCCTACAGTTGGTTCTTGTAAATTATCACCAAGAACATATCTTAGTCTCTGTGGGTTTGATAAGTGAGCATATTCACCACCATACTGATTATTATATCCTTCAAATACTCCACCCTTTGCAGTATCTAATGAACTAGTTGCTTGTAAGTTATATGTCCACTGGAATACATTTGCTGTAAATAATGCACCTTGACCAACAGAAGTCAAGTTAATAAGTGTAGTTCCTTGAATATATCCAATACCTCTGTTGAGAATCTCAACACTTGTTACTCTACCTGCGTTTTCTCCATCAATATCAATACCTGCTCTTGCAACAGCACCAAAACCATCACCTTGAATACTTACTATAGGAGCAGTTGTATAACCAGATCCTGCAGAAATGATAGCGATTGATATAATACGACCATTCTGTACAATTGCTTGAGCAACAGCACCTGATCCAGAACTCAATGTCACATCAGGATTTGATGTATATGAAGCACCACCACTTGTTACAGCAATAGATTGAATAGGACCTCTGACGTTTGCAGTTGCAGTTGCACCAGTTCCACCACCTCCAACAATAGTAATTGAAGGTTGTGAAGTATATCCTGTTCCTCCAGAATTGATTAGAATACGTGAAACAACACCTTTAGTGATAATAGCAGTTGCAGCAGCACCAGAACCACCTCCACCAACTATAGAGACCAATGGTGAGGATGTATAACCAGATCCACCTGTAAGAACTTCTACTTCACTAAGAGAACCGTTAACAACAACAGAACCTGTTGCACCTGATCCTCCACCACCTGCAATAGTAATATTAGGAGGAGATGCAGCGTCATAGTCTTGACCAACGTTAGTAATAGAAATATCAGTTACAGCACCAAATGTTTTGAAGAAAGCTGACTTGTATGACCATATAGAAACACCATTAACCCAAGTTCCAACAGGACCAGGATTAATTAAGTTCTTTGTAGATATAGTTTGAGCAGTTCTTGGGAATCTGTTTAATTTTCTTTGGTTGCCAGGTAATAACGCAGAACCAGGAAAAGGACCTATCTCATAGTTAGGAATACCTGTAGAAGCAACGTAAACGTAATTATCATTGAAGAATGTATTCTGAACGTTAGTGGTGTACGAACCAATAGCAGTTAGAATCTGTTCACTTGCTGATTTACCTTTATTAAGGTCAATAGAAACAAGAATATTACCTTGAGGTATAACTCCACCTGGTTGAGGAAGTTGATATTGGAATACAGTAGGTGAATCTCTTGATGTAACTAAGAATGTTCCATTATAGATGATTGGGTTAGCACCATAGATGGTAACCTGATCTCCAACTAGTAGACCGTGTGGGTTTGCACAGGTTACAGTAGCAGCTTGATCATTAATACCACCAAATGTAATTCCAGTAACTGAAATTAACTTTTTAACGTTATACAACCAAGTTGTAAGTTCTGAACTGACATCAGTTCCACCTAACTTAGAAATTGCTAGTTTATCACCAGGTAAGTAGTAAGAACCAGTGTCAGTAAGAGTAGTTTGTTGAGCATCAACGATACCAACAACGTTCATGACTACTTCTTGAGCAGTTCCTTTGTTAACATAGACTTTAAAGTTAGATTTTACTTCAGTAGCAGAATCCCAGTCCTCAACTACACCATTTACTGATCTAGTACACTCAATGAACTGGTTTAGTGATTTTTCCTTGTATTGAATTAGTTCTGCAACATCAGATGAACTACCAATTAAAAACTCACCGTTTCTTTCTGGCCAACCGATTGTAGAGTCAACAGTTATAATACCTTCTGTTTGATCAAGAGGTTCTGCTAGTTTTGTCTTATAAGGAACAACAAAAGTTCCATCAATAGTTTCTTCTGACAGAATTAATTCATATATCTCAACTTCTGATGTTTTAATTGAAATAAAGTTTTCTACGAGTGCACTTGCTTGTCTGATGTTTTCATCAGCAATATCAGCATCTTGAGTTAAAAGACCATCTCTAATATTAGCAGGATCACCACTTACTATAGTTGCACGGAGAATTGTATCAATAGACCATGTTGCAGCAGATGGTTTAATGATTTGATCTTTAGGATATGATATATTGACTTGCTCACCGTAAAGAAGTTTGAAAAGGTATGCAATACTATAAGAAGTTCCTTTACAACTGTAAAAGTCTTTAATAGTCTTGATTGCAGTCCTTACGTCGATTGTATTGTAGTCTAATGCGGGAACATCTGGTAAGAACTGTTCCGTGTACTTGTCAAGTAATCTTTTAACAAATAGAGCGTCAAGACACTTAACAGGAGCATCTATACTATGTGCACTAGCAGTAGTGTCATTAGTGAATACAGCATTACCACTCTGAGTGTATGCAGTAATAGCACTTGCAGCTCTAGCACATCCAACAAACTGTGCTTTTGTGTATCCTGTTCCACTTTGGTTAATATTAAAACCAGTAACCTCGTTAACACCTATAGTTGCAGATGCTTCCGCTTCGGGAGGTGCTTGAATTACAACAACAGGAGGAGTAGTCTGACTATATCCTCTTCCAAACTCAGTAACGTTAATATCAGTGATTCTACCATTGAAAATAGATGCTACCGCTTTAGCACCAGTTCCACCAATGAATGTTCCTCTATCATCTATTCTATTGTCAACAATATAAACGGAAGGTATATCTTCATAACCGCCACCACCGTCTAAAAGTTCAATAGAAGTAACTCTTCCGTCAGTATCAACAACAGTTTCTAAAACTTGTGCACCAACAGGATCAACAATCGCTATTCTAGGTGTAGTAGTGTATCCTTGTCCCGCATTTAAGATTTCTAGTTGTGATACAGCACCGTCAACTAAATGTGCTTTAATATTTGCTCTAATAGGTGATTCACCTGTAGGTTCATCAACATAAACATGAGGAGCAGTTGTATATCCAAAACCACCATAGGTAATTGGAGGAACCATACTGATAGATCCATTTAAGATCTGTCCTGTGCCTAGTGTACAACCTCCTGGCTGTCTGAAAGTGATTCTAGGGGTAAATGTATACCCTGACCCAGAATTGACCACCTCAAGACCAGATACAGCACCATTAGTAACAGTTGCCTTTAAAGTTGCTTGCTGAGAACCATCTAATGTTGGAGATTCAACTTGAACTACTGGAGGGTTAGTTTCACTATATCCAAAACCACCATTCAATAGAGAAAGAGTTTTAACACCATTTACAAGAGCAGTTGCAGATGCACCTGTTCCAGTTTCAGAATTAATAGAAACTTGAGGAGGATATTGGAATCTATATTGAGTACCTGAATTATTAACACTAATTCCAGTAAGAGTACCCGCATCACTAATTTGAGCATATCCAACAGCATCCTTACCAAATGAAGGTATAGGTGCTTCAATAGCGTAGAAATTAAGTATTCTTCCGTTTAATGGAGCTTCTTTGAATATAAACTGATCACCATCAATGAAAAAGTCAATTTTAGGAATCATCAACTTGTTATCATAGATTGCAATAACATATTCATCTACAGTAGGTTCATATCTTACTCCGTTCCGTGTAATAGTAAACTGTCTCTTATTCTCACCAAATGCACCAGAGATATTGTCCATAGCAACAATATCGTTCTCAGTAAAACCATTTAAGTAAGTAATGTAAGTATATGCTGCGTCATCTGCTACAACTCTCGCTCTTGGAGGATTAGTGAATACAATATGATCACCATCAACAGTATAATCAACATTAGGAAGTAACCAATCACCATACACCCTTACAATCATGTGTTGTGCAGATGGAGGTCCTACAGGATTAGATTGTGATAGTAATGGGAATCTTGATGTAGTACCATCAAAACTAGTTAAAGGACTTGCTAGTTCAGACCACTTTAATTTTACCTGATCATAGTTAATACCAGGTGTTAGTGCAATGTTAGGAGCAGGTGTGGTGGTCTCATAGAATATTACTTCATTATCTACTAATATTGTTCCATTCTTCTCTAGGAAACTATCTACACTCTCTACAACAATCTTATCACTAGTAGCAGTAATTCCTTCTCTAACTTTCGTAGAACCATCTAAAATACTGATGTCTAGTTTATCAATGTCAAGATATCCTAGAAAATTGTTTAAAATATTCTGACCAAGACCTGTTTTTTCCTGAGAAGCATAATAGTACTCAAGAAATCGGTTGAAGAGGGGATAATCTGACTCTACGAAATCTGGTGTCTGTGAGACAACCGCTTGTGATACCTTGTTAATATTCGTCATCTACTCTAGTAAGAGGCGGTGGTTAGGTTGGTTGTACTTGTTGTTGATACCTGTATAGTTGATGGTGTTTGGTCAAAAACTCTTGGTGTCAAACTATTTAGTGGGATAGTTGGAGGTGGTGCTGTTCCTACAGGTGCTACAGTTATTTCTGGCAACACAATGTTAATAATTGTGCCTGGAGTAGAAGCAGGAATACTATTTGAGTTAGCAGGAATGAATTGAACTGGAATTTGTAAATCTACTGGAAGTAGAGTAGAATCAGTTACAGAACCCGCACCTGTTGTATTATTAGTAACATTTATACCTGCTGTTGCAATATTTGCACCCGCACCAATAATTGATACAGGACCAAAAGCGATTTCACCTGTATCATAGTTACATGTACCTGCAGCATTGTTAGTATAAATTTTTCTTGTTCCTGTATTGTAGTAGGTTCTTAGATTTCCGTATCCGTCATCTTCAAATTGTTGATCAACACCAGGTCTATCTGCTGTTCTAAAAGATCCAGAGAGTAGAATAGGTTCTTTAGGATTACTTCCGTCACCGCCATCTTTAGATGGAGCACTATTATAGAGTGCAGAACCAGTTGAGATTGTGTAAGTATTAGTTTGATTGGTAGTAGGTCGTATGTATCGTAGTATTGTAGTTTGTAGTGATACGTCACTAACACACTTGTCTGCTAGAGTAATTGCCTTCTCAAATTGAGATGATCTAAATGTAGAGTTGAAGTTATTAATCTCAGTCTGTGTTGCCCAGTCTTCTATTGCTTGAGATACATTTGTTTTGATAGTTGATGTATCACTTCCGCAACCTGTGTCATACTGAACGAATACTTTCGGATAAATGTATACATTTTCGGGATCAATGACCACAGGATCAATAGATGCCATCGCATAACCGCGTAAATCCGCAGCAATACTCTTTTTAGTCTGATCATTGAGCAAAGATCCTGTCTTTGTCTTAATAGCAATGTAAACTTTACCGTAAATTGGGGGATTTAGTGAATCTCCACCATATGCAACTACGGAATGTGCGTTATCATACACTTTTTTAGTGATGATTGCATAATCTTGTGCAGTAACTGCTCTATATTGAGAGGAATAGTACCTCGGAGCGTTATATTTGATAGATTCTATAGATTCAGCACTCTCACCATAACCAGACTTCTCATCTAAAGTCATAGTTACATGTGATCCAGTATAAGTTCTACCTAGACTATCTTCTAATCTACCAATAAAATTGAATATATTAACATCATTAGCAACTTCACCGTCAGTAACAAGGTATTCTAGAGTAACAACCTCACCATCACTTAATGCTCTACCAATACTATCATCTCCAAACTTTATCTCATAACGCATATCCTCACCTTCATGGATGAAGAATACACGAGATGTAGCAGAAAGATTACTTATAGTGTCTACTCTATTATATAAGTCAGAAGTTGTGGATGTCTCTGATGCTCTTACTTGCACTGATAAAGTAGAAATATCACAGTTCTCTGAAGGAATCTTGTAAATTTGAGAAGCAAAGGTATTAACAGTATATGAAAAGTTAAGAATAGTTCCTTGTTTGACAACTATGTTACTAAATGTTGCAACTCCAGTAGTAGGATCGACAGATTGTGTAGTATCTGCCATGATATTCCACATATATGATCCACCCTGTAATATAGAACCTTTCTTCAAGGTAACTGTACTAGGAAATGCATCACTTGTTTGTTGACACTGAATAGTGAACGATACAGTCGCTCTAGAAGCAACTATAGAGGTAGGAACATAGTTTAGTAGTTTTGCTATATTAACAACGTTATCTCTTACTGTAGCAGACGGTAGGAATGCCTCATTCATTGCCATATTAGCGTTGAATGATGTATAATAGGTATTATATGCTAAAGTGTCTATAAGATATGACAGAGCAGCACCTTCAAAGTCATAATCGGTAAACTCAGGTCTAGTTCTTAGATATGATTTGATTGAGGCTTTGATATCACCAAAATCTAATGCTGTTAAATTATTTGGTTGCATTACTCAGGTCTCTGCAAGATGAAATTGACTGTTTCCACAATAGGTTGACCTACAATTCTATACTCAACCGTTACATCAAATTGATTAGTTTCTTCGTTAGGCATAACCCTAACACCTTGAATGGTAATTCTAGGTTCATACTGTCCTAGAGTATTTATTATCTCATCCCTAATAGAATCTGCTGTAAACGGATCCATTGGTTCAAAGAGCAATTCATACACACCAGAACCTATCTCAGGTTGGAACAACTTTTCCCCCTTCTGTGTAAGTACTAAATTTTTGATTGATTGTTTAATGGCATTCTCATTTTTTACCACAGCAGCATCCTTAGTGAAGGCATTTAATAGAAAACCTACACCTATGTCTTTGAAACCACGAGAGAGGTTGTCTTTTGTACCTCTTACCTCTTTAATTGCCATTATACCTTATAGAAAGTGTAACTCAAGAATAATTCTTCACCTTCAGCAATAGGTTTTATTACCTTTACATAATATTTCTTTATTGATTTATAGTGCGTTTTAGTCAAATTATACATTTTTTCGACTCTTGGACATAATTTCTCGCAATTTGGAGTATCACTATGGTTAATAAACCCTCCTAAAGGGGTTCTAATGATCTCATCTGCGATAATTATGTGACTCATACCTAATTCTGTGCCAACTGGAAGAGATTTACTAGTAAATACTCCTTGACCTGCCACAGGTGAGGTCGAAATGTACAATCCGTCAGGAAGTGCTCTATAAGTCACGATTCATAATCTAACTAATTATTATTTATCGAGGTTGTATACCTTTTATTGCACTCATTCTATTATATAATGCATTACATAATGTATCAGACTTCCTACGAATCCATAATGACTCCACCATTTTGTCAAATTCTTCATCAGTCAACCATAAAGGCATTGGATATTTCTTCGGTTTGTTGAGTCTAGATTCACTCCAAGACTCTTCAACTTCATCCATCACTTACCTTGACCACGATATTTCTTCCTTTTACCATTCCGTGAAGATGCAGCGTATTTTGTGCAAATACTGCTTCCTTGACGTGTTTTTTTAGGTTTTTTCATAAAAATAGTGTTAAATTTTACCAAAAGTGCGTTTTTTGCCCTCTAAATCGTCTAAACGCTTAAAAATAGCGTCTAAAGTGTCATATAATGACAAATAATCGTCATAACCATACGGTTTATAGAAAGTTTTGTCACTTGTAGGCTGTTCTGAGACCTTTTTCTCTAATTCTGTGAGTCTATTTACTATCTGCTCCAAAGCTTTGTTAACAGTCTGGTTGAACTTCCATTGTTCCATCCAGTGTTCATCATATGCTCCTTCGAGTTCGTACTTAGGCATTTAAGAAGTAGTGATTGATAATGTCAATCTTCTCATGGTTTTGAGCAATCGAATTGATCTCTTGATCAATCGCTCCCATGACATCAGGATGCTCACCTATACCTACAGGTTGATTGAGGTAGATTTCTACATTCTGCTGATGTTTACAGATCAAACCCTGATAGTAATTGATTTGTGCTCTCAGAATTTTCTCTCGTAAGTTGACCATAGTTTTTATTTTATATATCCCAATAGTCTAGCATAATATTTCTATGTTGCCAAGTCATGCCACTTGTGGATCCTTTGCATGGATTAATACAAATACCCTCCTCTTTAAGGTCAGGAAGGTTACAAACGAGTCCTGCAAGGTCATGCGGACATCCCATCTTGCCATCAGCCCAGTATAATTGCCCATCTAACCAACGAGCACTACACTTAGAGCATTCTTTAATCATAGTTCTATACCATTACCACCATTATAACCTGTTTTACCAGAAATGAAAACATCGAACGCTATACAATATCGTAAACTGTCACTTTCGCTACGTAATACACGGTGTTGAAGCTGAGAAGGGAAGATTAATAGAGTGCCATCTACAGGAGTAAACGAAAATGCATCCTGATTTAGATGATTTTGGAAGTGATCTGGTTGTAATGTACTAGTAAAGCAATTATTATAGTTCCAACCTTTCTCAAATACTACAGAACCACTCCTATCATCACACTTAAGGTAATATATTCCACTCCATATCGAGTTTATATGAGCATGTAGACCCGCCCAGTCACCTTTCTTATGCTTTACACACCATGAACGACTAATATAGACATCATTATGCTCCATGACACCCAAGTACTCGTGAGCATATACCTTACAAGCGTTTGTAATCTCTTCTTTTAAGTCAGGCAGTAGATCTAATACGTTTTTATCACACGAAATCGAGTTCGGATCTTCGGGACTTCGCCCATAGGGTTCATCGACAGCGAAACGCACCCACTCTTCCCTCGGAGTAATCCCGCTTTCAAATAGGGGAGTAGGAAATAATTCAAATATTCTCGGCATAATGTGGATCGCGAGGGGTGGAGGGTTACGATTCCTCTTTCAGTTTCTTATAAGGATCATTATTACCTTTCTCTGCTGCATATAATGCAAAGGACTTTGTAGCAACTAAAGACAAGATATGTTTGATGTTATTGCTATCATTCTCATCAAGAGGACCAGCAAGACCAATAAGAGCACCACCAACAAAGGTTAATTCTGCAAGCACTACAATGAAGATCAACTTCAATGCCCACTTACCTGTAGTGAAGAATCTTTTTACTTGTTCTTTAAAAAATATCATAGTAAGTTCAGAAATGCCTCACGGCTATTTAGTCATCTAATTTTTTCAGTGTAAATTTACCATCTACTGCATCATACACTAGTTCAGAGTCAGTATTCCATCCAAGTTCTTCACATACTTCATACGGTATTGTAAGTATAAGGTCACCGTAATCGTCTTCGTCTAACCTGGTTGTGAATCTTGTGCTCATAGTTTATTTCTCTGATTGTAGGGATTATTGTCTGGATGTGTACTCTTCCATAACTCCCATGATGTATATAGTTCTTCCTTAGTCTCAGGTCTACCAGATATAGCACATTGTTGTGCACATTCATACATTCGATTGTCTAGGAAACCTTCTTTCCTTATAAGTTGCTCTATGCACCATACACGATCATCTTGTGAAGTCATTTTTTACCTCTGGGAAATTTTTTGTACTGGGGATTTTTTTATTTTCGATTAATATTTAACATGCGTTTGGGAACCTTTGTAGGTTAGGGTCTCTATCTTTTTTAATATATCGGCCACCCACCATCCAAAGATAACCCCCATAACTGCCATAAGGGCTAAATGAAAATGATTATCATTTTATAATAACTGTCAAATATTAAAGCATAAAAAAATAGGGTTAGTGTGAGTTAACCCTATTATAATCGTTTTTTACCTGTGTGTCAATTAGACTAGGTTGTCTAAGTAAGATTGGGGAACCTCTTCGCCACCCTTAGCACCCCACTTGTTTATGTGTCTGCTAGTAGTTACTGACCAAAATTGATCTGTTTTGATCCATCCTCTACCAAATTCATAAGCAGCAACTGGTGTTCTATAACTGAAAAGAATACGGTGTGTTTTTGTCTCTACCTCAGTCATGTTAGATGCGATTGGTGTAAGATTCATTTTTAAATGCTCCTTTGTTTGGTATACATCTATTATAGTATATGGTTACCTGTGTGCATCCTCTAATGTGCCACTTATGTGATTGGCACGTGGTACAAAAATCCCTCCTCTAATAGTCTGGTTACTGTCTGTTTATATCTCTCCGTGACCTGTTCCGTATCCAGTAAAAACTGACATAATTCTATAGTCTGCTCATTACTGATAAGGGGAAATTTCTCGGCAAGTGTTTTATACTTTCCTGGAACTATCATAGGCAACTGGGCATACTGTTGGCAATGCCTTATTATCCCATAAATCTCTGTGCCTGTCAAGTTTGTGACGATTCTGTGATATTCCTTGCAAGTCGGTAGTCTGTATGCTAAGACCGTATTAAGATCGCATATTAATAACGATAAGATAAACACTAATAGATTTATTTTGATATTTATTATTATCAGTAAATTATACGGATAATTGTTTATTTCTCTATATCCCTCCTATAATATTTCTTATTTCTGACTATCTCCCATAACCCTATAATGATCTCTTTACATACTATAAAACAGTATGTTATCATACCTGCGGATGTCCTTTTTAGGATTAGTTTATTTTCTTTATTACTGTCCTTAGTCATGGGTAACCCTTATTAATTCCTCCCTAGTAATAAATTTTATTTCTTTCCAATATGCCTTACTTACTACTACGTTAGTTTGTTTGTATCCACTTTTGAAATTTTGATTATCTTCGTGCTTTGTTGTTATGGTAATGTACTCATCACTTATAAAGTTAATCCTCCCTATATCTCCCTTAACCTCCACTAACTCACCTTTAAGGAAATTGTATTTTTTTAAAAGATCATCACTCATAATTAAATACCTATGTAAACCTGTCCAGTTTTGATGATTAAATGCGAATCTGCTTTTATTGAATCTTCGCAATCCTTATCATATATGACTACCTCCATATTAAGTTGCTCTTCATTAAGTTTGTTTAACTCTTCGATTAGTTGCTTATATGTCATGGTAGGTTTTGTTAACTCTTCATGCCTTATTACTTCAATAGCGTGGACTACTTCGCACCAAGGAATTAATTGAAAATGGGTTGACATTTTTCGGAAATTATACTAGAATGGGGGATTAGACCATTATATTATCTATACCAAAAAATCGGGCGGGCATATCCACAAGACTATCATTTTCTTGTATAATATCCCATACTATGATATAATTTCTTAACCACTCTCGTTGAGATACTGAAAGAGTCGCTTTATATGTGTGAAGTATATCGGATGCTGACATAAACGGTAATTGCTCATTATAGCAATAATCGCTTAATACTTCGGTTAGAAATTCAAGTTGAGTCATTTTAAAATTTAGCAATGATTTTAGTTTTTTTCCAGTTAATTGGAAGCATATAGTGTTTATCGTTAGTTAGATAAACTTGTTCGGTATCATCAAAACGTAGTATGATTTGACCATACTCCTTATAATACCTTACATAGTCCCCGATTTCGATTTCCTGGAACTTTTTGTAAAAACGCTCTTTTTGTTTGGTAGAGTCATACCATACTGGTTTATAGGTCATTTTGAGTCAAATTATCAAAACTAGGATAGAAAAGTTTATCAAGTATCTGCTCGCTCATGACCTCTTGCTCATCAGTCATTAAGCATCTAAAATGTCTAAATGCTGAATAGATTAAATCGTATTCTGTACGATTTGGTGTGAATCCTTCTATTTTGTTCATTGAATTAAGTCCTCGAATAGTTCGTAAGTTTTTTTAATTTGCTCATCCTCGGATAAGTCTGGAAATTCGGTTTGAACCTCCTCGAATAGATTTTCGAGGATGATTTCATTCTGTAGGCAACTCATTTTCTTTTAATACCTCTAATTGCTTTGTCTGGATATGTTTTAAGAGCGTGTAATAGTAATGTGTCATAAATGTCATCACACACTTCTGTTAACTCTTGACATGATGCACCCATACTAGGGTCATATCCTTCAAAGTCAGATAATGCATCACCGCCTTCTGTAGTCTCTCTCATGATGACTTCAAAGGGAATAAAAGAGTTAATCATTGCTTGAGTATGGATAGTCCCGAACTCTTTTGTTTCATGTGTGAATAACATTTTGAAATGCTCCTTTTGTTTTGTTATCTTAATTATAGTGTATTTTACAGTCGATTAGTGGGTTAATGTGCCACTAATCGTACTGTCATACTGTTACTAGTATCTGATAGCGTTATTTGCTACTTGTATAACTGTGTAAAATTTACTGAGCATATTTCTGTATCTAACGATTTGATGAGAGTCTCTAAACTGGTCAACATCATTTACAAATGCGATATAACTAACCTGAGCGAATTTTGTTTTATCAATATGAATTGCTGTATAGTCATCCATAGAAAGATCATCATGGGCAACATCATATACAACTTTAGCAACAACTTGAGAACCGATTAAAATATTGCTGAACATACTCTGATCGTGCTTATGGTGAATTGACATATTATTTTTCCAGTCTCCACTCCCATAGGTATCAATAGCATTAAGTAGCAATTTCTGATATGTGTCAATTTTAACTGTCTTGTAGTTCTTTTTTGAAACAACTGCTGTTAATGGCATTTTGAAATACTCCTTTTGTTTGATTACTCTTATTATAGTCGATACTGGTAACAAATACCAGTACTATGTGACACTAATTAGACTGTCCTAGCACCCCTTCCAAATCAAATTCTAATAGGTAATAATCTAAGGTTAGTCCCTCTAGTTTTAAATGTTTGATAACTTTGTTGTAGTCTGTCTTACTTGCAAAGTTAACTGTGAAGTATTCAGTTGTTTTTTTAAATGGTTTTTTAGTTGTCATTTTATTTGAATGATGTTAAAATGTGCGGTTTGTTCTTTTCATATACTACTCTTTTGAGAGTATAAGGTAAAACGTATTTTCTTACATCTTCCCCAATTTGATGCTCTTTAGATGACCATAGACCGAGACCATTATCAATTTTAAACTGAATGTCCTCGTCAAGTTTTTCGTAAACTTCGATTTTAGTAACTATAAACATAATAAATTCCTGGAATTTTGGTTACCTTAAGTATAGGTAACCACCTGCCCAGTCAGTAAAATCTGGGTTATGTAAAAGTTCTCTGTGTCTTATAATTCTCATGTCAAATCTTGCTCCCTTAACTGGGGACTTCCAACTTGCTGCTTTATGCACTTCACCAGTAAACTTATTAACAAAGCAATTTACTGAACTGTCTGACCACTCTCCGTATCTAAATTCCTGATTTACAACTTTAAAGTACTTTTTACCTTCGATTATTCTAAACTTCATTAAACTACCTTCTACATTATCATTAATCTCTTTTAATTGCTGAATAGCATAGTCAGATAAGTCTTGTCTCTTGCCTAGGATAGCATCACCCTTGGAATATCTGATTGAATTGCTAGTTAGCATCCTGACTTTATAATTTCTGTAATTATCCTCTAGACTTCTGCAAAGTTGCTCTGTCCATTCTCTAACCCTTAGTGAAGTGTTAATGTTTGGAAGTGTAGTAGTCATTTAAAAATGCTCCTTTGATTTGTATATACTAAGTATAGTGTAATTTTGGACTATTGTGTAGAATAGTATGACAGTAATTAAACTGTCACACTTCTATAGTATTTGCTCTCGCCATATCCAAATCTATCTGTTAGAATATCTCTCACTCTCTCTCTGTCTAGTGAATCACCATCACCCCAAGTGCAATTTTCAAAATCATCATTATTACATCTATCCAAATATACGATAGTAGCGTGACGTATGTGTTCTTTAGTTAATGCTACTCCATTTAAGTATAATGGGTATAATGGGTCATTAGTTCCATAAAATGAATCTACATAATCAACAAATTCATTGATCTGTCTTAAAGTGTTTACAATTTGAAGTGAGGTCATTTTGTTTGTTTAATTACTATTATTATAAAGGTAATAATACCAGTATGGTAAAATTGTGTGACAGTACTATTACCGTCACACTACTGGTTGACTTTTTAATCTTTGTCTGTATATACTCCCTGTATCATCCTAGTGCCATTATTGGCATACCATACTAATTCTGCATGACCATACTGCTGTGCCATATCATATAATATATCATAACAAAAACCGCTTACTGGTTCTCTAATTGGTGTGTTTGGGATTTCTATAAAGTATTGCATCATAATAAAAGACTCCTATTTAATAAGTTTAAAGTTGGAATCGAACCACTCTGAACGATTCTGTAAATTGTAGATTTCATCAACTGACTTTCCTGCTTTTCTTGCCTGTTGTCTAGCGATCATTGCTTCCCATCTAAGGAATGATTCGTAACGTTTTTGGTTAGTCATAAACTTGATTAATTAACTATGAACTAATAATAATCGAAATTATAGAAAAACACAATAGGTATTGTGCCACTTTGTTGAACTGGTACATCACTTGTTGTAATTCTCTTGTATAGTGTTTAAAATGCTATCTAATTGTTTATCATTACAAATTTCTACTATATGGTCAAGTATGTCATAAAACATCATATTTTCGCTATCTTCATATAGTCGAGATAGGTTAACAAAAACACTTGTTTTCTTATCGTATGTTTTCATTTTGATACTCCATCTAAAATTGATCTAAGTGTAAATACTATTTCATTATCATCAATTATTTCATTACTCAAATCTGAATCTGCCCACTCTAGCGATCTATCCATAATATTTTCGCAAGTGTCAACAATATAGGTGTGAAGTTCCTGGAATTGTTTATCAGTTAATTTAATAGTTTTCATTAATAATAATGTCCTGTAATTGAGCAAGTTGGTTAACATCTAATAAGTTGAACATTATATCAACTATATCATGTGATGTTCCATTATCGCCTTCTTCGATAATGTCATGTATCTCTTCTAATAATGTTTTCATTTTAAATAATCTGTTAGTTTAGGGAAAAATAAATCTAGCATTAAGTTATATGTTCCATAATCGAATACTGTCCCATTAACCTCTACATCATGAGGTAAAAAACCAAAATGTCTATAATGGTCTAAAACGTATTCTTTAACTAAATCTGCGGATGTTTTGTTGCTCATGACCTACACTCCTCTAACTGAGTTAGATAGGTAGGTCACTTTAGCATTGCATACGTTATCAATAAGATTATCGAATGTTTGAACATCCCATCCTTTTTGCTCTGCTACATCATTTGAGTATGCTTCCATTAAGACTTCATATAAGAAATCATACTGACTGTTGGAAACTTCGATTGATAATCCTTTTCTTGAGTCCATTTTGTTTAATGATGTTTGAATACTCTTATTATAAGGTATTTTGTAACCTATGCGTGGTACATTGTGACACATAATTAACTGTCCTCTAACTCATCCAATAGTCCCATTAATATGTTAGTTCTATTGATGAGAGCATTTCTACAGTCAACTAACTCATAATCAGTTAATTCTCTTAGACTTGTATTTAATTCTTCGATTTGATCGAATAGTTCCTCTTTAATAGTCATCATTTAATCCCACTCTGGTTTTGGTTTTGATGCTGTAAGTTTAGCAATTTTATCATAAAACTTATCAACTGTTCCCTCTAACTCTTCAATAATAGCATCAATTTCACCTGGTAAATCTGGGTCACCTGATGTATCTCCTTTTAACATATAGTCCTCTAATATGTAAAGAATTATAGAGGATTGACCTTCAGTTAGTGTAAACTTATGTTTTCTGTTTAAATCTTCCTTAATCATTAATACACTCCCTTACTTCTTCAATAGTGTCAGTAAAATACTCATCCCAGTATTCTTGAAATTCAACTATTGCTTCATTATATGTTAATGAATCCACCCATTTTGTTAGGTCATCACTTACATATTGTACTAAATCTTTTGTTGACATATTATCAACTAATCGCTCAACATAAAACTCTTTTAGTATGTTAAACTCTTTATCTGTTAGTTTTAAATCCATTTAAAAATCCTCTACTGTTAAATTGTTTACTGCATCATATACTTTATCTTCCATTGAATCAAAAGTATCTGTATCTAATAAGTCACTCCTATATTTCATTGCTTTAGGATGACTTAGAAATCGAGTGAGTGATTGATGCTCTTCGATTGTTAACTTAATAATTGGCATTAGAATACTCCTTCAAGTGATAATTGTGTGTCAGCAAATAGTTCTTCTTCAACATCTTCGATTTGTTCATTGAACTCTCCGAAATCTTCAGAATAATCTGACCAACCATAATCGCCATCTTTGTAGATTTCGATAGCGTGTTCCTTACTTCTTGCTTCAATAGTGTAAGTTCCATATTTTTCAAATTTTACATTGATGTAAAATCTTTTTAATGTTGATGTTTTCATTATTATTCTCCCTGATCTTGAAAGTTATCCCACAATGCGATAAATCCTTTTTCATATTTTGGATTGATCTTGATTTCATAGAAATACTTAAGCATTGCTCCAAGTGTTTCATTCTGCTTTTCATCAAGTTTTAAAGTTCTCATGATCTTTAATTGAATTTGTATATTATTATAATACTGTGAATAATACCATAATGGTAAAACAATGTGCCACTAGTAGTACTGTCCTATGCTTGATCTTTTAACTCACCTTCTGAGTTATAATCAGCATCCGTAACTGACTCTAGTCCAACTGGGTCGGGTTGATTATACCACTCTTCTTGCTCTAGTATAATCTCGTCAATATCCCAGTCGGTTGTTGACTCTGCAATAACTTCATGTGAGTTAATGTCCTCTAGTGCTAGGTCTCTTGCTTCCTCTTCGGACTCTGCTTCGATTGATACAGTAAACTCTACTGTCTCTGAGCATTTAACGTGATAAACTTTTTTAGTCATTGAAATAAATGTGAACTGGGCGAATTGGTTTATTTAAGTATTGGATATTGCGTATGTTCTCATTTCTGATACATCCTAGCAAGTGATTAATTGCTCTCTCTTCTGAACAACTGTTACCATTAAGGTCAACTTCTTCAGTAAAGAAATTAAGATTATCCTTAAATAATTCAATTTCTTCTTCTGATATTTCAAATGTTACTGTTGCTCTCATTTTTTATCAGCATTGAATGGACTATCAAAGTATGATCTATTAGCAACAAATAGTACTGTAAGTGCTGTTAATATACCAAAGAATCCAATAATTAATATTGGTGAATGGGGAAAATCGTAAGTTGGAATGTTCATTTTAAATCTCGTAATCGAATTGAGTAGGAATAAAGTTATCGTAATCAAATTTGTATCCAACTACTCTAACATCCTCGAATGTATCAGTAGTTTCATTTACTGAACATACATGAGCATTGAGATATGCCTGTATCTCTTCTGCTAAGTGAAACGGATTGATTTCTGCTTCGGGTGTTGCTTCAAGTCTTACTTGAAATACTGCTGTTTTCATTAGTTGTTTCCTAATAAGATTTTTTCAAATACACTATGCTGTTTACTAGTGAGTGGAAAATCCATATCTCTTAGTATATCATAGAGTTTGTCAAATTGATACTTTTCATCAAATGTGACATTAATTTGAATGTCTTGATTCATTTTTGATCTCCTAGTGATGCGATAATCAAGTCTTTATGAATGTCTAGTAATCTCTCAAGATTTAAACCTTCGAGATCAGTCCACTCACTAACATAATCAGATTGATCTTCAGTTCCAAATGTGCCATCTAAAACTGTGCCATCCTTCAACCAAGGTGCTGACATGAGTTCATTATCAAGGTTTAACCAGAATACTCTGCCAAAGTGAAGTGAATGAATCATGTTGCTTTTGCTGTTGATATTATTATAATACTGCATTTGATACCATAATGGTAGTACTGTGTGCCACTTTGTTGAACTGTCCTATGATGCCCACGCTATTGGTGGATTTCCCTCTACAAATATTTGATTGACTACATTATTGAGTCTATCAGCAATTTTCTGTCCATGCTTACCGCATAGGGGAACTGTCACGTTACCATAGGACTTGCGATATAAAGAATATTGTGCTACTGGTATAATACCATCAGCAACTGATTTACGATCATCATGATGTATCCTTATTACTCTACCAATAGTCTGTGCCATTTCAATAACAGGCAAGTTGCGTAGTAATACTGTATGAGTTAAACCTGATACATTGATACCTTCAGATAATATACTGTAATGGAATACAACAAACTTTCTATCGGTATGTCCCCACTCATTGAGAGTATCAAAGAATTTATCTCTACCTACTTTCTTACCATTGATGACTGCACCATACTTAGATGTAATGTGTAATACATCAAATCCATTTTCCTTAAACCACTCTAGTATATCTGTCTTTGATAGCATATTCATTAAGACTCTAGTACTTGGTGCTGATACTAATACTTTAGAGTCATCCTCTATTGTATCAGTAAGAATAGATTTAAGGTTACTAGCATCAACTTCATGAGCATTAACTTTATTTCTATTCAAGTTAGAATCAAAGGGAACTATCTTAGGTGGTAATATAATACCATTATCAATTAACTCTTTAGCACTTACTTTTGCTATCTCATGTCCATACACTTTAGTGTTTTGCATACCTCTTTCTTCTGACTTACCTCTACCATATCTCGGTGTTGCTGTAAAGAAGTATGCACTACCACAATTATTATCAATACGTTTTGATATTGTTTTAACTGCATTAAAGAAGTTCTTACCAGTTGAGTTATGTGCTTCATCAAAGTATATTGTATCAACTGGTATATTACTTTCAACTATTCTGTGTAGTGAGTGATAAGTTGTAAATATAATTCTCGCTTCATTAACATTAGACATTAGATGCCACATCATAATATCTTTTGCTTTTGTTGTAGAATAATGTCCAGTCTCACCACTATGTACATGCATACATTGAATTGAAAGATTATGATTATTGTCTAGGTTATGTTCAAAGAAATCAGAACATAATTGATTTGCAAGTAATATGCGAGGTGCTACTACAACTGTAGTATGTGCTTTTCTTACTTGTAATTCCTTCATGAAATCAGCGATCATAATATAAGTTTTACCACCGCCAGTAGGCACTATGATCTGTCCTTTGTCATTCTTCCACATTGCATTTAAACAAGTTTTTTGATGTGGTCTCAAAGAAATGGTCATTAAATATAATATCAATAGATGTAGTATAGCATAAAAAAACCCCTCTGTTAAGAGGGGTAGTCAGTTATGTGAGTGTCACTTGACTTGCAAGATAAGTTTTACAAATGCTTCAAGATAGAGAAATGGTAATATAATAATACTAAACGTATCAAGTTTGTTCTCTCTTGTATCCTCTGTAATGACTACTTCCATTTTCTGTGTGGTAGGTTTTGTTTTATTTATTTTTGAAGTAGTGCGTGTCCTTCTCTTGCGAGTTGGTTTAGGTTGTAGTTGTGTCAATTAGAAAAAGTCAAACGACATAGGAAAATCAAGGTTAAAGGTATCCCTTAGCACTTGTGAATGTAAGCATTAACCTTGATGTCTTTATTATAGTGTATCAATAAGTTCTGTCAGTCCATTTTGTACCACTTTCTGATCTGGCACTCTCTGTTGTATTAGTTCCTGATACTCTTCATGCAACTCACATCCAATATAATGTCTATTATGTTTCTTAGATACCATTGCTGTAGTTCCACTACCTATGAATGGGTCAAGTATCAAATCTCCTTCTCTACTCCCTGCTAATATGCAAGGTTCAATTAAGTCAGGTGGAAATACTGCAAAGTGACTTCCTTTGTATGGTTTATTTGTTACTGTCCAAACATCACGTTTATTTTTCCTGTCATAAGACTTGGTAAGACCACTATGAGGAGATAACCCACTCCCACTATTATGGTACTTACCATTTGTGCGGTCTCTTGTTCCCCAGTCTTGCTTGACTGGTTCTTTAATTGCTTCATTGTCATAATAATACTTTTTGTTTTTAGAGAATAAGAATATATGCTCATGAGATTTAGTGCATCTATCCTTAACTGATTCTGGCATTGGATTAGGTTTATGCCATATAATATCCTGTCTTAAATACCATCCATCATCACGCATTGCGAACGCAAACATCCAAGGGATGCCGATTAAATCTTTCTCTTTTAATCCATCTAATTTGTTACCACGTTTATTACATTTATCTGGTAAATCTTGTTTAGTTTTAGATACTGACTGTTTAGGATATGATTGACCTTTGCCTGGTCTATAATTATAATAACTATCCCCTAAGTTAACCCATAGAGTTCCATCATCAGATAATTTATCTTTTATTATTCTGAATACATTGACTAAGTTGTCAATATACTCTTTTGGACTATTTTCCTGTCCTAATTGCTTTTCTTCTCCACCATAGTCCCTAAGACCGTAATATGGGGGGGATGTAACACACGTTTGAACACTTAGATTTGTTAGATTCTTAAGTGTTTCACGACAGTCTCCATATAAGATTGTGTCTATCATTGTGATTTCTTTATATCATCATGTAATCTTTTAGTTGCTAACTCTTTTTGTTCCTTCATATACTCTTCTCTACCATCTTTTGTAAATACTTTCTTCTCATAATCAAAATATGGATGAGGTTCAGCACTAATAACTGGGTCTTTAGTTTTATTCTTAATTACAATAAATCTATCGTTAGCAAATGTCCCTGCTAATTGTACTACAACTTCATCATCATCTTTCCAATTAATACTACCATCCTTTTTGGTGTGTAGCATTGCTTCCTGTATCTGGTCGATAATCTCTTGAGTTAGTTTCATTTTTTAAAGACTCCCAACTTTGTTAAAAGATAAATTGTTAATACTGTCCAGAATACAACTTCTAAACCTATGTTATTCATATTAAATATAATATCATTTAATATTATACAATAAAAAAGAGGGTTATGCAACCCTCTGTAGATATTCGGTTGTTTCCCTCTAATTCAGTAGTTCTGTGCAATATGTTTTACACATTCTATCATTATCTCTGCAATCAATTAGACATTCAAAGTACTCGTCTATTTTATTCTCTTGAGAATTATAATTAACATCATGTTTCCAATGTGCCATTTGATTGAAAGACAAATTGTTGGTCATACAAACCTCCTAGTAATGTTTACATAGTCTCATAATATATGAGATTTAGTGCATCTTGTTACTCCTTAGTTCTACATTATTATTTAGAAATAAGATCATTAAATTAATGTAAAAAGTAACAAGAATTTATGCCTATTTTAATTTTCGTCTTTAACGATACAATATACAGTTCCAATTATCATAGCACCAACAAATAAGTACCAGTATTGTATAAAAACAAACAATAATAGTAATCCTCCAAGTGTGCCAATAACCTGTAAATCAAATATACCATTTCTGAATATATTTTTATTATAGTCTGGATATGGGGGTTCTAAGTCATGTTGATATTGACCTGTATTTGATTTGCCTTGATACAATACTTTTGATACTGGTAATCCATACTGTGATTCTGCTAATAGTCTTGCTTCATCTTCATAATAGCAATCATCAACAATAACAGTTTTTGGAATACCATTATCACGTTGTAACCATACTTGATACCTGTTCATTTAAAACTCCTGTATTAGTCGTTTTAGTTCATCATCCTCTGAACCAATAATTTCAGATACCCACTCTTCTTCTTCCTCTTGGACTTTAGTTTTCTTGTCCTCGATAATTTCATAGACATTAAATGTCATAACCAAATCCTCCATTTTGGAAATGTCTCTCATCCTCTACTTCCTTCTCTAGTTTTCTGAGTGATGTTTTTAATTTAATCAACTCTTCACTAGTGTAGTAAGTATCAGATTTGAGTGCTTTTTTGATGAGTCTGATTTGTCCTTTAGGACTAAAGAATTTTCTCATAACTTAGTATAGTATAAAATAGGTTAATTGTCTAGTAGTTCAAAATACCAGTAGTTAGTACTTGTTCTTTCATTTGTTTGAATCTTGGTCTAGCAAGAAATTCTTGAAACCATTTCTGGTATCCTATTTTTGCTCCTTGATTCTGTTTGTGATGTAATCCTTCCTCTACTGCTACGTCTAACCAGTATGTGAAAAATGGCACTCCCTGAGCAAATCCATCCATCTTACCTCTATCAGGTATGTAAACAGTTCCACCAAATCCAGGTTGTTTGTTCTCTCTTTGTATCCATCCAGTAGCATTTAATCTTCCTTTTGTTGACATTGAGATCGTAACAATATCACCAAACTCATCCTCTACTTTCTCATTAATTAGTTTCATAATATGTTCTATGTTAGCATGAAATGTTCCTCTCCTAGTGTGAAGTAGAAATAATGATGTGATGAACGTTTGATCGAAATGCTTATTGATACCAGTTTCATTTAATAGGTTATCAACTGCAATAATTTCATCTTTATATTGCATGATCGCATTTTGCATCTTAGTCCTACGATATTCACTCTGAGTTATAGTATCGTCATTTGTCTCTGTCCATAATCCCTTGATACCATAATTATCTGGGTCATCATATTGACATAAGTATGATAATGCTGTGACATATTGTCCTTCTTGAAACTTCTTAGTTTTCAAGTTCATACCTAGTGACTTCTGACATCCTGTAACAACTTCTGCTGCGACCTCTGCTGCTGTAGGATTATCAAATGTCCAGTATGTTCTCCTTAGTTTTATTAAACTATCTTCAAGATACATCACACATAATACATTTTCGGGTATTCTATCTGTTTTCCCTGATTCCCACAAATATGATCTAGTGTTAGCATCAAGTCTCCAAATAGTACCTGCACTATATTTTGTGCCATCTTCCCACTCATCATCCTTAGTTAATTTACCTAATCCAACTATATGATGTGTAGGAAATAATTTCCTTAAGTGATCTATTACACTTTTCTTAGTTGCTCTTTGTTTTGTATTGCGTTGAGTTATCCACTCTGGGTACGCTAAAAAATCACTAGTTTTCTGTAAACTAATGACTACGTTTGGAATACCTGGTAAACTATACCATACTCCCACCTCTAATGGTGTCATGTCTTTTCTCCGTTGTTATACGTTTTGCAATCTTGCTCGACTGGTGTGTCTCCACTAAAATTGCTTTGTTCATTATTATATATCATCTTAATAAACTTTTCAACCCACCTTCTACTCTTTGTTTAGAATACTTAACATACTCTGGGTCAATATCATAACCAATATAATCCCATCCTAAGTTAACTGATGCTACTGCTGTAGTTCCAGTTCCCATAAATGGGTCAAGTACAATACCATTATTGATACCAGTTAATAGTAAACAATCTTCTACTAACTTAACTGGAAAAATAGCGGGGTGGTTACCTTTCTCTAGTTTACTTTGTCTAGTCTCATAAGGTATGAACCATGTATTACCTTTATCTCTAAGGTTAGGTTTATTCTCCTTAGTATTATTACCTCTGATATTTGCTTCATAGTATTCATACTTAACACCAACTGCAAGTCTATCAATTTCTACCTTACCATCTTTTGTAAAATGAAATAGATGCTCCCATGTAGGGCATAAGAATCTCTTACTATTGATAGGTTTAAAATGTCCATGTGTCTTATCAGTATGAATACTTTTAACCCATGTAATATGATTCTGTAAGATATAATTATCTCTTAGTTTACAGCATACATCTATACCTACAGTAGGATTGACATTTGAGTATCCCATGTTAACAAATAGATGACCTTCATCTTTAAGTACACGTTTACACTCTGCAAATACATCACCTAACCACGATAGATACTGGTCTAGTGGTTTAGTATCATTATACTTACTGTATTTGATATTCAAATTGTATGGTGGAGAAGTAACTATAGCATCAACTGATTTATCATCTAGTTTCTGCATACCTTCTATGCAATCACCCAAATAAAACATTTCTATCTTTGAATGGAATTGAACCTTTTGTATATTGTGTCAAGTCAGAACCTTTTACAAATCTAACTTGAACTTTTGGAAACTCTACTACATCTGTAAATATGTAAATCATATTCTCTGCGTGTTCCCATAACTCTTTCTCATCAACCTTTCTACCCATACCTAACATACCACTTGGGCAAAATTTTGCTCCACCTCTGGTAAAACATTTTGCATCATACTTGACTCCATCTGTGTCAACGTGGTCATATCCCTTACCATCTTCAAATGTAAGATTAGGAAACCACTCTTCTAATTGAATCTCAAGAAATCCTGATGCTCTTCTACCATCTGTAAATAACTTATTTACTTTCTCCTGTGATAGTGTGCCAAATGTAGCATTACAAGTATAAGTATATGTTTTGTTGAGTTCGATTTGAGGTCTGAGTTTCATTGATCTCTTTAACTATGATACTAGTATAACATACTATTGCTAGTATGTCACTTATATGGTCACTTCTCCAAGTGTCATAGCTTTTCTCTGCATCTTAAAATTACCTGCAAATGTTATCCTTAGTTCCTCTCTCATGTTAGGTGATACAAAATGAGGATAGTTAGTTGGAAACATAATAATATCTCCTTGCTCTATCTCTAACTGTGTCACTTCATCACCTGGTACATTCATAATATAATCTAATCCGCTTGATCTATATTCTGTCCATGATGAATCAAAGAAATGAAACTGTGACCCATCACACCTATGAAAATAAACCATAGCAATATTATAATCAGGATGACAATGGTTATGAACCTCTTGAAAATCTCCCTCTGTATATTTGTTGACCCATACGTTATCGCATACTAACTCTGTCTCCCAATATGTTTCTATCTCACTAAGAAACTTATTTTGATATGGTATTAGTATATTGAGGAAATCTTCCCAAATAGGATTTCCGTCACTCTTTCTATCTGTAGATGTTACTCTACATAATTTCTGCCAATCTTTAGGTATGCCAAAACCATCCCCATCATTATAGATGTCAGCAAACATATCTTCTATCTTTTGCTGATCTATTTCTGTGAGTCTATCTTGAAAATACCATTTAGGATTGAAGTGTTTAATCATTCCTCTATTTCAAAATACCATTTTATGTGTTTGATATAATCAAATGTACTACCTATGTCTTTATCACAATTCATAGCATACTTACGATCACATAAAAAATTTCTCAACTCTTCAATAGAGTTGAAACATCCTTGATGTCTTTCGTCAGTATCATACAAATGATATTTCATAATGAATCCATGTCTTTTCCATGTTTTGAACGTTTACCTTCTTGAGTTTTATTTCTGACTATAATACAGTTGTTTTTATAGTCAGGAACGAAATCTAGAATATCGTCATTATCCCACATGAGTTCTTCATATAGCATATTGAGTTTTTCCATGTCTTGATACAAGTCAGTCGGTTCATCCATGTTTGTATAGTTCCTTTAAATGTAAGTTGTTTGCAATTTCATCAACTTGTTTCATTCTATCATGATATTCTTTAGACGAAATAGTTTTATCCCTAAAATATTGTTTTTGTAGGGAACAAACATACATTACTAATGAGTCTTTCACAATCAATTTTTGTTCAGTAGTTAGAATTGCTGAATTTAACCCGATCATTTCCTGAGTGTTTTACTGTACTCTATAATGTTATCACGAATTTCAATTAATTCATTGAAACACCCTTGATTATAAGCACATCCACGCAAATGGGGGTCTGGTTTAAGTAAAGACTCAATAAACAAATCGAGTCCCCGATTGAACTTGACGTTTTCATCTTCGCCATGCTCAATAGAATTTTGATCTTTTGATGCCATTAATCTTGAGTGGTATAATCTATGTCCATGAGTCCATAACTCATGTCATCATAGTCTAGTCCATCATCAAAATCATCTTCATCCAAGGTCTCGTCTTTCTTTGTATTCGTATTTTCTTTCGACTTTTTTGCCATAAGAATCCTCTTTAGAATAACGTTTACTTCCTTTAGCACGTTTGTCTCTGAGTGATTTACCATAACTGTTGTTACCGTACTCACTACCGCCTCGTCTAAAAGTTTTGCCCATGTTTAAAAAAATGAATTTAACTTTGAACTACATTTTATATAGTAGCATAATACGACTGTTAAGTCGAGTATGCTGTGTTATTCGATACCAATATCAACATTGTCACGAATGTTATCACGATAAATGGTTTCTGGTTCTCCTGTCTTGATGTTAGGGATGATATGGTCATCACTAAACTTACAAGTGAGTTCTTCAAAACAAAATCCAACTCCATGTAGAAAATCCTCTACTTTCTCTACGGTATCCCCTAGAAATTCTGAGTCAAATGTTTTGGTTGTTACTGTGCCATCTTGGTCTGTGGCAGTTAGAATAAATGAGGGCATAATAGTATATGTGGACTCATATATTCTATCACATATTTTTTTTATTGCAACATTGAGTGGTCAGTTTGGTGGTTGGCACAAACTCGATCTTTTATCCCACTTGTAATCCTGATACAAACCTGATCTATCAACATACATGAGAAATACTTGTATGTGTCTTGTACCTTGATATGGTTCTCTCCAATGGGGATAGTCTATGCCTTTGTATATGCATATATCACCCACATCCAATTCTATTTCTATAGTATGTCCTTCACGCTCAAAGAATATAGGGAAATTACATTGCTTTTCTAAACAGCACGTTACACCATACTCTCCACTTGGTCGATCTGTATGTCTCTCTAACTCTGATCCATGTCCATATATCCTACCGTATGAGTATGTTGGATGTAATTTCTTACCAGTTTTATTTTCTATTTCTGGTTGCATCCATAACAATAAACTCTCTAAGAATACTGGTGAATAATATCCAAATGCATTATTGATAGTTGGGTCTGGTGGGTTGCCCATACTCACTCTCATGAGTTCCATACTATTACATAACACCTCGCACGTTTGTTTATTAATGACTTGTTTGACTACGTTTATCATGAGAAATTCATATTGAGTACACATCTAAATGGATTAGTTGTAGTGAATGAACTAGCATGAAACCTTACACCATCAAACATGACTAGTCTGCCTTTCTTAGGTGATACTCTTTGTTTAATTGTCCACTTGTTTTCATTTGTTATTCTATATGATTCTTCTTCTGTAAACTCTGTTAGTTTTTGGTCAAAGAAAAATGTATCACCATCACAATCATGAACATAATATATTGCTGACCAATGTGGTGTGTAATTGTCAGTATGTGGTGCATGATGTAATAGTTTAGACTGCTTATTACCTAGCATGAAATTAAATCTTAGTCTTTCTAATACATTCCATTTAATACCAGTTGCTTCAGTAATACTTAATACCATAGGATATATTAATGGAAATCTAGGTGATACAGGTTTTTGAACTTCATATAACATATGAATGAACCCATCTACATTGCCTTCATGTTCATCTTCGTTAGTTACAATTCCCTTTCTAAAATGTAATGGGAAATCTTTTTCATTAACTATTTGTTCTATGTGATCTGCATAATCTTTTGTTATGAAATCATCTACAACTATAATATCATTCATATCACTCTCCCAAAAAATACTAGAGTCAATCGAGATGTCTCTTTATTATGTCCAAAGAATCTACCTGCACTATGCCATCTAGTTGAGTCAGATATAACACAACGATTCCATCTATTTTCTGCAAGCATACTAGGTACCCATCTTGAATTGACTTTATCTCTTACATCTTCATTCTGTCCTATATTATCATTTACATCATCACAATATTCTTTACTATGGTCTCCATCATTTGATGTATCTCTATCATCATAAAATGTAGTTCCACAATCTTGTTTAGGTTTATCGTTGTTTAAATATACAATCCCTGCTACATTCCATTTAGGGTCATCATTATGAACCCATCCTCTTTTATATGTCTCATCTATTAACTGAAATGTTGCTTCTAAATGTTGAAATCCTTTATAATTTCTAGGTATATAATTTAATAGTTTATCATGAAATGTATTGAAAAAATTTATATCCAATTCATCTAAAAACTTAGTGCGAATACCTGGCCAATTACCTCTATCACCTTTAAAAAACTCTTGCTGTAATGCAAAGTTTCTTACAAGTGTTGGTGTCTCAAAAAAGTTATCTACTACTGTTAATGGTAGTCTCATCTTGTGGAAAAATTATATGTTAGAACAATCCTAGTTGTATGTTCTTTAGGGCATGAACTTGCATGAGGAAACTTTCCATCAAATACAAAAAACCTTCCCTTCTTAGGTGATACCTTTGTTACTATGTCATCATCCCATACCAACGTATCACCATCACTATTATTCAAATAGTACAGTCCTACTTTATGTTCAAAGTTAAAATCAATATGCTTATTGTTATGTTCTTGGTCACAATTAGCCAGCAAACATCCTAATCTCATTCTATGTAATGCACCTAACTTTTGATTTGTTCTATACAAATATTCATTGAGTGGAGCCATGAACATATCTTCCTGACCTGATCTCTTCTGTCCATTGACTAGAACGTGAGCAAATCCTGGTGTGTTATGTCCTTCTCCCTCTTCAACGTAAGTTACATCAGGCATAAAATGCCAATCAAAACTTAAATCAGTTACCTTACTTAAAAGGAAATCTTGATGAGATTCTGGAATAATATTTTCAATAGTTTGAATCATTTTCTAATTTGTATGTTGAAAGCAATGGATACTCTGTCTGTATTATCTATACAGGTATCAACTGAGTGAGGTAACCAACCAGGAAATACAAACATCCTACCAGTTTTAGGTTTATATCTAACTACATCACCTGTTAATGGTGTATGATTTATTATTTCTGTATCAGTAGTTTTCATATATTGTTTATCAAAATCTTTATAAAAAATAAGATCGCCACTATTCTCATTTGCTTGAACATAATATACACCTGATAAGAATGAACCATGATGTATATGTATTTGATTTGAGTGACCTTGATTATTAATATTGCACCATAAATTATCTACATCAAATGCAGTATATGGATTTAATCCCATGTCTTGTTTAACTTGATCTGCTATTTGAATTGCTACTTCACATAATGGTGGTACATGAGTTGAGGGAAATACATTTGACTGCCATCCACCATAATTACTAATCTCTCTCCCTTCTGGATTATCAGTTTTTTTATTATATACTATATCTTTTAGATATTCATTATTGAGATTAGTATCTGTCCACCATACTGGTGTAGGGAAATATAAATCTAGATTAATCATAATACTATTGGTATAAAACTAAAGTTACCAGTAACTAATTCATTGGTTTGTATATCAAATCCAAATGTAATTCTTTTATCTGTATAATCTTCTAATACATCAACATAATGAGGTCTGCTACCAACACCAATATAAACTTGATATGGACTATTCTTTATTCTATATAATTCTTTTCCATTAATCTTATCTTGAAATACAGTATCAGTCTTTTGAGGTGTTAATGAGAAATAACCATGATAAGGGAAATCATGTGAATGAGATTTCAATACTTGATCTTTATCATGTATGTTCATCCACATCTGCATCCATACATTATCTTTTGGTATATTATTTACTTCAAAATAATCTTTAATACATTTTACAATAGCAAGATATAAATTGTATGTGTCCTTATTACATGATGCTATACTAAAAAAATTATAGAGATAATAGAAACCAGTATCATGTGTTTTATCATCAAATAAATGTTCAAACTTTGCCTTTGACATATCGACATATTGAACTAATTTATCATGATCTATATCACAATGAATAGGGTCAATTTCATATAATTTGTAATCGTTATTTACCATTGAGGATACACAAATGCAGTTACAATGTACTTGTCGTTTGAAATAGGGATGTTGCCTTTATGAGGGAACATAAAATTACAAGGAAAACATAATACTTTCCCTGTTTCTGGTTTCACTAATCTGTTAAGAGTAATAAATTCAGTCTCACCACCCTCTTCAACATCATTAAGATATAGTATAAAGGCAAGTATTCTATTATACGTTACTTTACTCATAGTGTCAACATGAGTTCCAAAATGTCCTTCTCCTTTCGGATACCTTCTGATAGAATATTCTGTTGATGTCATATCATACGGTATGGTTAATCCGTATGGTAATGATTTAATTGTCTTATCTATACACTCATATATTGTCTGGTATGATGCATGATCTGGTTCAACAAAACTTTGTTCTGCTACCTTCATATTAGTATTGACAAAATTTTCTGTATCATCCCTACTGACTCTACCTTGATGATGCTCCATCATATGATATTGATCTATAAGATAATTACATACATTCTTGTCTGTTATTGTTGACTCAAAAATAAAATCATTGAGATTATCTTCTTGTTTATGAAGTGTAAATGCTTTCATTGAATACAATATGCGTGTGACCATCTAAAATCACATGAATCCTCTATGTAAGGTGTATGTGATATTTCTGTATCATATAATGTCATAGTTCCTTCTTTACAAGGTGCTATTCCAACACACTCAAAACCATAGTGTCTCTCTTCATCATCAGATAAATTTTTCCATCCATCTAATCTTTTCATGTGAGTACACAACTCTTTGACTTCATTGAACAATGGATGCTCTTGATCTACCATGAAATCATAGTATAGTTTATCATCTTGACCTTTAAATAAATTACCATGATATTTGTATATCTTAGTTCCTGAGTCAGGGTTAGTTGTAAACCATAAATTAGAAACTAATCCTTTAGCACCATCTACATGAGGTAGTCTAAAATAATCCCAAGGGAAACTTTCCTCTTTAAAATATAGATTACCCCACTCTGTTAAATGTAGTTGTTCTACTTCTGCGTCACCAAACCATGTCCTAAAATATCCTCTCATTAATCTAAAAATTTCAATACAACACCAGTGTGGTAGATGTATAGTTGCAAATGGGTTTGCATCCCTACAATTAGTTTTATTAGTGTCAGTCATTATAGGAAATGTTGCTGCTAATGATTTGTACAAGTCAAATGACCCATCTTCAAAAGGGTCATCAGCGACATAATATCCTATATCGTCAGTTAATTTTATATACTCTACATTCCAATCAGTTGGTTTCTTGATCTTTATCAGATCAGGAAACTCATGCTGCATTAAGAGTGTTCGGTAAAACAAATCTGTTTTCATAAACATCACATTTGAATAGTCTAGCATTAATATTATATGTCATCACCATCCTCTCACCACCAACTTTATTTACTTGACTTCTATGATTAACCCAACCAGGAAATATTAAAACTGTATTAGTAGGGCATTTAATTTCTTTCCATACTTCTTTCTCTGCATCATAAGGATAACCTGTCTTATGATATTCTAATGGGTCTTTTATTTCTATATTACCTTGACCTTCTCCATCATTTTGTAAGTAAGATGCTACAACTAATTCAATACAATTATGTGTATGTTCTTTAGTCTGTCCTCCCTTCTCATGTCTATTAAACCATGATTGACTGATCTCACTTTCTGCTCCTAGATAACCAAATTGATCCCATACCCAACTAATTCTTGATCCTAACCAATTATTAAATGGTTGCATACACTCTTGATTATGAGGTTCTAATGTGTACTCATATCTACCTACTCTTGATGTAGTAGAGTTAGGTATAGATTCTACTTGAGTTTGATCTGTCTTTGCTGCCCAATGATTCAAAGCTGCTTCGTATGTTGGTCTGATCTTTGGTAGTATATCACTAAAATCAAACTCATATTTAAAAACATAAGGATGCCATAAATGTAATCCTTCGCCAGAATAATCTTCAGCGATTATCATGTTAACTCTTCATACTTCTTTCCAGGATCTCTTACCTTGACATCATCTAAAAAGAATGTTTCCTTTGCTATTTTTAATCCATTGATAGCACCTTCTAGTCGAGACATATGCTCCTTGAGTTCTTGTCTCTTACTGAAGTCAATTTGTGTTACACCATAAGGATTTAATTTAGTGTCTTTAAAATCCTCTTCTAGTTTCTCCACCTTTTCATGTGCTTTGTTATACTGACCATTGAAATTATTGATTAAGTCATCAATAGTTTCCATTTTAAATTCTGCCAAATGTTTTGGTGAATCATCTGGTTTATGATCTGCAAAAGGTATGCCTGTTTTAGGGTCAATAGCAGGTGCAGGGTTTTGCACCTTATCACCTGGTAAACCAGAAAATTGAATTTCGCTCATAGTTTAAAACCTTTGTTACGATACTTGTTGAATACTGTCATCACTCTATTTAGACGGTTCTGTACAGTGTCCTCTGCAATAAATTGTGATTGATTAGCATACTCGAAAGATTCTTCCATCTGCCACTCTACATCACCTGCAGAGTCTATTATAGTCTCAAAATTACTATTTTGCAAGTATTTTCTATGCATTGGAATATATTGTATCAATGGAGTTCCTGCTTTGACATGAGTTTCACCTTCTAATACATGCCAAAATAATTGTGCGTGTATTACATGACCGTATCTTGGGTCTAATAAACCAGTTGCTGCTGTAAATCTTTTCTCATTATTATAGTTGACTGGTAACTGTAGTAATACAATATCATCACTAGCTTTAACTCTCCAAGGAGTTTCTATCTTTACTACTGTCTTTAATGATTTACTAGGGTCGTCTAATAATGGTTCAACTTGTGTTTCATCATGCTTACCAATATATGATCTTTTATTACCACCCATTTTAAATAACCAAGGTGCTTCCCAATTTACTGAGATGCCATCACCATTAGTTGTTATTTTAAAATCAGCAGGTGCAGGTACAATATAACCTGATGACATTAAATTTTTAATGCCAGGACAATTAGCAGTTGATATTAAACCTGATACTGGGCATTTTGATTTCTTTCTCTCACCTTGAACCCATGATCTTTTATGATTACTAGCAGGTTTAATTGGATAGAGATCAGTAACAGCAGGTTCTAACGAATAAAACCTGATCCAAGATTTTTTTCTAAACGGATTTGTAAATTTCATCTCTCAAGAACTCATAATGTGAGGGTAATTGTGCAACGTATTTACTGAAGTAATCTTTCCATTGTAAATACTTTCTTCTAACATCTGGTAGTTCATCTTCTGATACCATGTTTTCTTTTAATTGGTATAGAGATCTCTTTAAGTACGATGTAGATCTTATTCCATGACCTGCAGCTATAAATGGTATTCCATTCATATTTACATGCCATCCTTCACCATAGGTTGATGACATGAACTGTTCTATACTTTGATGCATAGGAACATTCTGTGTTACTTGCTCTGGATTATAGAAGTTTTGTTGTGTACACCACCTCCAATATGGTGTATCAGTTCTCATAGAGAACGCATAATGCATTGCAACAAAATCAATAAAGTTATCAACTGTGTAATTACATATCCAGTTAAATCCTTCTTTCTCAGTTCTTGTTACATATCCATCCCTTTGATTTAAAACTGATACTAGTCTAAGTATATTCTCATGTGTTGTTAACAGACCAGTAGACTCTAATGGTTCTACAAATCCGTATGATAATCCTATACCTACTACATTATTAACCCATGCTCTTTCTCTCCTTCCATGCTTTATATCAATATGAAATAACTCTGCTTCATCTGCTCTCTTCTTACCAACTTTATATCTAAGATGTTCTATAAAATCTTTTCTTGCTTGCTCCTTACGACAGAATCTACTTGAGTAAACATAACCTTTACCAATTCTATTCCATAGTGGTATGTCCCATGTCCAACCGTTAGGCATAGCCCAACAATCAGTTACGTTACGCATTTCTTTTTCTCTTGTTTCTTCAAGATAAGGAATACGAGCTGCCCATGCACTATCATTTGCAAGTTTATTATCACAAAGATAAAAAGGTATTCCCTGATATTCTCCTAATAATTTTGACTTAAATCCTGTACAATCAATATATAAATCTGCCTGTATTGCATTAACACCATCCATGATGATATAACTAATGGTTTGATCATTAGGTCTTTCATACATTGTCTGGTATCCAGTTATCTCTCCCTTAATATGTTGAACACCATTAGGAATACAAATATGATCTCTAAGATAGATACCAAACTTTGTTGCATCTAAATGATATGCAGTATGTCTTCTAAAATCAAAATCTCTAGTTACACCATCACGATTTCTAGTTTGTTTATTCTCATTGCATAAAAAAGTATTAGCACAATAAAATTCTGCAAACGATTCTGGGGGAAATTCTTCTGGATAATGTGATGCTAGGTGACCCCATGTGTTAAGTCCTGCGTTAGCAAAAGTAAAATCATAATTTGAATAAAATGGATATTGAAATACCTCTTCCTTTCCTTCTCTAAAGTTAGTAAATTGTATGCCATTTTTATATGTTGCATCACAATGAGGCATCCAATCTTCATCCTCTAAGTCTAACAGTTCTAAGTACTGATTGAAATGTCCTAAAGTTGATTCACCCACACCAATAGTTTTAATATCTGGTGATTCAACTAAAGCAATCTCTAAATGAGGGCATAACTTTGATAATGCTGCTGCTGTCATCCATCCTGATGACCCACCACCAACAATAACTACACTTTCAATCTTACCTTTGTAAGGATCAAAGTTTTCAAATTCTATAACGTGATCTGGTTCAGTTACTTTCATAATAATCTACTGCAAAGGGAAAAGATTCTTGTAATTCATCATAGTGGTCAAAGTTAGCAACAGAGAAATATCCCTGTCTATTTAATTTACCATCCTTCTCTAATAATTCTAGCATAACTTTATCAAAAGGATGATAGTTATGCCCTGCACAAATAAAAGCACCTCCATATAAGTTGCCCATTGTCCAGTTTTCTACAGGAAGTTTGGTGTATGGTATTGATTCATGTTCTTGAGTAAGATATTTCCAGTATGGTGTATCTTCTCTTGTAGAAAGATGATAATGTAACGCTACAAAATCTTTAAAACCAATAAAACTTTCTCTAACATATGTATTAAAGAAATTGATGTCTGCTTTTCTAATTACTGGTAGGGTTAACACCTTGGATGCTTCAATTAACCAGTTATGTACACTCAATAAACTATTACTCTCTAATGGTTCAATAAATCCACCACTTAATCCTATTGATAATACTTTGCCTCTCCAAGGTTTATCTGATAGTCCAGTTCTAAATTTAATTAATCTGTAATCTGATAGAGTTTCTTTTGGATAACCTAAATGTTTTTTAAATTCTTCTAGTGCATCTTCATCACTCACAAATTTAGATGAGAAATTATATCCTGTTCCAATACGACTTCTTAATGGAACATTCCATACCCATCCGTTGTCCATACCAGTGCAATTAGTATAAACTCTTTGTTGTTCACATTTATTTGTATAAGGTAGTCTTACTGTCCATGCTCTATCGTTAGGTAATTCTTTATCAAACTTATCCCAGTTCTCATAGTCATACACATCTGATAATAAACTCTTAAATCCTGTACAATCTACAAACAAATCATAATCTTCATTGAGAATACTTTTATCTACATGTTTAATGATATGATTAACTTTTCTACATCTATTAATTCTCAACCAATTAGCAAACTTTGCTGCGTCTATATGAAATCCTCTATGAACTTTATGATGATAGAAATCAACATCCTGTTGAATAATTCTATTTTCTACAATAGATTTATAGTGAGGGCAATAGAACTTTGCAAATGTATCTACAGGACAATCTGTTAATGTTTTATGTATGAACCAATTAGATATATCTAATGATGGAGTTTCTATTATGTTTATAAAAGGAAAGTGAAATGCTCCCTCTGTTGCAGAAAAATTTTCAAACCTGACACTATACTTGTAAGTAGCATCACATTCTCTCATCCAATCTTCATCTTTTATTTCAAGTAGTTTTAACCACTCTGAAATAAATTGAGTAGTAGATTCACCTACACCTATAGTAGGAACGTTAGGTGATTCTATTAATGTTATTTCTTTATCAGGATTTAGATGCGAAAAGGTGGCTGCAGTCATCCAACCTGCGGTGCCACCTCCTACGATGCAAATTTTATTAACCTTCATAATATAACTTTACTAGTATATATTATACACTATGCATTTGGATCTGTCCACCCTTCATATCTCTTCCATGCAGGTAACTCTGGATAAGACATTTTAGGGAACTTGTCTGCACCTGGTTCTTCTGTTTCCGAATAAGATTTTAATTCTGTTGGTGTTGCTGGTACTGATTTAGCAACTGGTTTAACATAAGTGGATTTGATATTCTTAATATGCTGATACCACTCTGCATCACTTGCATCTAAACTTTTACCTGCTGCAATGTCTCGATAGAGCATGTCTAATTGTTCGCCCACCTCTCCATACGCAACCTGCCTTGCCATACCTGGATCAGTATAACTTCCACTTCTCTCAATCCATATCATTTTACCTTGGGCAGGTGACCACTCTAGAGTCCAATCTAGAGTTATGTTATCGTTATCTACATCAACCCAGACAAACTTAGCATCTGGACCATTGTAAATTTCAAACTCTTGACCAGGATCAACAATCTGCATTGCTCTTCCTTCAATAGATACTAAAACTTTTTTCATTTGTCTGAATAATACCTCGTTGTTATTTATAAGTAATGAGTTACAACAACTAAGCCAGGTCTTCCATTAGAACCCCTGTGACCGTTGAAGTATCCACCATTTCCACCCGAACCTGGTGGTGAATGACTTTGATGGTTATGACTGAAGTTTCCTCCTTGAGGGTGACCACCTGCTACACAAGCACCCCAGAATCCTCTTCCAGAGTTAGCATTTGATGATCCACCATCATGATGTTGGTCTCCACCACCACCATAGATATTCAGATTACCCCCCGATCCAACGCCTCCAAGACCACCATTGTGTTGGTGATTTCTGTTGGCACCATAACCACCAGAAGCTGAGAGATAACTTCCGAACGAACTGGATCCCCCATTTCCAGCACCTCCTCGATAATATGTTCCACCTGCTTCTCCTGATACGCTTACTGATACTGTTGACACACCTTCTACATTAATAATTTCTTCGGAGTACCCACCTGCTCCTCCACCTTCACCGTGACCACCGCCACCTCCTCCACCTCCAATAACTTGGACGTGAGCATAACGAACTCCTGATGGACGTGACCATGTGCCACCTGATGTGAACACACTCATACTGGTTAAGTTACCTTGAGGTCCTAAGAATGTTTCCCAATAAGGAGAACTTCCATTAGATTTTAAAACCTTACCTGCATTACCAGACTGTGACGGTAGGAATCTTGCTGTTTGATTACCAGTAACACTACCATCTATTTGTAAAGTACTGACAGTTAATTTCCTGTCACCACCATCAGCTCTAGTAATAGTCCATTGAGAACCACTTCTAGTTAGACCACAGTTTCCTGAGACATCATATATGTTTAGTACTTTTAAACTACTCATTTATTTAAAGTGTGTAATAACGATCATACCAGGTCTACCATTAGACCCTCTGTGTGAGTTAAAGTAACCACCACTACCACCTGAGCCAGGTGCTGAGTGTGACTGGTGATTATGACTGAAGTTTCCACCTTGAGGGTGTCCACCTGCTACAGCACCACCCCAGAATCCTCCACCACCAACTGATGAACGACCATGATGAGAGTCTCCTCCACCACCATAGATGTTTAAGTTTCCTCCAGAACCTACTCCTCCTAAACCACCACAATGTTGGTGATTTCTATTAGCACCATATCCACCTGATGCTGATAGGTAAGAACCGAATGAAGATGAACCTCCATTACCTGCTCCACCTCTATAATATGTTCCGTTTGATTCTCCTGATACTGTGCAATATACTGAACTTATACTTTCTACGTTAATAACTTCCTCTGAATATCCACCTGCTCCTCCACCTTCTCCATGTCCACCACCAGCTCCACCGCCACCGATAACTTGAACTTTGATATACTTAACATCTGAAGGTCTATTCCATGTACCTGATGATGTAAATACACTCATACTTGAGATATTATCTGCAGATGGTGGGTTATCCCAATAAGGACTTGTCCCATTGGTATATAACATCTTACCACTTTGACCTGAGTGTGAGGGCAAAATACTATTTGTTGATCCTGTGATAGAACCATCAATCTGTAGGGTTCCTGGTATCACCAATGTATTATTGGTCTGCACTGTAGTGGCTGACAGAACGAAACCAGTATTCCCTGTCAAATCTTTAATAGCAGCAACTCGTAGTGTACTCATTTTCTATCCGATTTATAAAACTATTTAGGTGTAAGGATCAGAACCTATCATATATAGGGTAGCCCCAGAACCAATGGTTAGGGTATAACCATTACCCACTGTGACATCACCTGCCATATAACCAATCTTAAATTCATTACCTATCGTAGGATCAAGATCTAAATTCTCTTCAATCGTATCATTATTACATCTGATCTGTCCTTTATCACCTACAACAGCACCACCCGCACCAACTTCGATCCATCCTGCATTTCCAGATCCATCGTCATTTGCATATACTTCTGCACTATCAGCAGTAGTATTAAAACGCATAGTTCCGATAGAGACACCTGACGGTCTCTGTGCTTCAGTTCCAGTTGGTAAACGAAATACACTATTAGTATTCAGAAAACTAAGAGTAGTAATAACTGCCTCTGTAGTATCTGCTATTTGGTTTCCGCTAATCCTTGTGATTGCCATAGGTTACAACTCCAACCCCTGTTATTTATTTAGATAGGTAATTCAACAATATGAACTGTATCAGTCGCTAAAGGTGCATCCCCTGATCCAAATACAACGTTAGCACCATTACTATCAACTGTATAATTAGTGCCACCAATTTGTGCTACACCATTTAAGTATACAAGTACTGAGCTAGCACTGTGCTGAATAGGACCATTAGGACCTGGTGTGTAAACTGTCAGTGCGAATGTTAATGTAACACCATCACCAGTATATGTTCTGGTAATATACTTATCAGAACCAACACCACCGTTACCAGTAACAACTAAGTCACCATCAATTAATATATTACCAAGTGCTTTGACTCTATAGTATTGGTTAGGTGCAGTTCCTAAACCAAGAACAGTGTTACCACTATATTCCTCTATATTAATATCTTTTGTATTTGTAAGACCAAACTCTTTCCATCCTTGATTAAAGTAGATCCAACCAAGTGATTTACCAGGATTCCAGTTGATATTATAAACTAAGTCACCATCTGCAGGTGTATTATAGTTTGTAATAGCAGATAAATCAGGTGCATTTCCTGCTTGATTTTCTGGTGCAAGTAGTGTCTGTTTAATAACAGTACCATCTTGGTTATAGTATGATAGTTTTCTTGATGAAATATTATCCTGTGATGTTACTTGTTTCTGGAAGGTAACAGGACCTGCAAAGATAGATTCTAACTGGTTTGATGCACCACCAATAACTGTTAGTTTATCAGTTAACACCAATTCAGAGAACGTTTCAATAGTTGTGTTCTCTTCACCAATAACGTTTAACTGTGCAATATCTTCATTAGTTATCTGACCTGTAACTGGGTTGATAACTTGGTTACCGATGAATAGGTCACCGTTGGAGTTAAGACCAGAGTAGAAACTGACTCCTCCTTCTTCCTTAATTGACTGTGAGAATCTAACTTGGTTCTGTGTAAGAGTCTCGACCTGTGTCTGAGGGAATGCTGTGGAGTAGTTACCTGGACCGAAACCGAGGTATTCAAACGTATGGTTACCTGATCTAAGGATTGAGTGTCGTCTAAACTCAACGTTGATTGGTGCGACTGTTCCATCATTATTCTCCCTTATATTAATCTTTCGAGTTTCTTCATCACCTGCACGTGCAGTTAACTCAATATTAGATAGTCTCTTGTTAACTGAGTCATAGTTAGGTGTAGTACCTGGTTGTGTCCAACCTGTATCTGTAAGTAAGAACTCTGTGCATTCTTTAGTAATAGATCTTTGAGGATCCATATTTGGTGGAGTTGCTCCATCTGTAGCATTAACTAATCCAATAGTAACGTTATCAGCAATGGATACAGCAGCATCTGGGTCTGCAAGTGGATTATCTCTGTCAAATGTAGGATAAACTTCATTAACGTTTTGAGAGAAGAATCTATCATTAAAGTTAGATGTACTTGGTGCGATAGATGCACACAAGAGAGTCAGGTAATAGATACCATCTGCAACACCTCTTTCAAATTCTTGAACAACATTAATATCATAAAGATAGAAACATTTGTCTAACTTATATGATGTTGTGTCACTATTCAATGGTTGCATAACATAACCAGAGATAGGGTCTCTAGGTAATGGATTAGTCTTATCCTTATCAATTACATATCTTACACGATATGTTCTGTCAGCAAGGTTTCTTGGATCGGGGATCCTCTTTAAGAATGTAGTTGGTGTAAAGTTAACAGTATTATAGATCGTGTTAACTGATAATGTAGTGTAAATGGTATTATTTACTGAGTTAACAGATAGATACCAACCACCTGGTTGACCTGCTACACCATTAATAGTATATAAGTTTGCATCATACTGGATCGGTGATCCAGGTTCTCCTGCTGATACACCAGAAACAGTAGGTCCATAAGGTGATATAGATGCATAATGAACACTCGCTTCTGTTGCTCCTGATGCTACAAGTAAACAGTTAATTTTATCTGCTACTGCTGTATTACCAGTTCCATCTTGTCTAGCACCGATTGTATATCCTTGAACTCTTGTTGTTGGTGGTGATTGTTCAACAGTATAACCATACAAGTATAGTCTAGTACCTGGCGTTCCACCTTGTCCCGCTAGTGAAGAGTTAATTGCTTTTGTTCTTGGAATATCAATGTTAACCCAGTTAACTGATGTCTCTTCTCCAAATATAACGTTTTGGTTTGCTAAGTCTGCTGTATTAACAGTATCAAGTGTGATAACTCTAGTATTAGTATTAACAGCACCAACTAATGCACCTTCTCCAATTCCCGTTCCAGAAACGAGCATACCTTCAATAATACCATTAACACTACCATCATTAGCTAGTGTAATAGTATTAGAACCATTACTACCAGTTGCAGTTGTAGAAATAACATTAAGTGCTTTAGGTGGTATAACATGTGTTAATGCACCTGACTTATCTTTAGAGAATGATTTCTTCTTAAATCCTGCTGCTCTTAATGCTGTATTACCAAAGTTACTGTTACTGTTAGTAATTGACATGTCAGCACCACGCTCACATGTAAAGTGTGCAAAGTATCCCACAGCGAACACAGAAACCGCCTGTATAAATGCGTCATCTGATGCAACAATATGTCTATGTCCCCATCCTTTTCTGTACTCAGCATATCCATCTAAGTGTGCACCATCACCTGCTGTTGCTACATCATAATTACCAGTCGAACTATTATATCTTACAAATGCTCTATCGTCTTTCTGTAGTGACAGTCCAGTAAACTGTGCCACAACCATTGATTTGAAACCAGTTGCTTTAGCACCGTTTGCATGCATACCGTTCATACCCCACACTGATCTTAGTGATAGGTTAAATGCGTATGGAGATGCAGAGTCAACTGTATCAATCTCAGTCTTAACTCCAATGTTTGTACCTACTGCGTTACCAGTTGGTTCACTTGACATCTGATACGTAAATACGTTTCCAGATGCAGATGTAACAGTAAATGATCCATTATATAAACTTGCGTCAACTTCTGACTGAGGACCTGTTGAACCAGTTACACCACTAACGTTAATGTTTACACCAACAGAGAATCCGTGATTTCTTGGGTTATCAAACTCGTCAACAGTAACAGCAGTTGCAGTGTTACCATTTCTTGTAATCTGTAATACCCTATATTCATCAGAAATAGGACCAACGATTCTGTTTTCCTCAACCCTTGCCTGTATTTGGTCTGCACTTGGGTCACCTGATGTATCGGGAATTGTTGCGAATGCTTTTGATACTTTTTGATAGTATATGTCTAAGTCTGTTCTTTCTAAGATGTTAGGAACAGCTGAATAGTCAGCATTAGGAACAGTTCCATTAGATATAAGACTTGATAAAGTATTAAGACCATCAGCAAACTCAAAACATGTAAGTCTGTGATGTGAAAACTTAGGTGCTAGTGTTTCAGTGGAATCAGGTTTGAAGTATACACCCTCTTCAGCACCGTCGAAGAAAGAGAATTGCCAGAAATAAGTACCACCAGTAACTTTGAAGATTGCAGTTCTTGGGGGGATTTGATCTTCGGTGTTAATACCTTTTGCAGCGTAGATAGTAGGGTATGGAACATATTTTGGAATAATTTTTGTACGACGAAGGTCAGTTCCAACAACAGAACAACCTCTGGGAACTATAATACCACCTTCAGTGGAATTAAATTTATAAAGAACGTTATTAGGTGAAGTTAAATCTAGGTTTGAGTTCTCATCAATAGGTGCAACGTTAGTATATAATACTTCGCCTGGTCTATTATCAATCACATACTCAGCAGGATATAGCATGATACTAAAAGCATCAAACTCGTCATTACTGAGACCAACTCTATATGAAAATCTTGCTACCTCTAAAAATGCCCTTTGTAGTGATTTGAAAGGACGCAACGCTGAATTACCCCTATTATCAATAGCATCAGATGCGTCAAAATCGTCAGGGTTTACGTAGATTATACGTCCAGTTCTGGACGTAATAATATTCTTTAATCTCGTTAGGGACATTTAACTATTCGCCTTTTAGTTATTTATTATGGTGCACCGCCACCGCCACCTTCAGAGTCAGCAGTGTAAGTTTGAGTTGGGAAACTGGTTGTTGAATCCTCGAATCCTATCAAATTAAATACATTATTAGCAGTCACTGATTTAACAACAACTGTCTCACCAGGTCCTATGACTAATGAAGTGATCCTATCTACTTCATTATTACCATTAGTAGCACCTTGAGTAATATAATGTGATGCCTCAACTGCATTTGATGCAACATCAATAGAGTTGACACCCATGATTGAACGAGCACCACCTGGAAGAGCTGGTACATCATAGAATGTATCAGAAGTTGTAATATCAGGTGATCCTACACCCTTTATAAACTTAAGAACTGATCCAGTGTAATCACGAACATAACCATAAGCACCAGGTGTTGTGCCAGCTATAGTATAAGTAGATCCACCAACAGTGAATGTATCAGAACTTGTCCATGTTCCATGAACATCATATGCCCAAAAACCGTTATAGGTGAAGTTTGTGCTAGTTTGTAAAACTCTGTCTGAACCACCGTAGTTGGAGTTAGCTGCGTTTCCTGTGCCACCATCATAATAATAGTATGCTGCAGTTGCGTTTTGGTTGGCACTAAAGTCATATTGAACATATCCATTAGCACCATCACCTGCACTACCACTAGTAGTTTTACCAGTGGTATATTCAGTTCCATCATCTAAGTTTCCTGCAGTTCCATCAGGTCCCCATTCTCCGTTTGCCTCAACTGATAATTTAAAATCTCTACCACTCATAGTAGAGTCACCAACATCAAATCTATAAGTTCTATCAGTAAATACCTCTATTGCTTCATTGACATACATCTTATAATTTCCACCTGCAGTTGTAGTAGAAAACACAAATTCATTATTAGCAGTTCCTACACCACCAGTTGAGACTGTACCTGCACCGTTAGTTCCTACTGATACTGAATCACCGTCTGCAAATTCAGTTCCTGTTCCATTTATAGTTGATGGACCTATTTGAAGAATCATCAAGTTGTTTCCAACATCATCAAATACGTCATAAACAGTAGCAGTTGTAGCATTAGGTGCTGTTCCTTTAGTAATAGTATCACCAACAGCAAATCCACCTGCTGTAGATTCAAGTGTTACCTGTCTAATTGCAAATACCTTTACAAATATTGTAGTTAAAGCAGGAACTAGATATGATTCAAACTTTAAATGCTTTTCTTTATCTGCTGAAATAAACTGAGTCCCTGCTGCAATATTAGCAGTTACCGATAATGGTGATGCTACGTTTAAATCGACTTGATAATGAGTAAGTATGTCACCTTTATGTAACTTATATGTCGATGCATCTAAAGTTACTTTTTGACAATAGTCTTTAATGGCAACATCATATGCTGAACCAGTACCATCATTTGCTATTGTTAATTGAGTGCTTGCAGAACTGTCAACAGGACCTTCATAAAGAATTGTATCCGTGTTAGCTGTCGGTTTAAGTTGTGCAAGTAGTCCTTGAGTTGCCATTGTTAATTAGAATCCTGCGTAGAAGTATTGTTGTAATCTTGTTCGACCAGTTAAATGTGATGCTGCTAAACCTGCACCAAATGCAACGTCGTCTAAGGTAACGTTCTCAGTTGAAAGAAGTGTAGCATCAGCATCAGGGAATTTAATTGTTCTTGCAGCAGTGATGTTATCAGTTCTGAAAGTAACAGTTCCTGTAGCGGTTGCTTCGTCTTTTAAGACTGGACGATAATAGGTCTTATTTTGTATGACCTGTGTAGCAAATTCAGTAACAATAGTACTGAATAATGGGTTACCCGCACCAGTATTTAGTAGTGATGTAGATGGGAACTTCATCTGAGCATTAGTCAGAGTGTTTAAGTTATCAAGAAAGAATGTAACCCTTCTAGTATTATCAGTTGAATCTGCAATAATTATATCTTCATGAATCTTGTTCTTAAGAGTCTGAGATGCTTCAGTTCCAACTAATTCTAAACTTTGGTCTGGTAATGTAATTGTCCTATCTGCTGTTAACGCACCTGCGTTAAACTGAGCTGTTGATGCACTAGTCTCAGCTGAGTTTGAGATTTTAGGACTTACTAGTGTTTTTGACAGAATAATTTGCTCTGTTTTTGTATCTAATAGTGTAGATGATGTAGCAGTAGGTTCTGCGGTAGTTGTTACAGATCCTGCATCTGGTAGAAAATAAGATCTACGAGTTCCTGATGTAGTCGGCCAGTTAATCTGGAATATTGCTTCCTCTGCACCATCAATGATAACAAAGTTATCTTCATCAATAAGAAGAGTTTTGTTAGTCAGTGTTTGTGTAGTGTCTGCACCTACAAGAGTAGTTCCATTACCTGCTGTTATCTCTGGTAATGTCATAATTCTAGTATTACTACCAGTTCCTACATTACCTGCTTCAAATCTAATTTTGGGACCTTGAGCATCTTCTAACAAAAACTGTTCATCAGACATCAAAAACTGACCCGTTACTTTTACAGATCCCGTTCCTTTCGGTGCGAAAACTATATCAGTATTGTTTGCAGTATCATCAATAGCAGTAACATATAATGATGTACTACTATTACCGTTATCAAGACGTGTCATATACAAACCACCATCACCAAAGGCAATACCTATTTGGTTATATGCTGATTGATATAGTCCACTATCTCTGTCTAAGTCAAAAGCTAGACCAGGTGCATCTTTGCTACCTTGTGCTAGACCTCTGAATAATTGATTAACTTTTGCTTTTCTATTAGGAATCAACGGATCAGAAACAACAATAGGAAGAATTGCTTCTCCAGATATATTGCTATCTGAAATCGTTTCCAACTGAGAAATCTTCTTGGTTCCCACGAATAATTACACTATTGGCTACGGTTTTATTTATAAGGGGTACGATCCCTTTCTTTGTTAACTATACTAAACATTTCACCTAACTGATTGTTAGGGTGATATATGTGTTCAATATACTCTTTAGATATGTGATTTAACGTTATATTAAACGCTAAACTATACCTATTACTGGTAGAAGGACACTCTGGATCTACCCAATGTTCTATCCAACTAGGAAAATATACTAAAAGTCCTTTTTTAGGTGATATTTTTATCCTTCCAGAATTATATAAAGTTGCGTGTTCATGATATTGATATGGAACTGCATATTCCATCACATTTGTAATTGGATTTTTTAATACTAAGTCTGGTGACTCTTCATCTGCCTCTGGATAAAATACAGCACTAATCCAATGTGTGCCATGAAGATGAGGTTTTAAAGGTTCAGAAGCATTATTTCTGTTTGCCCAACATGTAGTAACTCTTGGTCTTGACTGCAATCCTAAACCATATATCTTCATAAACTCAGGAATAGAGTTATGAACTTCATCTATAACATCATGTATAGCAGGTTCATTTAAGTTAAGTGGTAAACCTGGTTCTACAGTCTTGATATACTCTACAATTTTATCACAATCAACATCTAATATATCAGACGCAATAAAATTAGAGAACAAAGGTTCTATAAAGAATTTTTCAGTCATGAGTACTTGATAGCAATAGTAAAGCGATGTTTATCTCTAAATGTAGTTGCTCTATGAAGTAAATCAGCATCAAATCCAAGCATTCTATTAGGTTTAGGAAGAATACCCTTAATTTCACCATCAATAAGAAACTGTGTTTCTCCTAAATCATTTTCATTCCACTCTAAGTTAGGATAATATAAAAATGTGTATCCAGTTTGACCATCTGAGTGCCAAAATGGTTGCTCATTAGGTGCAAACAAATTAATGTACATCCTATAAGGTAAATCGCAAATATTAAATTCTCTTTCTATAGACTCTTCAAATAAATCATATGGACTTTTATGTCCGTTAGGTAGAATATCCGAAACCATACCTACTGGTGGTAAACCATAGGAATCACATTCACCATAACGATAACTTGCTCTCAAGCAAAAGTTATACAATCGTTGATGTATACTCTCTTCAAAAAAATCATCAATAACGTCAATCATTGTCATGTATCCCAAATTGGGTTAAATCGTATTTAACTTTAGCAATACCCTCATGCTTGACACGTTTGGGTTTACCTATCTTATCTAGGATCTCAGCAGGAACTTTCTTCTTTGTAATGTCATAGGGTATAGGTGCATTTGCAACACACACTCTAATACATTCCCACTGTTCCTCAGTAAAATCAACAATCATTGTTGTTCTAAAACCATACTTTTACGAAATTCTTCAACAACTGATAGAACCTCTGGGTCTACTGGAGGACCTGATTGTTTTACAGGAGAAAGAATTGCTACAGAACCATCTTTCCGTTTGATCTTCCAAACAGTTCTATTCCTCTCACACATTGTCAAAAGGAAGGGTAGTTGTTCTACCGCTTCCTCTTCAGTTATCTCTTGAAAATCAGTCATTAGAAAACAGTCAACATTTCTTTATCAAGTGATTCAATCATCGCAGTTGTAGTGTCTGCGAAACCTTCGGCACCTTCGGCATCGAATTTCCAAGTAACTGTGTCCTCATAACCATCTTCAGAGATGATCTTGATTTGTCTCTTTGCAATGTTTACGAAAACATGTGCTAGATAAATTTCGTTGAGATCTTCAAACATTGTTACTCCTTTGATATATCTATACTAGCACAAGAACTACTCTAGGGTCAAGTTGCCTGTGACAGTATTTTGATTGGTTGAGTTTGGCGTAACGATGCTGAATCTACCGTTGGTAATGGTATTGTTATACAAGCTAGCGGTAGAAGAAAGGTTCACTTTCCAGTTTTCTAGTACTACTGGGTTGATTATGGTCTCATATCCACCATTGATAACTGTCCTAATACCTGTGACTTTTTTAGGTGTCTCACTTTGTTCTATATTAATTAACTGAAGTATATGTGGTGTCACCATTTCTATAGAGTTTTCTGCTGACATGGTAATCTCCATACCACTCATAGTCTGCTGATAAGAAGAGTTCTCAAATATACTACCAGTAATCTTAGTAGACATTGATCCTAACTTACATTCTGTTCCTTGTAGTTCAAATTTAGATCCCACAACATTCATATCAACGTCAGATCCAAATCTAAGAGCATGTTTATGTGTTCCTCCCTCTGCACCTAAGTAAAATCCTCCTCCTACTTCAATATGACAATTACCAGTTATTTTTAGTAGATAATCACCTTCAATATTACGAACATAATCTTTATTTACGATTTTACAGTCATCGCCATGAACTTCTTGAGTTAGTACTCCTGCATATGATATATGATCTGCCACTAAAGAACCAGTATCACCTTCTTGATTAGTAGATTCATTAACATATTCAGAAACTTTTGCCTCTATAACTTCATCTGATAGAGATTCATAATCAACTGCCTTTCTTAATTCATCTCTTATTTTCTTTTCATAAAGATGAGCATTATTAAAGGTTATAGAAGTATGAGTTGTGCCATTTGCTTTCTTGCTAATGTCCGCTTTACGACCTGGCGTTCCTAGATGCAAATCATAACCACCACTAATATAATTTTTAGCAGATGTCATGTTTGGATCAGCTTCCTTAAACATAGATCCAAATAAGTCATCTCCTCTTATCGTATTAATACTATCTAAGTCTTTTCCTGTTAAACGAGTGCAACCAAATAGAGGGAACCAACCAATTAGGTCTTTTCCACTAGTAACTCTATTACAATCACTAGAACGGAACTTTAGTAAGATTTTCATTAAACCAGTTAGGTTTGTACTAGTTTGACTGAATAAATCTGATCTTAACTCAAATATACCACTTCCTTTCTCCCACTCAGTTATAATATTGTATCCATTAGTAGTTTTTACCTTATCTTTTACAGTAGTTACTACATCACTCAAATTTTTAACAATTTTAGTAGATTCATCAACTATACTCTTAATAACAGCGTCAACTGTATGTTTTACTAATTCTTCTTTTGTCTGCATGTTACCTAAACATACAGAAATGTAATTTGTGACTACATCTAATGGTTCTTTCTTGTAAGTGTCAATATTAGCGTCTATTAGACATAATGATTTTAATATAGTCTCTGCTGCTTCGTGTATTGAGTTATATGATGCAAATGGTATTCCAGTAGCATCTGACTGTAACGCTTCTACCTGCAAACTAGTTGCTAACGTAGATGTTGCTTGTCTCATAGCAGAAATGACTTGAGAGTATATAACTGTCAAGAAATTATCTATTTTTACTGTTAAATCTTCTGTTTTTACATATTTACCGACAACTATGTCCAAATACTTGCCATCTGTGATTTTTACCAAACTAGAGGTAGTATGTGCTAAATCCTCTACTAGATAAGACATTTTATACTCTAAACTCTTCCAAGCACCTCCTACACCGTTAGCAGTAGGAAATGGCATTGTAGGGTCTAATGGTTTTATTGGATTATATGAACTACCGTGAATATCAATACCTATGTTTTTTGGTGATCCATCACCACCTGATTCTGTAGTAGTTTGACCAGGATATGCAACACTATTATGTGTACTCTGTCTTAATGGTTGTATTGGTTTATTAGTGTTTTTCTCTGCAGGATGAACAGCAGATGAATTAGGTGCTGTTCCAAACTCAGGAATTTGGTCTGTAAAGGCAAGTGACTGTGTTTTACGTGTATCTTCAGATTTCTTGACTCTCATAACACCAATAACTATTGGCATTTGAGCAGTTTCACCATCCATGAAGAAACCCATGACAATAGCACCAGTTTGCAACTGTCCTGTAGATTCTCCTTGTCCATCATTACCTGCCTGAGAGGTATGTTGTAATACCGTTGCCCAAGGTAAAGCACTAGTTGGAAGGTCTGCAATAGTTGCTCCTTGTAGATTGGTGTAATAACCAAGAACACGAACTTTTACACGACCCAATTCCATCGGATCTTCGTTATCCTCAACTTCACCAACCCACCAAAAGAAACCGTCTTTTCCGACAAACCCTGATGTATTCTCGTTCTGTATACCGTCAACTAGCTTCATTTTTAAGCAGTTTTTTAGTTATTTATTCCTGTAACGCTCCTCCCTTCCTCCAAGGTTTAGTCTGATACATCACATCAGACTTTACCACCAATTCTGTATAATACTCCATTTTATCAGGATGTACAGATGCGGGGTTTTCGCTAATTGCTTGTTTTAGGGCAATCATCTCAATCCACTCCTCATCGGATAATTCCGAATTAGCCACAGTCTGATTCTGATAAGAATAGGTTTTTTCGATAATGATTCTTTTAGCGTCAGACATGTGATCGGAGTAAAACTTTAAGGGTTGCTCATGCATTCCTGTGTCTCCACTCATGTCATTAATTTGATTTACTTTTCTATTTTATCTTGAAATACACACAAACGCGAGTCTCTTAAGGTTTTCTTCAGTTTTTTGTAATATAAAAAACCTTACACGCGAAAAAATTTGGCGAATTTTTTTTCGACTTATATGGGAATCAAAGGTCGAATTATATACGGACGAACTTATACATTTCTTCGCTACCCCATACCATCTTGCCCTGTTGATTCAATCCCTTGTCTCTTGACAATAACTTTTCTCCGTAGAGATATATTTCTGACACAACCCTGTACCCCTTCTCTCCTCGACATTTATCGCTGTCTAATTTTCCACTCCAATGTTCAGATTCAAATCTAAAATGCATATCACATTCTTCATGTCGAGAACCATCTAGTCTATAGTTCTGCATGATGACATAATTATCTGATATTATTTCTATCTTGTGTTTCTTATTACGATATGGTTTGTGAGGACCATCTACTCTGTAAAAATTCAAAGAGGTATACCAATCTCCTTCCTTTGCCCAGATCACCTCTGTCTGGGCAACTTTATGGGGATTAGATTGTGCTTGTGACCTATTAGTCCAATGTCCTAACAGATATTCATCAAAAATCATTACAAACTAAAGAACTAGTCGTCGTAAACACGACACTCAAATGCGTCTGGATGATTGTCACAGTAAATTTCTAGATGCTTGTCTTCATGTCTAGTGTGCCAATCATTAATCCTTCCTTCATTAGGATCTATCACATCATCTTTATGATAGTTTGCATAGTCTGCATGAACACTTTCTAGTTCAGACTTCGTATACTCTAACATACCATGATTAATATGCTCCTTACCATCTTTAGGATCAAGGTAGACTTCATGGTCAAGGTCGTGAGTTCTCTTCGCTTGAGGATTTTCTCCGATACCTTTAAATTCGGTTTCAATCATAGCTAACTCCGTTACTATACTATTATTTATCTTAACACAGAGTCCTTAAGTAAGTCTAGCTCGGTATAGAGAACTGTACCTGTTGTGTTATGAGTCACTGACGATATCAAATATCTACCACTATATTTCCTGTCTAATGGTGTTTGTCTACCAGATTTAAAGTTAGCAGGTATGATGACATCTATTCCACCACCTGCATACAAGTCTAGGTTACCAGGTATTGTAATCTTTAACTGTATATTTTTTAATGACTCCAGTCTCATGAACTGATATGCCTGTAAGTCTATCAACTCTTGATAGTTTGCTTGAGGATTGTTTATAAACTTAGGATCGAATGTTTGATTTGGTAAAAATGAATACCTAATTCTTCTCGGTTTAGACACCATCTTATGCACTGATGGATCTAGTTGAGTCAATGGGTTTACAGTTTTCTTACCATCTAAGTGTGACATCTTATCCCATGTCTCATCTAATTCATAGTGAGGATCATCAGTAGTCAACTCTGTACTAGAACCCATCTTAGATGATCCTAGAGTTACAGGATCAAATCCAACTGAGAAACCAGAGAAACTACCATCCCTCATCAGTTCTAAGAGATGTTTCTCTCTTGGGAATGTAATACCAGAGATAGTAAAGGCATCAGCACCAGTGTTATCAACTTTCTTAGGACTGTAGTGATACTTGTAGCATCTTGGTTTACCTGTAATTCTATTAGTCTGCTTATCAAATGTCTGATCATTAATATCATCAATCAAACCATCAACAGATCTAAAATGATAACCTAAAGCATTCTCATAGAATAAAAATCCATTTTGTAATACTCCACCCTTTCTAGACTTTCGTACACTCCTCTGTGCCAACCAATAGATTGTATCCATAGGTCTCCAGTTAGGTGCAGTAAACTTTTGATTATTAATAGTATCCTCAGTAAATACCTTCTTTGAACTGTTGAGATATCTTCTTTCCTTTAATAGTTTCTCTACTATAGAACTTGCTTCTGGATTTTGGAATATTACTTCTGATTGACCAAAGACACTAACAGACTCGTTAGTTATAAACTCTGTAGAACATGCCTCCACTAGGAATGCATCATTAGAATTGTTAGTCCTAGAACGTGAGTGAACACAGTATATTCTAAAGTTATATGTCCTGTCAATAATAGAGGATGTGATTTGTAGTTTCAATTCCTCATGTCCTGTCATCATGTTGATGATACCTGCAGCATCCTCAAAGACAAACTGTGCTTCTATAGTAGACCTATCAATTCTCTCACGAATTTCAAATCCTCTACAGAAATTGTACAAGTTAAAAGCACCCTCTGTATTTGATAGACGTTCTCCATCTCTATACAGACTTAAACGATATTCAATTTCTCCTACATTACTTCTACTAATTGGCATGATTAGGCAAACTTAGCGACACTGAAATTACTTTGTAAGTTGGCAGCATTTAATGATGCCTTAGCACCCATTAGACCTCGCATTCCTCCACCACCTGACTTCAACCTTTCAACTGCGGATGCTGCAGCTGCAACGTTTGCTCTTACTGATGCGTTATGTGCTTCAACAGCAGCCATAGTTTCAGCAACAAGTCTCCTTGTTCTCTCTGTGATCTGCTCTCTTGCATATGATCTATCACTATATACCTTCTTAAGAGCATACGCTTCTTGTCTTTCTTGAGATTGATTATTACCCTGTTTCTGTTGTCCACCAGAGGGTGTGCCTAATATACTACCTGATGATGCATTACCTGATGATGCACCAGTCTGACCACCACCATAGTTAGTGCTAGATTGGAACGCACTACCTCTTTTATTCTTTTGGTATGCTTTAGTAGAAGTTTCCTTTGTGCTAGGGAACATTGGGTTCTCCCCATTTGCTACACCTAAATCAGTGTTCTTCATGTAATCATTGAAGAACTTATTACCCTCAGTACTAAAGACTGTATCTCCAAATTTTATTTGTGATGAGTCGTCACCCTTATTGTATATTCCAGTGTTCTTAAACGTTGTAGAGTTCAACAGTGCCATTGTCTGAGGTTCAGAGAATCCCTGTCCTCCTAACATAGAAGTCATCCAATTAGTATCACTTGCTTTAAAGATCGCTGCTGATGCTTTATTAGATAGAGAAGGTGATAGTTGAGCGTCTGGGTTGAATGAACCTTGAATCTTACTAAGGATATCACCCATAGTTTGTGCACCACCGAAGTTAGCACCTGCTCCTTGATCAATTACACCTGCTTGATTCATTATGGATCTAGCCATAATTGCCATCTGTTTTGGATCACCACCAGATGCCTGAGCTATGACAGTCTTCATTTGCTCTAGGTCACTTCCACTCAAACCAATGTTGCCTGACCCTGCAACCTGATTGTCACCGAAACCAAACTGGATCTTATTTCTTACACCATGAGAACCTGGTGCCTTCTTATCACGACCAAAGATCCATTTACCCCACTTGTTACCAATGATAGAAGTTAATTTTAATCCTCTTCTATTACCGTACGCTTGATCAGCAACCATCTGTAACTTAGCTGTCTTATCACCTTTACCGTGCCAACTGACATCAAACGCTAGGTTCTTAGAATATAAACCACCTCTACCTCTTCTTTGTTTACCAGATGGATCGTATCCTGATCTATTAGGAGGTCCTTTTCTCCATCTATTATTCTTAAAGTTTTTATGATTATAAACTGTGTATCCTTGGTTCAAGAATCCACGACCTGCCTCTATTACTGCCTGTTGTCCACCACCTACAAGTTTTTGATCTGCACCTTGACCACCAGCTCCTCCTCCACCTACAGATGCACCGAGAACATTACCTAATGCTTGGTTCATTCCTCCACCATCTGCACCCATCATGGTTCCCATGATATTACCAAGAGGACCACCCATATTGTTTGCCATCTTGCCAAGGAAATCTCTACCAAGATGTCCAAGTCTTTGACCGAAGGTCATTCCCTCAGTGCCTGGTCCGAACATTGTCATGCCAAGACCACCGAGAGTACTCATCCAGTTAGCTGCTTTGCTACCTGGTTTCATGAACTGACTTGCTATATTAATACCACCTTTGAGGATGTCCCCGAAGGTTGCCTTGCCACCTTCACCACTACCTCCACCACCAAAGACAGTCTGTAATGTACCTGCAATATTACCTGCTTTACCACCAAATACATTACCTATTACGTTTGTAAGGAGTGGGGACTTTAAGACAGATCCCATTGTTGCACGACCATTCTTGTAGTCTATGCCCATTGATGCTCCCTTTAGCATCGCACCATAGGATGATCCGTTTGCTACAGGTCCTATGCCACTAGTCCCTCCAAGACTAGTGTTCTTAAACATATTACCGATACCAGATTTGATACCGCTAAACATCTTACCTAAGAAGAATTGTTTGTCACTAAGTCGTGGCATGTCAAACCCAAGCTGCTTTGCTTGGATTAAGTTTGCTTCAGTAAGACCAGGTAATTGTCGTGTAGCAAAGTTATTAAATGGTATAACAAAACTCTCACCAGTATTTTTCTTCGCTACATACTCAGTTCCATGACCGATAAACTCAGGACTACCACCACCAGGACTTGTAGACACAGGATAACCTGAGTCAGGACCAGAGATCCAACCACCAGTAGCAAAACCAGGTAATACTTTTTTTAGTGGTGCCTGACGGTAACCACCTGTTGACATCTCTTCATCGGCTTCATCATCAGCACCCATCTGTTTGATCTTATTAGCACCCCAGAGAGTTGTGCCAACTGCAATGGTTGCACCTAATGCTTTACCTTTCCAACCACCAGGAAATCTTCCTCTTGTTTTTAATCCTTTAGAAAATCTAGTTAATGATCTATAGAATGTTGTTAGTACAAACCTAACATCTTTAATCAACTTAACAGGATTAGTTAACCATCTTATTCCTACAAAGATAGCCCCTAAGTTTACAAATGACCTAGCAAATCCAGTTAGTCGTTCCCACCATGTAGCATCATCCCGTAAAAGATCATACAACCCGTCAACTATTCCTCCGATCCGTTTCTGTATAAAATTACTGATCCATTTAAACGCTTTGTAAATTGCTTCAATAGCATTGACTATCTTTTGTTGGTTCCTTTTATCCGACAACCATTCTAACGCAGGTTTTATGATTGCTAGTTTAATAAACCCACTAAGAATTTGTAGTAAACCCTTCAAGAAATTAGGTGCGTTCCTACCTACAAACTCATTAACAAATGATACGAACTTAGGTTTCTCTATCTTAGTATACTTGGGATCAAATGTATCTCTTAGTCTTTTCTTTTCGTCTTGTAATCTTTTTAGTTCTATCTTTTTTATATCAGCAACAACACCACCAATAGAATTAATACATGCTCCAAGATTATTATATGCTTCAATGCTCTTCATCTGATAAGATGCTGATGCTTTATCGGCAGCACCAGCCGCAGCACCCTTCGCAATATTTGGAGAGATTAACTTATAAACATTTATTTTGGTGTCTTTAGATATCGCCATATGTATATTTATTATGCTTGAGCAGGTTGTGGCATTGGAACAGGTACCATCCTAGGTATAGGAACAGGTGTTTGAATCTCTACCAACTTCTCTAGTAACATAGGAACTGGTATGAACTCAAGTGATGACTGCATAGCATACTCTCTTGACATACCACCTTTCTTATTACTCATAGACTTTGCAGTTTGTGACATGATACCAAGCACCTCTGGTTTGACACCTAATTCAGCTGCCATATTTCTTAGACCGTTGATGAGTCCACCAGCTCCACCACCTCCCATCATACCTGTGATAGTTCTAAACAGTCCACCAAATCCCATACTGTCTGCAATGTTACCTATCAATCCCATTGGTGAGAAACCATGAGGACCAAAGGAATCTAAACCAAATAACTGAGACAAACCTGGTACGTTAGCAACACCAGGTATCATACCAATGAGTCCACCTACGGCTGGGAACTTTTTCATGAACCCACCGAACTTATTAAGCATTCCTGATACACCTTCTGGTAGTATTGATCCAAGACCGCCCATCAGTCCACCTAATGCTCCACTAATACCTCCCTGCATGAACCCACCTAATGCTTTACCAAATGGATTATTAGACATGAAGTTACTAAACTTGTCTGCCACACCACCAAAAGTACCAGGGAACATACCACCTAGAGCACCGATACCACCAGTAATTGCACCAAATATATCACCAGATGCAGCAGCACCTATAGCACGAACAGCACCTATAAATGGTGCAGCAGCAGGGAATACTATTGGGACAACAGTTCCTAAAAGTTGACCTATAGGTGAACTAACTACACCTTTTACAACGTTAGTAACACCTTTAACTACACCACTAACAGCCTTTGTGATGCCTCTGAATATCTTACCAAAGAAGAACTGCTTGGTGTTTAGTCGAGGTAACCTTCTTAATAATTTACCACCAGTTTCAAAACCAAATGGATTCCACCAACTCCTTTTCTTCTTTGCTTTATCTGTCTTCTTAGATCCAATACCAAAGGCACCCTCTGGCATTGTGTCTCCATATCTTTCGTTGTCTGACTCTACACCTTTATATTCTTCCTCAGGTACAAAAGGTTTTGTCTTATAGGAAGATCCAAAATCTATACCCTCTAATGGGTTATGTTTCTTACCATGCTTTCTTTCATATGGACTTACATATTCTTTCTTCTTCTTTTTAGGAGTGATACTAAATGATCCTTCTGGGAATGTATCACCATACCTTTCGTTGTCTGTTTCTACACCTTTGTATTCACTTTCTGGAACGAAAGGAGTAAATTTATAGTCAAGGAAAGGATTTATATTTTTCTTTTGTATTGCATTGACCTGTCCAATAGGAGTTGTTACACCATCCTTTTTATAACCAATTATTCTACCGCGTCTATTCTTTATAGGAACTCCTCTACTATCACCCTCAACTTCCGAACCAGTAGTAGTTCCTGATGTACCAACAAGATTACCTTCACCATCAGTGCCATCACCTGCGACACCATCCATTTTCTTACCAGTTTCAACCTTACCTTGTCCTGCATCTCCTGCTTCTGGGAAGAATGATTTGTGTAGTAATGGGAATGTGTTACCAGTAAGGTTTGCCATCCAGAAGACGTTGGGTATTTCTTTACCCATCATCATGCCAAACGGACCAAGCATAGCCTTCATGGCTACCTTAGCACCTGCCCAGATCTTATTTCTAAATGGTGTTAACTTAGGGATCCATTTAGGAGGATCTTTAGGGAAGTCTGGTATCTTAAACTTAGGAATACCTTTATAGAATCTTGTCCATCCATTCTTTATCCAGCTCAACATCTTAGTGAACTGTCTGAACAGACCCATCATGTCATCTTTTAACTTCTGACCTGCTGCTTTCCAGCCACCACCTCTGAATCCAATGTATAATAACTCACCAACATATTCACCACCCATCATACCTATGAGTGATCCTATACCTGGTACTGGTATGAATGTACCTAATGCTCCACCGACAGCTGAACCCAGTGTTTTAAATATTACTTTGTCCCAAGAATCACCATTTAGTATAGAAAATACGGCTGTTAAAAGTGAACCAAAGATAGGTATTCTACCAAAGGTATTTTTAAATGCATTACTAAGAAGTTTTACATTATTTTTTCCAAGAAACTTTAAAGCACCACGACCAAACCCTCTGTTCAATCCTTTGCTTAAGATTTTACCTTTAGGTGCAGTAGTAGGTGAGAGACCTGATGTCTTAGGTGGCGGCTTAAATGCAGATGGATTTTTATTTGCTAATCTTTGTACTCTTTTAAGTGCTTGCTCTCTACTTAATCCGTTCTTAAGTGCGTCACGATATACTCTCTCACCATTCTTACCAAACTTTTTAAAGATAGGATTGTTACCTGTCTTTACTTTCTTACTAAAATCCTTGACTCTACTGTTAACTCTACTATTACTATTAGATGTGTTTTTATTGTTAGTCTTAGATTGTCTGTTTGGATTATAAAAATCCAGATTCAACATACGAAGGATAGAATCCATCAATCCAAATGGATTTAACAACGCTTGTAGTCCTACTATCCCTAGTAGTAATGTTCCTAAACCTTTTAACCTACCCCAAAAACTATTGTTACCATCAACTAATGCAGAGAATCCATCTAGTATTTTGGTTACACTACCCTTTGCAAATCCATATAACTTCTTGACTACAAAACTTAATTTCTTTAAGAAGACTGCTATCTTTTTTATCTCTCCTGCATCTGACATCCATGTTAGGAGACCTTTTATAGCAAGTAGATTTACAAGACCTGCAACAAATTGCATTGCAGATAGTAATAGTCCCTGTACACCACCAAAGAGTGCCTTACCAAAACTTACAAGAGCACTCTCCTTTGGTTTCTTTATCTGTGATTTCTTTATCTTACCAATACCTTTCCCCTTTAAGGCATTCTGTCTTTCAAACTCGTCCTCATTTCTTTGATCCCTTTCACGTTGTAATCTACGACGCTCAGTTACCTCCCTCATCTTATCAACTTTGATAGATGCAAGAGATATCTCATGAAGATCTTTTACTACAACACCAATACTATTGACAGTCTTCCCAAGACGATTGACCGCTAAAAGATTAGTCCTAGGACCGTTAGAAGCAAGAGTCTTCTTACCACTTCCGCTAGGATTAACTAATTTGTAAGGGTCTATTTTTGGGTTAGCCACTTGCTTGTTGAGCTGCTTGTTGATCCTTCATTCGTTTCTCTTCTTCTCTTAAGAAGTCGATTAACATTGTGACATAGATTTCCTTCTCCCAAGGCATAAGGTTTTCAATGTGTTCTATATGCCATTTATGATGATGTATTAATGCAAAGTTAGTATCATAATACTGTCTCAGTGTATTATGGAGAAGGGCTATCCGAAAAAAGATGCTAGACCTTCTAGTGTAACTTCACTTTCAACTTTAGTGTTTGGGTTAGTAACCTTAAGTGTGTGAGTTAACTTAGGCATTGTCTCAAAGAATTGTTGAACATCTTTAAACTGAGCTGAACTCATTGAGTCTAAAAATTCTAACACTTCTTTATGAGGCATGTTCTTACAGTCATGTACTTCTTCTGGTGTGGTGACACTCTTCACACAACTTGCTGCCATCTCAAAGATTTGATCTACATCTTGTCCGTCATTAACGAAGTTTGCTTTAACAAATGTATCAAGACTTGGGTAGTCCATAGTAATTAAGATCTCATCTGATATCTTAATCTCTCTGCTATGACCTTTAGTCTTCTTAACTTTGATAGAATCAAGAGGGATCTTAACTTCTACCTGTGTTTCATTATCATCAGGGCAGGTCACACCTACATCTACACTCTCACCAACAGACTTGGTTCTGATCTGTAAGAATACAAATTCAATATCAAATGTTGGTAGTGCTTCTACATCTTTAATATCAGTGCAAGCTGCAATGATATCTTTGATAGCATTCACAATACTATCTTGGTTGCCAGTTTCAGTAGCAATTAATAGAACTTTCTCTTCTTTGACAAGGAATGGTCTATAGTTTACAACTCTACCGTCAGACGGTAGTTTCATTTTAAATTTTGGGGTTACTAAGGTCGGTAATGCCATAATAATTTCAATTCAGTACAATTATTTAGGGAGGTTCTAGAAGTTATATGTGATCCACTTAGATCTATCCTTTACTGTTCTAACAGATGCCTTTCTAGGATCGTGTTGATGATCACCAGGAATATGTGCTTCATGAGTTCCCCAGTCGGTATACGATGGAACATAGTATCTATATCGTTCAAAATAAAATCCTACAGTCAGTGTATTAACTCTTGACTCCATGTTATTCAACTGAGTTGAACCTAGATTAAATGGGAACACCTGTCTCAGTTCCCACATAGCAACGATACGATTTCGTTGTGGCATTCCAAGCCATCCCTGTCCAGTTCCACATTTCTTTACGTATGATGCCCACCTATCTTTATCAAAAATACTAAGTATATTTCCTCCTCCTCTCTCCCATTTGAATATCCTTACTACAGGTGCACAATAATTATCATAGAAATCTACATATTGATCTGCATCATTCCTTGTGAATGCCATCCATCTTTCAAAAAGTGTTCTTGTCTTATGGTTAGCTGGAACCTTGAATGTCATACTTACTTGACTGAAGTTAGTACCAGTAATATATCTGTGCGGTGAACCCATTGTAACTAATTGTCCAGTCGCCATCTGTTTACTAGGTAAACTTACGCTATCACAATAGTAATCTAATAAGAATGCCTCATCATTATTACTTAAAGACCAACCTGGTTGACTACCAAACATGGAGGGTGTAAGAAAATGCACCGAGTACATGTTAGTGTAACTAGGATTGTTCTGTAGTTTTCTAGAGAACGCAAGGAACTCTTGGAAAGAACTATCTCTAGCATCTTGTTGATTAGGAACTGATCCTCCAAACAAATTATACTTGGAGTTAAATGCTGCAGCATAATCTTGCAGTGTCTGATCAAATGCAGGACCTATTGAGTTGAATAAGTTTGAAGTAACTGATGATATTAATTTACCAAACATTATACTTTAAGCTCCTTTTCTGTGATTAACATGAACTCCCATCCACGATCTTTACAATATTCTTTAGCTGCTTCCCACTTTGCTTGATTGATAGCATAGGTAACAACCTCTGTGATATATGCTTTAGTTTGTTTCTTTTGTTTCTTAGGTTGTTTAGTCTGTCTTAGAGGTTTAACCTCAACCATATACTTCTTGCGTCCTATTTTTACATAGAAATCAGGAAAGTATCTGTGCCGACGACCATCAGCAGGAGAGATGTATGGAATAACTATCTCTTCACTACCCCATTCAGTAACAGAAGATGACCTATCACACCAAACCATGAACTTATACTCCCACGAAGACCTATAAATAATGTTATGATAATCACCTTTGTACTTTCGTGGAAAGGTAGGACGGTATTTTCCTTGATACCTCATAAATAATACATGTATCAAAGACTATTTAGGTAGAAAGTTGGCTGTTTACAGATATCCATATAGATTACCCGCTACAAGATCACAATCTGGTGGTAAGGCAGCTGATATGCCTACTGATGCTACTGATTATCTGATGATAAGACGTGAGAGATATAAGTACGATGACCAATCAGTCCCTGCTTTCTATGACAGGCGTACACCAGGTAATCAACAAACTATAATTGCACACCCTGACAGGTGTTACATTGCTATACCTCCACAAATTACTACACAATATGCACCTGCATATAGGAGAGCAGACGTTGGTGTGTCTGGTGTTGCAGCAATGGGACTACTAGGTGATGGTAAAGACTTTACTGCAATGGCAGGAACATTACAAGATGCTGCAGCTGCTGCACTACCTGAGTTCTCTACTGGTGCTATCCTTTCTATGATCAATGGATTCAACCAGTTCATAGGTTTACAAGGTCAGTTAGATATTAATACTATACAATCACTACAGAGTGGTAAGATATTCAACCCATATAGTGAACAGATATTCCAAGGTATGAGTTTTAGAACTCATAACTTTGCTTTTAAATTCTTAGCACGAAATGCTAGAGAGTCACAAGAAATTAAAAGTATCATAGATTATATTAAGATAGGTTCTGTCCCTAAGATAGCAGCAGGTGATTACAATAAGAAATTTATCAACAAGAACAAGAAGTTCTCAGCGTATGGTAAGGATAAAGAAAGAGATAAAATGACCTTCGATCAGGACTGGTTTAAGACAGATGCTTTCAGTGGTGATTCTGGATACGCATATCAAAATAGATTCTTCGAGGTTCCAGATAGATATCAGTTAAGGTTTGTTCGTTTCGGAACTAACGTTAGTGATCTTGGTAAACTTGAACCTTCACAACGAAGAGATCTAATGTTTAAAATTTATCCTTCTGTTTGTACAGGTATCAATGTAAACTATACACCAGACAATCAATACGTAGCACTTAAAAATCCAACAGAAGAAACTACTGATGTCCCTGCGATAGTTATGACTATAACATTCACAGAGACTAGGTTACTCACACAGCAAGACGTTGCAGCAGGTTACTAATGGCATTCTTTTCTTATCTCCCAAATGTATATGTAGGTGAAGGCATCAAAGATGATGAGGACTTCAAGTATCGCCTTGTCAAAAATATATTCCGAAGAGCAAAGACTAGAGCAGACTTAGATCAGTATGTAACTTTACTCGAAGCATATGAGGTAGGAGAAGATGAGTCTCCTGCTAATGTAGCACTAGCATTTTTTAATGATCCATTCTTAGACTGGATGATCTTAATGGTTAATAATATTACTGATGTATATGAACAGTGGCCAAAGAACATCAATGATCTACAAGAATATACAAGAAGAAAGTATAATAATCCAGATGCTGTTCACCATTACGAGACAGTCAGAGCAGAATTTAATGGAGAGACATTCTTAGAGCAAGGTATACAAGTTAATGACACATGGAGAACTGTATTACCAGACGGTACTACACTAGGAGAAACTCAATCAATCTATCCAGTGACAAACTATGAGTATGAAGACTATCTAAATGAACAGAAACGTATCATAAAATTACCTACACCACCTGTAATAGAACTAATACTAGCAGAGTTTGAAGATGTAATTGCTTATGAACCTCACTCAGAACTAGATCAGAAAGGTAATAAGAAGAGTGTATTAAATATGTCATCTCGTTTCCTTAATACTGCAGGTATTTCTGCTGCTAGTAAGTCTAGAGATGAGGGTATAGGTTATGTTACATCATATGATAACGGACCTGGTAGTGCCACAGTCCAGGTAGGAGCCGCACAGACTACAACAGAAACTACTGCTCCAGTAGTGTCAGTAACACCAGACGCTGGTACAAGTAATACTACAGTAGCAGGAACCGCTACTGCTACAGAGTCATCAACAACTTCAACTACAACTTCTTCTAGTTCAACTTCTAGTTCTTCTAGTTCAAGTAGTTCTAGTTCAAGTAGTAGTAGCAGTAGCAGTAGTAGTTCTGGATCCTCATCTTCTGGATCATCAGGAGGATACGGAGGAGGATACTAAAAAACCCTACACGCGAAAAATTCTGGCGAATTTTTTTTCGGGTATAGGGGAATTAAAAGATGGATTTCATAATGAACTCCTTACTAAGAACTGGATCTCCAAATAATTCTAACTGAATGTTATCAGCATCTACGAAGAGATCATCTTCCGCTTCCTTTCGACAATGCTGCCAGTAATATGTGTTATCTTCTCTTCGATATAGGTACGAAGTGTTGTGTGAATCAAGGGTGAACATTGCGACACATTTTTGTTTGTGTTGCCAACATGGATCGAGTGCTCTCTTTTCATACTCAGTCACGTTGTCTCCAGTCATCTGATCTGTCATTCTTAAACCAGTCTGCTATATCATCTGCACCATTAAAACCTTTCTTATGTTTTTTTGGATCTGAATCTCCGATGTCTAAAAATTTAAGACAAGATCCATCTTCATCTGTTGACATTCTTCTTGCCATACTCAGCATACCTCTTGCTGATGTATTTACTTTCGCTAATTTCTGTGCCCATATCATATCTTCTATACTTACTTCGGTTCCTGATGCAATGTCTTTGCAAATGCCTTCCAAACGAAGACGATATTGGGTAGATAACATAAACTAATACATGTG